CGGGTGGCGTTGAGGGTGGCGTCGCGGGTGGCGTTGCGGGTGGCGACGTCGGTGGCGGAGTAGGTGGCGTCGCGGGTGGCGTTGAGGGTGGCGGAGTAGGTGGCGTCGCGGGTGGCGTTGCGGGTGGCGTTGCGGGTGGCGGAGTAGGTGGCGTCGCGGGTGGCGTTGCGGGTGGCGTTGCGGGTGGCGTTGCGGGTGGCGGAGTAGGTGGCGTCGCGGGTGGCGGATTTGGAAGCACTGCCTCCGCGCCACTTCCAAATCGCGTCAGTAAAGCTCCCCGCAACCGCCATCACCAGCGGGCTCGGGACCACGATCACGTGCGGCTCGTCGAGATTGCTTGCGTAGTACAGGCCGCGGATCGCCTCGCCGATCGCCTGTTGGTCGATCGGCTCGGTGCGAAGGATGCGGCCGATCCAGAGCTTTGCGTGTTCGTCGAGCTTGATGCGCTCCTCGTCTGTGATGCCTCCGGCGGCGAAGTCGTGGCGGCGGATGATCTTGGGCGTCGTCATGTCAATTCTCCTTCACGGTCATCAGGGCTGCGCGCATGTCACGCTTCATCTCCTCACGCACACTCCTTGTCGCTGCGTCGACAATCTCGCGCGTAGCCTTTTCGATGGCGTCGCGGGTAGCGACGCGGGTGACGTCGTACACGGCAGAGGTTGCGTCGTCGGTTGCAGCCACTGTCAGTCCTCCACCCGGCGCCAGCCATCGGGCGTGTACTCTCGCTGCCGGCGGATCTCCCACACGACCTCGCCACCGTCTGCCAGTAGCTCGAGCGTCTCGTGGGTATCTGTCGAGCGACGGTGCTCGACAACGACCGGCGCTGACGCCACGAGGTACGCGACGAACGGATCCGGCGTGGTGTAGTAGGTGCCGCCGAGCGCCACGTGGTGATGGCCCGTCTCGCTGTGGGCCACGATGTGCTCGGGCGCATCCTTGCGAGTGGCGCCTGGCGGCAGCGCGGCGACGCGGCGGAACATGACGTCGCCCTGGAATGCCGGGGTGCCGTCGGGGGTGATGGTCTTGGTCACTGTTGTTCTCCGTTGGTGGTTAAATTACGAAGTCTTTGATTGAGCATTTTAAATTTCCTTATTTTTAATAGTTTCAAATATGTTCATGAATAGCAAGCAGTGTACCATCTGGCAAAAAAGTTGCTTCTACGATTTCGCCATCTGTTGGAAATTTCATTTGACTGCGCGGGTGATAAGATGTAGAGTGAAATGCAAATTGACTATTCTCTCTATCTTCAATAACACCCCAACCAGTTTCATTGTTAAACGAATTAACAACCCAAAGCTTTTTATTTTTGTTTTTCATACTAAGTTCAGCATTAAGTGTTTTTAGTTGTTCAACATTGTTTAGCAAGTTGTTAATCTGATCAACAGATAAAACAAATCTTGCACAGTACGGATTTGGATTATGAGTCACAAATTCAATGTCTGGATTAAAACTTGTAGCTTTATATCCAGTAAAAAGCTCTTCAACTTTGCTTCCCAATTCTATCCATGCATTTGCGTATACATCTTCATCATATGTCATTTCGCCACTTGGAAGCATTCTTTGTCTCATAACACACCAATGTTTTTTGCAAATTTTATATTTTGCATTATAAAATATAATACATTTTAAACAACAAAAACTGAGAGCTTATAAGAAAGCATTACAGTTTGCCGCGAGAATTTGTTTGAACAGTGCTCATAAACTCACTCTACGATTTCACCAGACACTGCTGGAGGTTCATCTCTTACAGTTATTGGTAGCTTTAATACAGACAGTGCAATATCTTTCCAAGCATCTGGTAAATCATCACGAATTGGTTCTAAACGATCACAATCATTTTTTGGAACAATTGAAAGCATTCTGCATGAACATTTTGGGCATTGATATCTAGAAAATTTTGGATCATCAGACCATCCGCAGTTCATACAAATTTCAATTACTTTAATCATTGATTTTCCAATTCTCTAACTTGACGTTCTGCGCGTTCAATTATCTGATTAATTTCACTGATCATATCAAGTCTATTTGGAATTTCTTCTAATGTTATATCATAATACATTCGAAGACTTTCAAATTTACTTTTTATCTGAACAATCTGAATTGGATAATCTTTTAATTTTTCCAATGCGGCGAAAACAATTACATTCCAAGATGCTGGAACGCTTGCTCCGCAATATACGTTATTGCATATTTTCGGATATAGTTCTTCTATTATCTCTTCAAAGCTTTTCATCTGTAAAATCCATTTAGATTGTCATATGTTTCAGAAAGAATAATCCATAATGAAATTTCAGATGTTGCAGAAATTTCTCCAATTTTGTTCTTTCTTAACATGTCATATGTGTCAAAGCCATAGTTTGCTTCAAACATTTTCATTGTTTGCTCAATGACATATCGTGCATCTTCTTTACATGCAAAACCAGCTGTAAAAATTGCATCATCAAAACTATCTTTTAATTCTTCAGATGTATACTTCTTTTTCATTTTTATGTCACCAATACTTTGACACGAAATGCGCAATTACATAAACAACAGTTGCTAAAAACAAAGTATACATGATAAGATATGCAGCGACAATTTTGTTCATAATTTCCTTTATTGATTAATTTTAACACATTAGATTAAACATAAACAAAAACGTTACGATTTTCTTATCGTAACGTTTTTGTCAAAAAACAATGTCTGCTTTTTACTTTTTTGTTTTCTTCTCAACTAATTCAAATTTAGCTTCATAAACATATTCTTTTAAATTTTGAAATTCAGCGACAAAAACATTATCGCCGTCATCTAAACAAAAATCACCAGATTTTACATCTTTTACAAAGTCTTGCATACTTTTGTATACTGAACAGTTATCCATGCAAGCATCATTAACACCTGGTTTATCTAAAAATACTATAATCATTTTGTACTCTTTCTTTTTTGTAAATTCATTTTATCTAAAAGATGCAATTTTATCAATTGCAAAAACTCTTTCTTTCATTTTTGCAATTTCTTTTTCAAGTTCACTTAGTGGCCAACAAATGAAATGAAGTGTTTCGCCATATGAGTTTTGTTCATCATCAACCCAAGCATTGTCTTCTGCTATTGAAAAGCCTAACCTAATTGCTTGTTCAATATATTCTGCAATTTGTTCTTTAAAACTAAAATCATCTAGTGCAAGTAAATCAGAAAGCTTTTCAAAATCTGTCATTTTATTCCTTTGCGCAAATCTTTTCTTTTTTTTCGTTTCTTTTGCTTGGCTTCGTATCTTTTAAATTCTCTTAACTCACGTCTTGTTTTTGGAATTTTTATTTCTATGAAAAATTCAGTAATAGCAGAACAGCTTGCATCATGCACATGATAACCAAACAAAGGAATTACTCTGCTCATTACAAATCTTTATTTCTTTCTTTAATTTCTTTAATTTTCTGTTCAGCTCTACAACCAGCACAATTAGACGTACATCCAGGCAAATAATAAGATTTTGTATGGCCTTCTCTGCTAATCACAGAAAAATAAGCTAATTGGCATTTATCTCTATTAAGGCAATCATGTAAATTACAAACAAAACATTTATTTTTTTGATCGATTTTTGAAAATTCTGATATTAGATTGTTTGCAGCTAATATCATGTCATGCAATGAATACGCATCACTGTGCGCAACATTTCTTAATCTTATAATGTGTTCTTTAATTGCATTCCAGTTTTTTGCATCTTCAACTACGTTGCTCATTTTTTTCCAATAAAGGCTTTAGCTAAAAACTTCAAAGAATTGCTGGAACATCATCATCACCATCATCATATTGACTACCATCAAAATGATCAGCTATTCTGTATGCAACACCTGCACCCAACATGTAAACAGCAAGTACAACAATAACAGAAATCATTTTACGCCGCCATGTTCAGCATGAGCTGCTTCACCTATAAGCAATTCAGCAAGAGCTACAGCTTCATCTGGTGTTAAGTGAATTACTTGCCCACTTGACGGTCTGCTAAAAGAAACATATGGTGTAGAGTGACTCAAATATGATTTGTCTCTTGATGGATGACCACAAATATAAAACCCACAAGAAAGTTTTGCAATATGCTCTTTTACCATAATTTAAATTTCTCCGCGCATTTTTCTTTGTGTAAAACCATCATAGTTTCTTAAACACAATTCTTTACTTGTTACTTCAATTGCTCCAAGTTTTACTGCAAGAGCTCTTTTTGATGGAGTTATATCATAGTGATGAGCTGTTGCTTTTGGCCTTTCTTGCGACCACTGTCTTTTTAAACCAAGTTTATCTGCAAACTCATAAAGTTCTTCTGCTGAGATATCTGATACCATGTGACTAAATTTTTTATATCTTATTGTCGTATTGTATTCAGTTATTTTGTCTATTAAAATCATAGAGATTAATCAATCATAGACATTTTTGGCAAATTAGAATTCAATTTCTTTTTTGAAAACAAAAATCTAACTTTCATTCCGATTGTAAATGATTTTTTGGCGCAATAAAAAACTAAAAACATAATTGCAGATATTGGCCAAATTATAGATGAAAAAATTAAAAGCTCATTGTCATCTTCAGTATAGTCATCTGATTTTAACAAACTATAAATGAGCCCGCAAAACATTGCATATAGTGCAATTAAAGATAAAATATAAGCTATTGTGTACATCAACAATCTCCAAAAATATCAATAAGCGATTCTAAAAACATTTTCATATCATCATGTGATATAAAAGTTTCATATGCATATTGATTATCGTCACTGTATATTCTTGTACCATAAACCGGTAAACTACCAATTTTGTCTTTAATTCTCTTTCTTTCTATTGCAATCGCAGAATTGATAATATTTTTTATTTCTTCTTCTGTCATTACGTGGAGTTGGAGGGGCTCGAACCCTCGACCCTTGGCTTGCAAAGCCAATGCTCTCCCAGCTGAGCTACAACCCCTTAAACTTTTTGCGGAAGGCATGGGACTCGAACCCATAACGCTTTTTTACGACGCACTTGTTTAGCAAACAAGCCCCTCATCCATGCCGGATACCTTCCAATTATAACACGTTATAAATTACCTTATTACTCAGCGATTCCACGCAACACTTCTTTTGTTGATTGCGAAACAGTTATTTTAGCAAGTCTATATGTGTTATATTTTCCGTCATTTGCTAAAAATTTTTCAACTAAATCAAAACAACTTATTGCTGCTTCTTTACTAAGAAAGCCATAAATTCCATAAAGCTGCCAACAAGCTCCGCTGGCTATTTGCTCCCATTTTTCTGGATAAAGCCGTTTAGAGTATCCATCACCTGAACATGGTAAATCAAAGCTGCTCCATTGCTCTCCAACTTGGCGTTGCCATTGATAAATCTCTACATTATCACAATCTTTACGAAGAAAGCTCATTTGCAATCCTTAAATCTATTTTCGTGTGGTATAAAAATACAAAATTTAACTTTTCTATTATCTTCATCACAAACAATTGATAAGCTTTCATTGATCTCAGCATATGCAATTGCTTTCACTTTGTTTTTTTTATATTCACTTTCAGTAATAAATTTTGGAATCAAATTATTGTTTTCAATAACACTGAAAATAAATTTGTGTCTATTATGTGCTTCAGTTAAGGCTTTTACTTCATTTTCTAAAAGAAGAATTTTTACTTCATTTTCTAAAAGAAGAATTTTTGCTTCTTTTTCTAAAAGCTCTTGTTCAAGTTTTGAAATTTGCAATTCAAATTCATCAATAAATGAATACGAGCCAGCAGTCTTTTTTTCTCTAAAAACTATCGCATATTCAAATTCAGTGTCATCAAAATCATAAGAAACATTAAGAAAAATTGAATCAATTTCTATTTCATCAGCAAAATCATCAATTTGTTTTTGTGTTACATACACGTAAGAATGCATACGTGATTTATTATTCTTGCTTTCTTTTGTTCTATCTTTAAGATAGCAATTGTCGCAAGGTGCAACTGAAACCAGCAACAATACACCTTTTCCAGGTGCTCCACAAGAAGGGTAATCAAACATATTACATTACTCCAAATTTATTCGTTCGGGAGCAAGGACTCGAACCCTGATAGTTTGATCCAAAGTCAAACGTCCTGCCATTGAACGACTCCCGAGTATTCGTTAATTATACTTTATTAAGTTATTCTTAAGTCCGGGATATGTTTGGTCTGCCCACGGATAATCTTTTGACCATGTCGGTACAGACAAATACCACCATTTTTCTTTAAACAAATCAAGCTGTACCATTGCAAATTTCCTCTAGTTTTGCTGGACAATTCATGTCATGAACACTTGGCCTATAGACAACTACTTCATCCCATTCATTGATTAAATTAATGCTGCCAAAACCATCAGCTCGCAATCTAATTCCAGATTCAGATACTATATCATGACTTCCGTCTTGGAACTTTGCTACTGAGAAAAAATCAGATACTTTATTTTTCTTACAACATTCATGCATTATTAAATCCGTAATAATTTTTTCTAGTCCCATAACTCGACTTTTAGAGTTATCAACGCATTCTCTTAAAAGAAGAGTAGAAGAGCCGTCAACTTGTCTAGCTGTTTCAGCACTCATTAAACAAATTAAGTCATCTTCTAAATTCAATTTAGAACAATGAAAACTATTCAATAGTTTTAATATCTCTTCTTTATTGATCATTTTCTTATTCAAAATAAGCTGCACATTCCAAATCAGAGAGTTTTAGTTGTACATTAACCCATGAACTGTTATTGAAGAATTGAGTGACAACATTTAAATTGTCATCAACAATCATTCTCATTTTTTCAAGGAATTTATTTTCCCAGTAAATCAGACTGTTTGAAAATTTCGTATACATCATTAGTGTATTTACAGTTGTTTTGAACAAATTTGACGAATTTTTACTCTCAGTTTCAATTTCATCTGCATGGTCAATAGAGATTGAATCTTTGTCCAAGCTCAATCTAAATGGAATAATTCTTCCATAACCTTTGCCTGAATCAAGCGTTTTTATCCAAGGGTTGACAATATACTTTCTGCTGAAAGAATTGCCGTGAAAACATTTAATACTTTCGTCAAAAATGTCTTTAATACTGTCAATTGTTTTTAACTCAAAACGAGTCAACAAACCAGTATCATATTCTTTTATCTCAGGAAAAGTATTTGTATGACCAAGAACAGCTGCTGGCCCCCTATCATATGCAAAATAACTAAGTCCAGTTGCTGTACGTCCTAACCTTCTGTAGACTTCAATATCGATAATGTACAAGTACCAGCTCAATCTTTCATCTGGTAAAAAATTTGTTTTGCTTTTAAGAATTGAAACAATGTGAGGTAGTTTATTATCTGAAATAAGCATACAGTCTCACTTTTTTAGTTGTTTTCAAAAAACAAAGCTTTAATTGAAAAAATTAAGACAAGAATAATAAAATACAGAAAGAAAAATGGACTGAAAGAAAAAAGAATTATGTGACCAAAAACTGTAAAAATATTTTTATGATATGCAGTGAAAATAGCTGTATAAAGGAATGCATAGAAGAATATCCACAGAAATATAATAGAGATTATCATTTTTATTCTTCTTTGTAAATATACTGTATTTTTGTTTTACCACAATAAAAGCACTGCAGTTCTACAAATTCATCTTCAACAATTGCTGAAAATTGAAAATCGTGTCTCAGTTTACAAAGCTGCTCACGAAAGAAAAATTTAATATGTGCTCTTACTTTGTTCAGCATAATATAAAATATTACAGTATGATTGTTTCTAGTAAAATACCATGACAAGACGTTGGTATTTTGTCTTTTGTATTTTCATCTTTTACATAGACAGCTATGCTATTGTTTACAATATCACCATAGCCTAAAATACCATCGATGCATTTTAGATATGAAATTACTTTTTCTTTGTAACTCATAAATATATTATATGACATCGTGGTACACTCCATTTAAGCACATGTATGAAGGCATTGGTGCCGCGGGAAGCGGCCCAGGATCTAGTGAAGAATACACTAGAGAGTGGAGAGCTTTCGTTCAAGAATTTATATCAAAAAATACAGTGATGACAATCGTAGATTGGGGATGCGGCGATTGGACACATTCAAAGCTTATAGATTGGAACAATGCAAAATATTTTGGAATTGACATTGTCCCATCATTAATAGAAAGTCTGAATCAGCAATTTGCTGATGAAAATACATCGTTTCATCTTTTTGATCCAGACATCATATCATCAAGAAGTCTTATATCAATAGTTTGCCAGAATGTTGATGTCATTATCTGCAAAGACGTAATTCAACATTTGCCAAATGATGTTTCAATAGAACTGTTAAAAACATTCATTGATTCATGCAAGTTTTTAATCTTGGTAAATGACATTAAAGGAAACCCAAACGTTGATACACACATTGGTGGTTGTAGACATGTCGACCCACGTTTACCACCGATCAGCATAACATCAGATGATCCAGAAATTATGCTTGGCGGCGGAGAAAAAGCAGTCTTTGTTATAAAAGGTAACAAGTAATTAAAATACTTTTTCTGGTGTTTGTTTGCTACAAAACCATTCACCTTCAGGATTTTCTTTTACAATTCCGCCACTGTTTCTACAATCTCTTTTATCTTCAGATATTCTCCATCCGTGAAGCATAAGAAGTGATAATCCTACAACTATCATTACAGCAATTGTAGCAATTAATGCGACAAGCATTTTCTCAGTATAATACATTTTTTATTCCTTTACTTAGTCATTTGATACAAATCTCTAAAACCGTTTAAAATGTACAAAAGTCCGCAGCACAAAAAATAGAATACAGTAAGCGGCCAAAAAAGAGATCCAGCAAAGACAACAGATGCAACAGCATTTTGTGTGAACTTTCTTTGATTGAATAAAAAGAAGTATCCCATTAAAGCACAAGCCGTCAACATTGTAAACATCATGTATAAAAAAGATAAATCAAAATTACTCATAACTTTTCTCTTGCTCCCGCGAAATAATGACCATTTCCATTATGGTGTACAACGACTTCTTCATTGTCATATAAAACAGTGATTGATTTTTCGATAGCAGCAAAAATCTGTTGGTATGCTTCATCTCTAACTGGTGGTGGAAATTCATTCAACGGTATCCATGATATTCCATCATACCAAGATGCTATGCGCCCGTTAGAAATTATTTGATTAATTTCTTCTTTTACAATATCTTTAAGTCTAATCTGCGCATAGCAAACAGAACATTCACTTGCATGTGAAATGCATTCTGCTGTTTTTCTCTTTGAACAGTCAGTCATATTCAGTTCCATAATTGTATTCATCTTCAATCTCATCCAAGCTTTTTTCTAACTTTTCATAGAAGTCATTTTCTATAATCCACCAACCACAAGCTGTATTGTCGTTATTTTCAACACTCTCTAATGTAAACAATTCTTCGGCGTAACACCCTTCTGGAACAAAAGGTTTTACATTCAATTCATAATCTTCTTTTACAGACAGTAATTCGTTACGATTAATTCTTTGGTAAAGATCAAACATGTTGGTCTTTTTCTATTAAAGAGATTGCAAAAATTATAATATTAGCAACTGCTAACAATAAACCCATCACTACGTCTCTTGCAAGTTCAATCATACAAAACTCAAAGCAAACAGCGCACATTCATGAGAAAACTTTTCCTGATAATCCATCAGGTCTTCATGGCAAATTTTCTTTTCAATTGCTTCAATGTCTGAGTGAGTAATGAGCGGTTTGGCGTAATGCTCAAAGACTTTATTGCAGACGAATGTCATTGCAATAATTTCCATATTTTCATTGATAGCTTCTGGAGAAGATTCTCTTAGCAATGAAATTGCCTCTAAACGCTTTTTCATTGCGAACGAAATGATTTTTTTATTCGCAAGGTTCACTACAGAACTTGCACAATTTGGACACAAGTCTAAACAAACACGCTCACCCCAATAAGGGATTTCATTTACAGTTTCAGACTGTTTCCCAATCCATGCACATTTTACACAACAAAGATTATTCATTTTGCGCTCTTTTCATTAAAAAAAAGAAACCACAAACAGTGAAATAATAGCAGCCCGCATACTATCTCACTGTTTGTGGTTTGAAAAATTAAACAATAACAACCATATGATATACATCATACAACATTATTATTTACGTGAAAATGAGCGTAAATTGTTACATCAGCGATTTTCGATAATCTTCAGAACAAGATTGTATTTTCCGCCAGATATCTTAGACGCATTTACAATCTTTAAACACTTAGAAGCATAGTTTCTAAGTTTATCAGTCGATTGACCCAAAAGCTCATCAAACGACATTGCATGGATTTTTCTAAACTGCTTTGCAATTTTTCTAGCGGGCTGAGTTTGCTTTTTGTCTTCAACTTTGTAAACGCCGTGTAATGTACTGTTTGCTTCTCTACTAACTTGGCAAAAGTCATCGTCGAGGTCGTCATCAAAGTCGTCATCATAATACTCATCTTCTTCAACGTCAACGTCTTCGTAGCTGTCAAAATAATGAGACGGAAGAACTTCAGAGTAAATCCCAACAACTTTGTATTTGCATACTCTCATCTTTTGGTGAGAGTAATCATTCGGTACGCTTACAACAAATTCTGGATCTACTTCACAGATAAGCATTTTTTTATTGCCTGAACCGAATGAACTTGCATACTCAAGTGAACCCACATGGAAACCAAAATGGCATGGAGTGTTCGGATCATCAGAAACGAGATTTCTTTCCATCTCGTGAACAGAGCCAACAGTATTTAAAACAGTGCCAGAGTGGTGATCTAAAAAGTCACCACGTACAGACTTATACGCAAGAATATTTCCATCTTTGTTCACTGGAATTCCAGCATGACTCATAAACGGAAAAAGCTGTTCAACTGATCTAGAAGATGGATTGCGCATCAACTTTTTCCAGAAATTTAAAAATGGCTCTGGCGACTGACCATTTCTTGCTGCTTCAATTATCTTATCAGATAAAGATTGCGGCAGCTCACGGTTTTTCATGAAAACTTTGCCGCTGACAAGCTTAAACTCGCCACTGCTCCAAGACGACATGAACGCATCACTTTCCAATGACTGTTCAATTATTGCATCATCATTTAGCAGCAATGCACTTCTAAGCACAGAAAAGTTTAAATCATTCGGTGTAAAGCATAACATTTTACCATTGTGAAAAATTGTAATAGAATCGTTTGTTATTGTATAGACATATTGAGGCATTTAAATCTTCTTTCTCTTAAATTTTTTCAAGCTGTTAGTTTGTCTGTTAAATTATTAAGTCGCTGTTCTAAAAGTTGTTCGTTATGCTTATCGATTATTTTAACATAATCTACATATTCACAACGATGTTCACCAATTAGCGCATACATGTTTTTAAACAATAAAGGATACTTGCTATTGATTTGATCAATTTCAGAATGGTTGTCAGTTAATATCAATTTATAGTTTTCATTATAATTCAATATTTTTCTAAATGTTTTTTTTACATTTTGTGAACTGTACTCTTTGTTGATCACTGTAACTGAATCAATATATTTTTCACAAAAACGAGATAAAATATGGTCAGCACCCAACGCACACTTTACTGATTCAAAAGCAGTCTTTGAAAATAAATTAACACCGTAGTCTGTAGCTGCTTGATCATTTGCAAATTCACTAATCTTAAGAATACTGTTGTAACTACTATTTGACAGTAATTCATCAACAAAAGTTTTCAGCCAAACTTCGTATCTAATACCCACTCTTTTTGTGCTATTTCCTATGTGATCTTTTTTAATTTTGTATCCAAATATTCTTGGAGCTTTCTTCCCAATCTTGTCACAAATGGCTCTAACTGTTAAAATAGTTTCTTCTAAGATAGAGTCTTGCGTTTCGAAATTACAAATTTCGACATACACATCATTTTTTGTAATACTTCTATCAGAAAGCTCCCAATTATTTGATCTAACTGTAGTTTCAACAAATTTAATATTTTCTTTCAAAGAAAATTCTTTTTTGCCAGCAAGAACTGATTTTTCTTTCTTTTCTGGCAAAAGGCTTTCATCAATTTTAAGAGATGATGTAAAAACTATTTCTATGCCCTCAGCTTTGTTTATTTCAACATGACTGAGAATATCTTTGTAAACGCTAAGATATTCTGATTTGTTTATTGGCGTTGCAATATATGTTATATTATCTTTGAAATTGTGAGTGTAAAATTTCAAAGCTTTTTTAGAATCATGTATTACAATTTTTGTATCTTTATGAACATTAATTGAATTGGTTTTATAGCTGTGTACAATAGAATCTCTTCTTCTTCTTGAAGAATATGAATACTCTGCAAATGAGTATCCAACACTTTTACCGTTAAAAAGGTCATTTGGGAATAATTTGACATGAGAATCTAAAAAAGATTTATCCATGTTTTTATCAACAATTGAAAAACTAAAACCGGAATTTTTCAATGAAGATGCGAACACTCTTTTTTCCCAATTTGTCTTTGCTTTTGAATTAATCAATTCATCGACAAATTTTGAATACTGTGAATGCAACTCGCAAAATTTGTCGATGATTGCATTTTTAGTTTTGTCATTATATTCTAAATCTTCTCTTGAAGCATTAAAGTTAATGTCACCAATTTCAAACTTTAAATAACCAGAAGAGTAACCAACAAAATCTGGAAATTTAACATTTGATTTGTTTATCCTGTATGGAATAGAACCCATCAGGGCATACCATTCTTCAGAAGAATTATAGTTATAACTATGATTTACTGCTTTATACGTTTTATCATTTACAATACCAGCAGGAAGATCTGCTAATATATTTTTTTCTCGAAAAGAAATGTTACCAATGTTAAAATTGGGTTTAGTCATTACAGTAGAAAAGAACAAAACAATCTTGTCATAAAATTGTTTAACATCATGCTTTTTTACTGGAATTTTAATTTCTAAACCAGTTTCATTTTTATCTTCTAAATCTGATTCGTTTAGAAGTGCAATTGTTCCATGTTGAGATTCATCAATGAAAGCAGAATACGTTCTAATCTTTCCTTGATTTTTTGAAATTACAATAAAAGAATCTGAATAACAAAATGCTGATTTTGAACCAATGCCAAGCATTCCCACGTAGTCATCTGAGTCTCTCTTGGTGCTTGCTCCATACTGAGTGTATATCATTACAACTTCATTATGCGAGAGCCCTGGCCCACAATCTGTCACACTAAAATACAATTCTGAGTCAGTTGGAATGTGAATAGTAATTGGTTCATTTTCTTTTCCAACTGACTTATTCGCATCAAATGCATTGGCTGAATACTCTCTGATAACAGCCATGATCTTGTCTGAATAAATTGTATTGCGCAAAATATTAATGATATGTGCTGAATTCTCAGCAGAGATACCAAACTTTGTTGCATCAATAGCACCACCCAGCGCAGAATTATTCTTTTGATTTTGTGGTATCATTTCTTTCTTTCTTTCTTGTTATAAAGAAGTGGGTATACTGGGATTCGAACCCAGATCCAACGCTTGTCGAAAGCGTTAAATGTATTGTGATCTCAAACCGTCGAATGAGAAATTTAATACACCTGTTAAACACATTCTGCAGAAGCATTTAACAAAGCATTAAGCCACATGCTTCATACCCGAAGCGTGCAATGCACGCATTACAATCAAGCTTTCTTCAAAACAGCAGTACCTTCAGTGAGTTGTCTAGTGTAAGATGTAGACTGAATAAACACAGAGAATTCTCCAAGGTTACCAGGTGTAAGCTTAATATCACCCTTTGTGTTTGAAATGTTTAGAAGGCTCTTTGCAGAATCCCACCCTTCATAAAACTTACCAGTCTTTTTATCTTGAACAATAATCTTCTTATACGGTTGGACAGTTTCCTTTTTCGTCAACTGATAGTATAAAGATCCTTTCTCAAAACTCTTCCAATTCTTTTTCGCAAAATTTCTAATTTCACGATCTTTCCTTGAAAGATTGTCTGGCACTCTAACAACTTCAACACTCTTTGTAACATCATTCAAATTTGTTGCAAGATTCTTAGCAACTGAATTTGCATTCTTATTGCCTAGGTCGACATAGAAATTATTACTACTCATTACACCAGCAGATCTAGATGTAGTGTATGAGCTAGCAGATAATGTTGCTGCTTTCGCATAACTCTGTACACCGTCGAACGTTTGTTCCCACGCTCTAACATTACCGTGCGGAATTCCAAGATTCTGGACATCTGTAACGCTTTGCACCGGACAGTTTGCAACAATTGTCATACGACCACTTAAAGAAATATTTTTAATCTTTTCCTTAATAGAAAAGTGAGTTTCAACCCTAGATTGATTCTCTTGACCGTCTGTAATGACAACAATAAGGTAAGCCAAATCCTTATTCGTCATCAAGCCAAGTGCAGCTGTATCTAAAGCTACTCCCATTGCATCGTATAGCGCAGTCATACCACATGTATATGACGACGGAATTTTAAAGTTTTTTACATCTGAAAAGCCACTAAATTTTTCAACGGTACTACCGAAGAATATTGTACCCACATTATATTTTGTATTTAGCGGAGCATTTCTCATTACTTCAAGTTGAGATTCAATTGCATTATTCATTGGCGTCTGTAGTCCACACATTGAATCACTCTTGTCGACTACGAAGATTACGTTTGTAACCATCGTTTCAGTTGAATCATCAACTAAGAAAAGCAGATGACCTTTTTCATCCTTTTCTGTTTTAACTTTTCCAGATGCTGCCCACTTCCTTGCCGTATCTGGGTGTATGTTTTTTAACTTCACAAACTCACCAGTTTTTAATTTCTTCATATGTTCGATTATTATAATTCACTTTTTTTACATTAAAAATGTACATTAATTTGTTAGTGTCTCTTGCCAGTAACATAAAAACTCCATCCTTTTGAGTTAGTCATTTTTATAATGCGACCAGCGTATCTCCAAGCTTTTCCTTTAAATGTAGTCGCTTTTCCACCGCCAGCATAACCAGTAATTGCGCAACGAATATTATCTACACCATGACCATTGTCTTCGCAATATTTAAACCACTCATGTAGGTGTAATGATGCACCTTTATATTGCGCGCGCACGTCATAAACAATTTTCTTACAGCTTTTAACCGTAGTCGCTTTTAATTGCGTTGAGCCACAAAAGTATGGACCGTGTAGGGTATGAATTTTGTTTATGTTGCTGTTTACTCTTTTGTTAGTGACATTGTCTACACCATTTACAGATTCATGCAAATATCTAGATTCCTGATCAGCTTGCGCGAGCAACTGAAATGCTTTAACTTTTTCTGTCTCTGCTTCCATTGCATATGACACATGATTCAATGGTGCACCACTCATATATGAGAGCACAACAAGTTTAATTATATAAGGATGCATTTTGCAATAATAATACAACACAATTATACATTGTAAGAGTGCAACAGTGTTACATTGTTTTCATTTTACACTTGTATTAAAATATTAAAAATGGATGAAAATACAAATATCGAAAACATGCTAGCGCAACAAATTATTGTTTTTCTCGGAGATTATGACGAAGAGACAATAATAAAAACAATTACAATATTGGCATCAGCACTTATTGTAACAAATACAGTTACTCATGAAGAACTTTCTGAATCAATACGACAAACAGTCTTAACGTACAAAGAAAAAAATTGATGACAAATAAAACGTGGCGAGAGTTTTTTCCATTAAAGCAACCGAGAAAAGAGCAGGAGTATATTCTTGATAGAATTGTAGAAAAAATCAATTCTGGAGAAAAAACTTTTATTCTTGAAGCTGGCACTGGAGTAGGAAAATCTGCGATTGCTGTTTGTTTGGCAAACTACATAACAGCTACAATAACAGGTTTTGACAAGTACAAAAAAGGTGCATACATTCTCACTTCTCAGAAAATTTTGCAAGATCAGTATTTAAGAGATTACAAATCTGCTTGTGATATTAGATCTTCTTCAAATTTTTCTTGTCACAGTGGGCCAGGAGAAACTTGCGGTCAAACTATAAGATACAACATTTATTCCAATAAAAAAGAAAAAGATCAGCAAAAAACTTGTCCTAATTGCCCATACAGAAATGCAAAAGACAATTTTATATCCGCACCGCTTGGAATTACAAACTATTCTTATTTCATGTCAGAAACTGTTTATGCTGGCGAAATTGAACCAAGAAAACTTCTTGTTTTAGATGAAGCACATAACATAGAATCTGAAATGAGAAGATGGTCAACTGTAGAAATTGATGAAGAAACAGTTAACAATGTTGGTTGCGAATTTCCATTCAATTCTTCTAGAAATGACATAATTGACTGGCTTACTGAGGTTTATAAACCTACATTAGTGTCACATGTTCTTAGCTTATCAGACAGACTTGAGTCACTTGAATCAAAAGGAATCAAAAAAGGTATTTCATCTTTAATCGATGAGCTTGACAAAATGGATAAGCACATGTGTGCTGTCAATAGAATATTTGATGATGAAATGAAAATTGATCGTGATATGTTAATGGATTGGTCTGAACAGCAAAACGGCAGAAGAAAGTTACAAATTCAGCCGTTAGAGTCTGGAAAAATAGCGAAAGACATGCTATACACACTCGGTGAATATAATTTGCTGATGTCAGCTACAATTTTGTCAAGTTCAATTTTCAAGAAAAGTGTTGGAATTGACAATTGCGAGTTTGTTTCACAACCGACTCCATTTCCGCCAAAGAATTTTGGTCTTGTTTATAAACCTGTCGGAAAGATGTCTAAGGCATTTATTTCAAAAACTATGCCTAAAATGATAAACGCAGTAAAAGAAATTTTGAAAAAGCACCCTCTAGAGAAGGGAATAATACACTGCGCGAATTATGATATTACTAAAGCGATAGCTTCTATAAATGATAGAAGACTATTAATACAAACGACTGCGAAAGACAGAGAAGATATTCTAAAAAGGCATAGAGAAGGCGTTGGCCCGACTGTTATAGTTTCTCCATCGATGATGGAAGGACTGGATCTAGAAGGTGATTTGGGCAGGTTTCAAATTATTTGTAAGATACCATTTCCAAATATGGGTGATCCAGTTGTTGAAGCAAGAAATAAACAGGGCGATTCATGGTATGCGTGGTATACTTCTAAATCACTAATTCAGTCTGTCGGCAGATGTGTAAGAAGTATAACAGACACTACGAATACTTACATATTAGATGAAAGTTTCGGAGTATTTTTCGAAAAGTGGGGTCAAATGTTTCCTCCATACTTTGGAGAATTAGAAATAGATATCTGATTAATAAATACATGCATGACAGGTAAAGACGCAGAAGTTTATATACAGTTGTTTTATAAGTGGGCAGAAAAAAGAAAAAACGATAAAATTTCAAGGATTCTTGTCGTTAATCCAGATCCTATGCAAGAATCTGTTATGAAAGCAGTTTTCCCAGGATCTAACGTTGTTTCTTTATCATATCCAACTGTTAATTTAGATACAGGTGATTTGCATGGAAACTATGACATAGTTTTTATTTCAAACACATTAATGTGTTCAGGTGATCCAGGAAAGTGGATTATGAATGCATTAAATTGTTCACGTGAAGTCTGGATACAAGAACTTGTTAGAGCATGGAGAGAAAGTAATTCTGAATTATCGCCGTTAACTGGTGATATATGCAGATTCACTTTTCCAAAAAGAAATGAAATTTCTAGAGTAGATGGATATGATTTAGAGTCTGATAATAGATTTTTAATGGAAGATATACATTTTTACAGTGATTTGCCAGGATCTGGCGATCATGATTGTAGAAAGTTTATAGCTGCTATTAAAAAAGCTGACAAAACAAAAGTTCAGTTAAATGATAAAATAAAATAAACAATTTACGAAACGATTAATCATCAAGCTCCTTGTAACTATCTAAAATAAGATACTAAAAATCTTATTCTTTAGAGTGTTGCAAGGAGCTTTTAATGATTCATGAACATAGAAAATTATCGATAGAAAAAATAACTGAGATAATTTCTTATCAGATTGGTTTGCCGCAATCTGCAATTATTGAAGCAATAGCAAGAATTTTAAAGAAAACAGACGAAAGAATAAAAAGAGCTCAAAAAAAAGATCCTATATCTGGAGAAGCTGTTCTTGAGATGATGATTCTTCAATTTATGATTTCTTCTTTAGAAGATTTCCTTGAAGATGTCGATATAGAAGAAATCAAAAGCAATCGGAATGCTGCAGGCCTTCAAGAAAGAAAGTTCTCAAACTAAGTTGATTTTGATGTTTTAATATGATAAAATCAATGAGTGATCATATTCTTTTTTCTATTTGGTCTTTTGTTTGATACGCTTTGGGTTCTTTGCATACATTTTGTAAGTAATAGAAAAAGACGAGGATTTCGCCATTTTGCAATGCTTACTTCAGTGCTGTTGGCCGCATTAAGTGCCTATACCGGCGCCCAAATAGCACGTGATTTAAGCTTAATAATTCCAGAAATTCTAGGAATATCGGTTGGCACTTATTTGGGGTTATATGTCGCAGATCGTATCGATGAAAAACATGTGGAAGACGTTTGACGGCCTTCATGGTATTAACATCCCTAATTGGATCAAAACGCATTCAAAAGAAGGCCAAGACATCATCATAGGTACAGATTCTCAGCAAGTTGGAAATCAATTTACTGAGTTTGCAACTGTTATTGTCATTGAACGTTCAATTTCCTCAAACAGGGCAGTTGTTGCGCAGAGGAAGTGGAGAGTTCCTCGTATCAATCAATTGCGCCAGCGTTTGCTGGAAGAAACACTTGCATCTATTGAAACTGCAATTGAAATCACGAAACCAGAAGATTTTACTGAAGAAGATATTACGAATGACAACATAATCGGATTCGGTGGACCATGTGAAGGCAGACAAATCAAAATTCACATTGATGCGAATCAAAATATTGAATTTAAGTCTGCTTCTTGGTCGCAACAGCTTGTTGGACTTGTTGTCGGATCTGGTTATGATTGCGCTTTGAAGCCACATGCATGGGCATCGTCTTCTGTTGCTGATAGGCTCATTAAATGATTGTTATTTTAAGAGGTGCATCAGGCTCAGGAAAATCAACTCTCGCAAAGAAAGTAAAAGATTTCTTTTATTCAGAAATTTCTGAATTTGAATATTCTGATACAATCGCTAAAGATATTAAAAAATATTCTAGTGATGTAAGTGCAAAATGTGAGATAGTTTCTGCAGATGACTTTTTTGTAGATGCAAATGGCATTTACAGATTTGATGCTTCAAAGTTAAGTGAAGCTCACTCATCTTGTAAAAATAAATTTCTTGACTTAGCAGTAAACAGTAATAATGTTATTGTCGTAGACAATACGAATACAACTTTTAAAGAAGTAAACAGTTACTGCTCAAATTTGCCTCAAGATCATGAAATCTATATTTTAGAAAAATGGTGTTCACCAGAAGAAAGTTTCAATAGAAATTTGCATTCTGTTCCTTTACACACGATAAAAAAGCAGATGAATAATCTGTCTTCTTCACAAAAGCAAATTTTCAATATTGAAAATGTTAAAGAAATTGTTATAGTGACTTCAGACTGAATTATCTTCTCTTAATTCTAAGAGAATGGCTGTAAATCTTACAGATATTTCTTCAAAACAAGTAAATGTTTCTTTATGCCCGTCTGGATATTCAGCTATAAGCAGATATCCGACGGGTTTGTCTATTTCCTTCAAAAGAGATGGAAACATTTTGCTTCTATCTGGCATTTTTTCGTAAAGCGGTCTTTGATAAATCAAAGTATACCAGCGATTCGTAGCAGATATGTATCTGCACTGTTCTTTTACTAATTCTCCAGCAGATGCTTCTGGAATATCATGATCATCCATAAAATATAATTTTATACAAAAGAATTATTCTTTAATCGCTTTTATACAATTTAAACATTGTGAAGTACCAAAAAACAGACTATACTTGCGGACCAGCATCGATAGTGAATGCTCTTAGAGCGTTGGGAATAAAATTATCAGAAACAACAGTTGCCGAACTTTCTGGTGCAGATAAAGATGAAGGTGTAAACGAAAAAGGAATAATCAAATCTTTAAAATCATTAGGCTATTCATATGATATTCTACCAGATGTAACAGATTCAGAAGAAGCATGGAAGTGGTTAATATATCATCTAACGATAGGGCATCCAGTTATTCTATGCGTAGAACATTTCTCTCATTGGTCATCAGCTGTCGGTATACTTGGAAATAAAAGAATAATATACGTAGATCCGCAAGATGGTTTAGAGAGTAATAGAAGAGAGAACGGAGTAAGAAGTCTTTCTAGAACAGGTATTATAAGAATATGGGGATCTAGAGGCAGAGGGTATAAAAGAAAATACTATGGAATAGCTATCTTAAATAAATAAGATAATAGTTATATATATATAAGATATTATCTTATAATATAGTATAATATAAGATAGATTTATTCCCGTCCAGTCCAAGACAGATTTTATATTGAATAATTATATAATAACATATGGCGTCAAAAAGCGAACTTGAATCACAAAATGCACTTCTTTTATCGGAAGTTGAAAATTTAAAGCAAACGATAGAATCGTTGTCAAATGGCGAAAGTGTATCCATTCAGGATAATGATAGCTCTTCAGAAAAAGAAACGATAAATGCTTTACTAAAAGATTTGGAAAACGAGAAAAAAGTAAGTGCATCACTAACAACCAAGGTAGGATCACTTGAGAACACACTCAGTGCACTACGTGACGACCTTTCACATGCCTTGGCCGCTAATACCACTGTAAAAAACAAGCCCGTAGCGAGCACTACGGTATACACAGCAAAAGAGATACATTACCTCTATCATCGTAGAGAAGTTGATGATGATGTTACATTCGTTGCGTTGGAAAAATAATTTATAATTTATAAATGTCAAAAAATAGCGAGAAGAAGGAAATCGTAAGATTACCTGTCATACCGCAGCAAAGAGAAAAAATTTCATACAGTGAATGGCAATGTTTTAAAACTGTATGCCAATATCGTTGGTATTTAGACTATTCTCTGAACAAGAGATCTAAAGATGAAAGTCTTGCTCTTGATTTTGGAACGACTTTACACAGTGTGATTGGTGCAATGTACTGTGTAAAAAAAGAAGATAGAATTTCTATAGACGATGCACTTTTAATGTTTGACTGCTTACTTGATGCTTCTTTAGAAAAACTAACGAATTTAAAACAATTGCCGTATGGCCCATGGCAGCAAGATGAAGCAGGGAATTATATTCAAAGTTCAGCTCCAGAAGCAGTTAGAAAATCTGGAAAAGATCTTATAATTGCTGCTCAGGATGTTGATATTTTCAAGAACAGTGACGTTTTAAAGATTGAATGGGAAATTGCTGATTCTTTAGATAGAGATGATTCTTCGATAGGTTTTAAAGGATTTGTCGATATAATTTTTCTAATAAAAGATAAGCGCGGCAAAAATGTTATTGTTATTGGTGACATCAAAACATGCAAATGGGGCTGGCCGTTTAAGAAGTTTGAAGACCCGAATATCCTAGCTCAGGTAAGACTTTACAAACACTTTTTTTGTAAGCAATTTAAAATCGATCCAAAAAAAGTAAGAACAGCTTATTTGCTTTTCAAAAAAGAACCAAGAAAATCAGATAAAGAATTAATACAGTTTACTCAAGTACCGTCGAGTGAAAGAGACATCTCAAGAACAATATCTTCCATGCAAGAAGATATTACAAAAATGAGATCAGGCGAATACGAAAAAAATAGAGAAAATTGTGTAAAACCATGGGGACAGTGTCCTTATTTTGGAACGATTGATTGCCCAGCACCAGAGTCAGTAGAATGATTGAAAAACTAGCTAATGTGTGCAAAACAAGAGAAAAAAAATACTTTTACTGAGTGATCATCCACTCGCTCCGTCTGGTGTAGGTACACAAGCAAAATACATGATCGAGGGCCTTTTAAGGACTCAAAAATATAGTTTTTTGTGTTTTGGTGGTGCTATAAAGCATCCAGATTATAGAATACAGAATATTGCACCTGATGTTTTTGGTGATAAAAACTGGTTAATCATGCCAGTAGATGGACACGGCAATAAGGAAATTATGCGTCGTGTGTTAAGAGAAGAAAAGCCAGATGCTGTTGTAATTTTTACAGACCCAAGATTTTTTTATTGGGTTTGGGAAATGGAAGATGAAGTCAGGTCTGTTTGTCCATTGGTTTACTGGCATGTCTGGGACAATGATCCAGCTCCGGAATATAATATGAGTTTTTATAACTCAACAGATTTTATTTCAGCTCTTTCGCTGAAAACATACGGTCTTCTGCAAAAGCTTGGATATGATAAATCAAGATTCAATTACATTCCTCATTCTGAACCAACTGGGCTTTTTAAGCCTCTATCAGAAGATGATGTGATGAGATTTAGATTAGAACAATATGGACCGCATGGTGATCCAAAGAGATTTATAGTTTTCTGGAACAATAGAAATGCTAGACGCAAACATCCAGGAGATGTCATAAGAGCATTCAACTTATTTCTTGATATGGAAGGCGTGTCTAGAGATAGGTGTTCTTTAATGATGCACACAAAGCCAGACGATGCAGAGGGTCAAGATATTGTTAAAATATCTAGAGCTCTTGGGATAGAGAAGAATATGATATTCTCTACAGATGTTGTAGAACCAGCTCAGTTAAACATGTTTTATAATGCAGCTGATGTTACTATTAACATTGCTTCAAATGAAGGATTCGGTTTGACAACACTTGAGTCTATTTTTGCTGGTACACCAATCATAGCAAATTTCACAGGTGGCCTTCAGTTTCAGATAGGAGATTGGTGGGAGAAATTAACTGATTTTTCTTCACAAGAAGAAATGACTGCACTTGCGAAAAAGCAATGGAATAAATTTTCTGCTAAAGGTTTTGCTGTTGGTGAAAGTGGGTCAAATTTCTGGGGAGTACCTGCTTTTCCAGAAGTAAGATCTATGGTAGGTTCTCAAGCAACTCCATACATTTATGATGACTGTGTAAGCAATGAACAAGTAGCAAGAGGATTACACAAGCTTTATAAAATTGGAAGAAAACAAAGAAAAGCATTGGGCAAAGCTGCAAGTGAATGGGCACACAAAAAATTCTCAATGAGTGATATGATATCTTCTTGGGACTCAACGTTAACAAATGCAATTGATAATCACAAACCAAGAGAAATATCAATTGTTTCAATTTGAAAGAAAGGGAAAAATATTTTGCCTGGAGTAGTAGTTTTTGGAGGAGCTGGTTTTATTGGCTCTCATATTGTCGATGAATTGATGGTTCAAGGCTCTCAAGTAACTGTATTTGATAATCTCTCAGAAGGAAAAAAAGAGAATATTCAAAGATGGCTTGGCCACAAGAATTTTAATTTTATACTTGGCGATATTAGAGATGAAAATCTTGTTAGAAGAGCTTGTGATGGCAAGTTTGGAGTACTGCACTTAGCAGCATGTTCAAGAATACAACCATCTATCACAGATCCGATTATGGCTTTTTCGCAAAACTATATCGGCACAGCGAATGTGTTAGAAGCAGCTAGACAAGGTGGAGTAAAAAGAGTAGTTTACTCAGCAAGTTCGTCTGCATATGGAAGAAAAAACGACAAACTGTGTGAAGATAAGACTGGACTCACTGAAGATTTAGAAACAGAGTGTTTAAATCCATATTCATTATCTAAAAAAGGTGGTGAAGAGCTGTGTGCTCTTTATAACAATTTTTATGATCTTTCAACATGCAGCTTAAGATATTTTAATGTTTATGGACCAAGACACCAAGAATCTGGTGCATATGCAACTGTAATAGCGATATTTAGAAAACAGAAGAGGCTATCACAGGATTTGACGATAGTTGGAGACGGAAATCAAAGAAGAGACTTCACTTTTGTTAGTGATGTTGTTAGAGCAAACATGCTTGCTCTTTACAATCATGAAGCAGTAGGAACATTTAATGTAGGGTCTGGAAAAAACTACAGTATAAATGAACTCGCTGAAATGATAGGTGGTCCAGCTGTTCACATTCCTCCACGTCTCGGCGAGGCAAATGTTACACTTTCTAACTGTGAGAAAGCAGATAGAGTACTTGGCTGGAAGCCTGCAGTTAGCCTTTCTCAAGGACTTGAGTTAATAGATCTTTACGAAAAGAAATATTCACCAAGTGGAATTATAACTCTGTGATTGGAGATATTAGTGAGTAATAGAACTGTTCATTTTTTCGGACCTGTGTTAACAGCTTCAGGTTATGGCGTGCATGCAAGACAAGTGTTAAAAGCGCTTGTTGATTCTCAGTATGATGTGTATGTTGAAGCTGTCAGGTGGGGAGAGACTCCCCAAATAGACAATCGTGAAGTAGAATGGATAAAGCCATTAATAGAAAAATGGAAAGAAAATCCAGGTGCGAAAAGAGACATTTCTGTACAAGTTACTATTCCAAATGAGTTTAAACGTTGTGCACGTCTTAACATCGGAGTAACTGCTGGAATAGAGGTAGATCGCGTATCACCATCATGGCTTCAAAAAGTCAATGATGAAGTTGATTTGTTAATAGTGCCATCTAAACATTCAGCTGAAACATTTAAAAACACAAAATATAAGTCGAATGACGGTAATATACTTGCTTTAAATGTGCCAGTTATTGTTGTTCCAGAATCTGTTCCTGAAGAGTTTGTAGCAGATCGTTCATTAAAGTTTTCAAGACTTGATGATAGTTTGCCAAGTTCTAACTTGCTTGTTGTTGGTCTTGGCCTCGATAGAGCAATGGGAGAAGATAGAAAAAATATTTCGAATACAATTTTTTGGTTTTTAAAAGAATTTGCTGGCAGAGAAGATGTTGGGCTTGTACTAAAAGTTAGTATGATAAACAATACTCTTCTTGATAGAGAAGCTATAACAAACAGAATAAAATCTATCAGAGAAGCATCTGGTGTTGGAAAGTATCCGAAAATTACTTTGTTACACGGAATGATGTCAACACCTGAAATGTGCCTTTTATACAACGATAAAAGAATAAAGGGACTTATAAGTCTTACGCATGGTGAAGGTTTTGGTCTTCCGATGTTAGAAGCACTTGCATGTGGTTTGCCAGTAGCTGCGACATCGTGGTCTGGCCATCTTGACTTTCTTTTAAATGATTTTGTACCAATTCAGTATAAAGTTGAAAAGATACCGCAGTCATTTGTATGGCCTGGTGTCGTAGAACAAGATTCACAATGGGCAAGTGTAGATGAAACATCTGCAAGACTTGCAATGAAAACTTTAATAGAAGATGATGGAACACTTGCTGAGAAAGCAATGTCTGCATCTGAAAGAGTTCGTATTTCGAACTCACAATACTCTTTATGCAGTTCGTTTAAAGATATTCTTGCAGACGCTTGGAAACAAGTAGTAAGATTGAGACCAGAAACGAGAGAAGAAACCGTAGCTGTTTTACGTGATAATTTTACAAGAAAGCAGCATGAAGAAACGTTAATATTCACAATGCCAATGTCTGGCGGTGATGTTTATCTGTCTACAGGTGTATTAAATGCTGTTTTGTCAAAAATTGAAAATGAAAATGGTGGAATTAGACCATATGTGTTTTTTGCAACAAAACAACAATACAGGTCTATTCTAGATGACAATACTGACATAGATGAAATTATTGAATGGCAGCCATGGATGCAGGATGTTGGCTTGCTTGAAGATACATTTACGCATGTATATACACCAAACCTCCCAATACAAATGGTTTGGTCAAATTGGGTTCATAGAGGAAAAGGTAGAAATATTTTAGATGAAATGGCTGTTCATTGTAATTTACAGCCAAATCATTGGAACAAGCCAAGAATAAGTTTAGTTCCTATCAATGGAATTAAAGAAGATTGCTTTAATGTTGTAATTCATACAGGAAGTGGCCATGGCCAATGGGGTGCTAGAAGATACAACAATTGGCAAGATGTAGTTGACAACATAAAACGACTTTGGGATGAAAGCTTTTATGGAAAAAATGTAAAGCTTAGCATATATCAAGTCGGTTTACCAGATGAGCCAGAACTCAAAAATGTTATAGACATGAGAGGTAGAACGCCATTATACGGACAGCTTGCATATGTTGTTTCAAAAGCAGACGTTGTTGTATCAATAGATTCTATTGTGATGCATTTAGCTGCACACAATAACATTATGCATGTATCACTTTTTGGTGGTTCATACTCAAAATCAACCGGTGCCGTTTCAAAAGCAGCAAAACAGTGCCTAATTGAAACAGATGACAGAAATGGTTGTGAAAGAGCATGTTATAAAAATGAGTGCTCAGTTGACAAAGAGAATCCATGTATCAATAACATTTCTCCAATAAATGTTGTCGAATCATTCTTTAATGTCGCAGCCACTAAAACAAAAGACACAGATGTAGCTCAAAAAGTTAAAAGTGAATTTAAATTTAGAACTCCAACAATTTCAGGATACACACATACTTTCAATGCAAAAAAGAATGGATACCCATTTGTTCAATCAATAAAGAGTATGTTAGGTTTCTGTTCAGAAGTTGTTGTTGTTGACGGCGGTTCCACAGATGGAACAATCGATGATCTGAAAGAAATTAACGATCCAAAGCTCAAAGTAATCCATAATGCGTGGGATGATTCTGAGCCTGGTATGGATGGAATGCAAAAAGCATTTGGAAGAATGTTTTGTGATCCATCATCAGAATTTCTTTGGCAGCAGGATTGTGATGAGATAGTTCATGAATCAGATTATGAAAAAATCATAAGCATTGCAAAAATGTTTCCGCCAAATGTAGATCTCATTCACTTACCTGTTGTAGAGCTGTGGGGTGATGATAAACATTTTAGAACAGATAGACATGCATGGAAATGGCGTATGTCTAGAAACGTGTTTAATGTAACACACGGAATAGTTGATCACGCAAGATTAACTGGTGATGATGGTAGAACATACGCAAAAGAAGGTATGTCAGATGGCTGCGAATATATCGATATGCTAACAGGAAAATATGTTCCACATGTTGGCTTCTGGAATGAGAGATTAGAAAAACTTAGAGTAAATGATCCTGTTTCATACGGAAAAGAAATGAATTTGTTATTCGACAAATTACCATGCGTGTGGCATTATTCATGGGCAGATATCCCAAGAAAAATAAGAAATTTTAGAGATTTTTGGGATACGTGCTGGTCAAATCTTTACAGAAGGCCTCTCAAAAAGAGATTCCCAGATGTTGTAACAGATGAAGATATAGTGAAGAAAGCAAATGAAGTTAAGCTTCGTGGTGGTGAACATCAACAATCTGTTGTAATTGAACTTGAAAAATGTGCGCCAGCAATTATGGACGGTTGGATAGGACAGTAAATTATGAAAGCAGCTGACATATTCATGACAACGCTTCCAGGTAGAAGCGATCTTACGTATAGATCTATTATGTCTTTGTGCGAAAACACAAAAATGTCAGATGTTAGATTTTCTGTTTATATTGACGGCCTAGGTCATTCAAAAGAAGTAATTTCTTTAATAGAAAACGTAGCAGATCATATTATAATTTCTAAAGAAAGACAAGGCTTACCACAAGCTATTAACAGAACGCTTTCTTACATATCTGCAACAAATGATTACTTTTCATCAGTTGGAGCAGCAGATAATTCAGAAGTCTCACCGTTTATTTGCATGGTCCAAGATGATCTTGAATATACAAATTCATGGCTGAATACTATAATTTCTCGTTTTACAATATACGAGAAGAAATTTAATCTAAAATTCGCATCTGGTGTAGAATGTATAGAGCACCCAATATCTGCAGACATCGGTAATGGTTGCATTCTAAAAAAATACATAAGAGCTGCAAATATGTTTGCCAGAAGAGAGTATTGGCTGTCAATGTTTCCAATACCACGTTTTGACCCAGAAACAAGATCTATAAGGGCATTCCCAAGTAATGGAATTGGATCGGGTGTTGATTGGTGGTTTATAAGAAACCATCAGAATTCTGTAGTAAAAACGAATTCTGAATGTCTTGTTATTCCTGGCCTTTTGAGACACATTGGGTATGCAAATTCAACATGGCTTGATAGAGAATTGCCAGAATCTGACAATGATAAGAAAGCGATGTCAAAGTGAAAAGAGTGCATACAGTATCATTTACGGGTATTTCAGCGCCAGGCGGCGTACCTAGATTTAATAGGTATTTGCATAAAATACTTTCAAAAGAAGGTTTTGATGTACAGCATTGGTGTTGGGATGACGTTAAAAGCTTATCCGCATCTGTAAATGCTATGTTATATGATGAATATAGTATAGCATTAGAAACAGGTTCAATTCTCGCAAGAATGAATCTTGTGAAAAAAGATGACATAATAATTGGTGATGGCTTTTGGTGTCATGCATTCACGATGCTTGGCTTCAAGAATGTAATATCTGTTGCTCATGGAATATGGGGACATGTTACAAAAACAGATATAGATAAAGGTGTTAAGATTGAAAATCACGCGCTTGATTGCATGCAAAGAGATCACAGATTAATACACAATAAAAGAAAATTGCCAATTGTAGCCGTTTCTCAGTTTATTCATGATGAAATGAATAAGCAGAATGGAATAGAGTCTATTGTAATAAACAATGCAATAGATGAATCTGAAATAAAAAAAGTTGATGAAGATGCTGTTTCTACATTTGAATTTTATGTTTTACATGGGATAAATGACATATTAAACAAAAACAAAGGCTGGGATCACATCAGTTGTCTTATGCAGAGCAAAAGTAATATTGCATCAAGCATAATGTCATTAGATAAACTGTTTCAAATTTATAAACATAGAGGGTGTGAAACAAAAATGGAAGCTATGCAGCTTGCAAGTGTTGCAATAGCACCAAGTGGCTTTGAGGGAAATTCATACTTCATGCTTGAATTGTTGATGTGTGGTGTTCCAGTTATATGTTATGATGTTGGCTTACCATATGAAATCAAACAAAAAGGTTTAGAAGAAAAAGTTGGCATAATTTTAGATAGAAATGAAAGATCACCAGAGTTAACAGTTGATGCATTTGATAGATTTTTTGATTCGAAAGATTTATCAAAAATAGACACAAGAAGTGTTGCAAATGAACTTGCTAGTTTTGATAAATTTAAAGATTCGTGGATTTCGCTTGTAAAAAGCTTATGATAATAAAAGAGCCTTTAAGAATTAGAGTTGATGATTTCCCATGCACAAAACTAAATGAATGGGAATCCGGCCAGCATTCAATTGAAAAATTTAAAGAATTTGACTCTATAATACCAGTTAAATATCTTCTTGGTGTCATACCGATTAATTGCGAAAAAGTAGGACATTGGCCAGTATCTGAAAAAGCCGTGTATGGACTGCACGGTTTTTGGCACGATGAATCAAGAATAAATGAATTTAAAGGTTATGGTCAAAATGACATAGCTTCATATCTTATTTCAGGCATTGAAAAGATTGAAAAAAATACTAGACAAAAACCGTCTGTGTATATGCCACCGCATAATGATATAGATTTTCAAACGCTAAATGCTTGTAAATCTATTGGCATCAATACAATAACATGTGGGCCAGGAACTCATTTTACTGTATACCCTCTTTGTAATCATCTTTCAATAAAACCTCTCACAAGTAGACCTCCTGTTATGTACGGAAGAACAGATGAGATACTACAGATACTAGACAGTTCTACGGGAGAGTTTGACCCATATGAATTTGGTGGTATAATCACGTTACACTGGACATGGGAAAACAATATAGGTTTTTCTTATCTAAAAGAATTCATGAATAGAATTTCAGATAGGTTGGTTGATTTTGAATAAAAAAGTTCATTTTATAGACAAGTATTTTGTATACTTTTTTTGTTTTATCATTTTAATGTTGTTAAGCTTTATCGGATTGCAGTGCCAATGACTAGCATGAATTATCTTTTTATTGATATGAGAGATGGCGGTGATTGGTCTCTTGATTTAATGTTTGCCGGTTTTGTTAAACTACTTGGACCAAACAATGTTTTTGATTTTCCAATTAAGAAAAAGCATAGAGAGTGGACTAGAGATTCTAAACCAGACTGGGGATTAGAGAGAAGAACACTTGGATATACTGAACACAATCACCTTATAAATTTTTCAATTGAAAAACTTTTTGATCTAGTAAAACAAAAAAATCTTACTGTTGTTTTAGATGAAAGAATAGAAAGTTTTACATCTTATAAAAATGCTGGGCTTTATGGATTAAAAATTCCAGTAATAGTAGTCGCTGGACATGATGAATTTTGGTTGCAGGGCGGAATTCCAAAATTAAAAGAAATGTACGGAGAAAGATTGCTTCATACATTCATAGACAATGTAATATCAGATGATCAGCTTGTTGATGGCGTTTCTTTGATAAATTTATCAGCAAATTTTGCTCATTATTGGGAAAAACCAGACATTGTAGAAAAAGAAACAGATATTTGTTTTTTTGGTTCAATGTCAAGTAAAGACAGAGTTAGGTTTGTTAATCACGTTCTGAAAAATTATTCTCACTTGAATCTTGATATATTTTTAGATAATGGCAGAAACGGAACAGACTGTTTTTTGTCAAAAGCAGAGTATTTTTCAAGAATGGCAAAATCAAAGATATGCCTAAACATAGGTGGAGCTGCATATGGTAGAGCATTTAGATTCTATGAGATACCATGGTCTGGTTCATTCATGTTATCTCAAAGCTTCGAAGCAAAACAGCTAAATCCATTTATCGATGGAGAACACTGTTGCTATTTTTCAGATGAGCAAAAGCTTGATGAACTAATAACTAAAATGCTTTCAAACGACTTTGAAAGAGAAAAAATAGCAAAACAAGGAAGAGAATTCTTGATAGACTTTCATTCTTGCGAATCTCGCGCAAAATATGTTTTAGACACTGTTGGAGCAAAAAATGGATAAAGAAGATCTGTATTACGCATTATCTGAACGTAAACAAGAAGATAGACATTTACTTCCGTATAACGGTGGAAATGGTAGAATTGACAGATTTCTAGACCTTGTTAGAAACAATCATGCACCAAGGGGTGGTGATGTTTTAGACGTTGGTGGATCACATGGTGATTTGCTTGAACTTGCGACAAGAGAGAAACTCTTTGATAACGGGTGTGTTTTAGACATATCTGAAATTGCAGTTAAAACAGCAAAAGCTCGTGGGCTTGTTGCATATAAAGATGACATAGATAAAAATGGATTTGAGCAAATAAGAGGTGACAAAGACTATAAAGGATTTAATGCAATTGTTGCACTTGATGTAATAGAACATTTAATAGATCCAATTGGCTTTGCAAAAGAATGCTTTAAAGCCCTTAATCATAATGGCTATGTTTTCATAAATACGCCAAACATTTCTTACTGGAGACACTTGCAAGAGCTTGTAATCGGCGGAAGGTTTCCACATACATCTGGAGACAAAGACGTTTATCATGGTGGGCATCTTGCGTTTTACAACGAAAATGACTTAATTGACATATTCTCATCTGTTGGCTTTTTAAAGCATCAAATGAAAGTTTTCTCTGTAGATTCTGGTGAACAAGTACCACACATATGGATGAATCTATTAAGTGGCGAAAAAGATCAATCTAAAAAAGTTAGAATGTTAAGTCAACCAGATTTACTTTTCATGTGCAAGAAGGCAATTTGAATATACTATTTGGGCGTGTATTTGGTATAGGTAACGCAGTTATGTCAATACCTGCCATAAAGCACTACCGTGACAATGGTGGGCACAACTTAACCGTGTTGGTAGGTACTACCAATGACGATTATGGGTCATACGACATACTACGGATGATAAGTGGAATAAGGGTTTTAACAGATAAAGAGCTTATTGAAAAACCAGAGCGTTTTGACGTAGGCGTATTATCAATTCCGCATGATGGAAGATGGATTTCACTTTTCAGTAGCATATGTGATTCTGTCGTAGACGGTAGAACTAGACCAGACCCTACGACTTTTGGGTTTTCATCATGGAAAAAGCACGAAGCTTTGTACCAACTAGAAGTAGCAGAAAACATCACAAACACCAAATCAGAAAAAGTAGATTCCTCTTTCTTCGAGTCTAGTGAAATACCATGCGAAAACAGTGTGTTTTTAGGTGTTGGATACAAAAGAGATTCTGCGAATTTTTGGAATGTAAAACACTGGGGTGATGAAAACTTTTTTAGATTCGCGCAACTAGTTTTGTCTGAAAATGAAAATACAAAAATTGTTTTGACTGGAAACAGTTTGGACATTCAAAATGCCGGAAGACTTGTTGCAATGCTTGGTAGTAGGGTTACAATCGCAACTGGGATTAGAAAAAGCATAGAGCTATTATGGAAATGCGGTTCGTATGTTGGTAATGACACTGGCATGATGCATGTTGCTGCAAGCATGAATAAGAAAGTTATTGGAATTTTTAACTTGGAAGGAACTGAAACAAAGAATCCTCCATTGTGTGACGTTAATAAAGTTATATTAGGATATCATCCACATAGCAATCCTAGTGCAAAATTTGTGTATGATACATGGAAGGAGCTTATTACAAAATGAATATTCTTTTAACTGGTGCGTTTGGCTTTATAGGCAGAGAAATAGCAAAAGAGCTGACAAACGCAAAAATAAGGTTTGACGTTTGTGATACAGGGCAAAGCATTTCTAAAAATTATAGATATATGCCGCTTGGGTATACATTGATTTATGATACTGTTGTTGGTAGCATACCAAACAATATCTTAAGAGAATATGATTGTATAATTCATTGCGGTGCAATTTCAAATTCAAGAGAAAATAATTTTGATCTTTTATGGGATGCGAATTATAATGAAGTTGGAAGATTGCTTTCTTCTATGAAGCACAATGCAAAACTTATTTTCTTTTCATCTGCTTCAGTATATGGAGACACAAAGTTACCAAATCAAGATTATCCAGTAACATGTGCAGAATCAAAAATTTTTGATCCTCAAACAAAGTATGCATTCTCTAAACTGTCTGCTGAAAAATTGATACTATTAAACAGCGATCTTGATCAGAATGCTGTAATATTGAGACCATTTAACGTTTATGGCCCTGGCGAGTTTACAAAACAAGATATAACGCAATCTATTGTTTATAAACTTTGTGCGTATAAACAACATTTAGATGCTTCTAAAACTGCAAGAGATAAAATAAAATTGCATTCTTTAGATTCTTCAAGAGATTATGTTAGTGTCAAAGTTGTTTCTAATCTAGTTTTAGATCTGATTAACAAATGGCCAAATAATCAACTCCTTAGTTCTAGGACAATAAACGTAGGATCATGCGAAAAAACTTCTTTATACACTCTTACACATTTTGTTGGATTAACAAGAGATGAATATTTCGAAGTTCAAAATCCGTGGGGTAAAGACTATCAAAGTTGTACAGAAGCAAGTATAATGAATGATTATTATAGAGAACTCATATTAAAGCTTTCTAAAGAATTTAACCTCGTAGATGGAATTAAAGAAATAAAAGAAAGTATAAAAAATGCTTAATGTTTGTAACATTTACGATTATACACATGTTGAAAAGTCATGGGGATATGAACTATGGCTTGTAAACAATAATGAATATTGTGGGAAAGAGTTGTATTTTGATAAACCTGGTGCTCGTACATCGTTACATTACCATGTTGAAAAAAGAGAAACGATGTATTGTAGAAACGGTATATTTGTAATTGCATTTCTAACAGAAGATGGTCAATTAGATAAAGTAAAACTAGAGCCTAGACAATCAGTTGAAATACCAAGAGAGTGTGTACATTCCATAATATGCATTAAGCCTGGTATGCTTATGGAATTTAGCACTACACATAAAGATGAAGATTCTTATAGAGTCAGCGGCGAAGGTTGGCTAAAAGCTGATTTAAAGAATTTCAACATAGAAATTTGATTTTATGATAATAAACATAGTAGGACCTCACATAGTAAACAGCCCTTTTGCAACTGAACTTGCTTTCATAAAAGGACTTGTTGAAATTGGTCATAAAGTTGTACCATTTGACCCAAATGTAGAAAGTCCAGATGTTTTAGACAGAAATGCTGATTATACGCTAATTTTTAAAAATGCACTGTCACACAATGATGTTGTATGTTCTTTAGGACCAAAAGTTGTAGTTTATCAGCCTGACGATTTAAGATTTTCGCATGTTAAAAACATGGTAAGTGAGATGCGAAAATATTCATCGAGATTAATAACTTTTAGAAAATACAAAGACAATTTTGGCTTTATTGACGGTCTTGAACTAACTCAGTTTGAAGAACTTGCAGTTACTGCAAATCCAGATGTTTACTACAAAAAAGATCTTGAGAAAGATATAGATTTTTGTTTTGTTGGATCACTTGGCGATCCAGCATCACATTGGCAGAGAATTAGAATGATAGATCTTCTCAGCAAAAACGGCTATAATACATTTGCTTGTGAGACAAGAGATATAGAATTTATTAGAAATATATTGTCTAGATCTAAAGTTGTGTTAAACCACGCATCTGATTTGTCACTGCCGTTCGGTCAAGGATACGGATACCAGTGCAGACATTTTGAAGCAGCAATGGCTGAATGTTGTTTGCTTTCAAATTCAATTTTAGATGATGAATATACAATAGAAAACTTTGTTCGCTTTGGTTCATTTAAAGATTTTTTTGAAAAAGCAATAATGTTAATTGATTCTGGTGAAGGATACAGAGCAAATATTGCTAAAAGTTTTAAAGAAGAAGTAATGGCAAACCATTCGCCTAAAATTAGAGCACAACAACTTGTTAATATATTGGAGAAAATATGAAGCTTAATTTAGGGTGTGGAGAAGACATTAAACAAGGTTACTTGAATGTTGATTTTAGAAAAACGCATCCTCTTGTATTTGAATGCGATCTTTCTAAATTTCCATGGCCGTGGAAGACTAATTCTGTTGAAACAGTCATGATGTTAGACTTTCTTGAACACTTTAAAATGTCAATGACTGATGTATTGATGTCAGAAGTTACTAGAATATTGGCGCCAAATGGCGAAGTTATAATACAAGTTCCTGATATGGATATTTTATCCAGTGCTGTATTATGTTTGCCCGCTGTTCCGTGTAATGTTTGCGGATCGCATTTTGGTTCTGAAGATGATTGCGCAGGTGGATGTTTGCAGACAAGAAGCGGCTTAGCAAAAGCAGCATTCGGAAGAATGTATGGTGGCCAAGACTATAATGGCAATTATCACATGACGGGCTTTAATCATTTAACGATTGTAGAGCTGCTAAAAAAGCATGGCTTCAGAGGCTTTTCTTTTGTAGAAAAAGAACATCAATTTAAAAACTGGAATTTGAAAGTAAAAGCATCACTATGAGTTGCAGTTTAGCGTTCGTTGGAATTAAAAAGAAATTTTCTTCAATAGAAAATGAGCTGCAAATATCTGTTTCAGATTTTGTCAGATACCATTTAGAGCTTCCGTGGTATTATTCTTTTTATGGGAAAAATAAAGTTTTCATAACAACAGTCGACCAAAAAGATCAATGTTTACTTCCAAATTCGTCTGTTGACGTTACACTTGTTAATGAAACAGATCTTTCAAAATGTGCAGTTGATGTTGTTATACATTGGAGATCGTGGCAACAGTGGGCATTTGATAGTTTACCAAATTCTTTACATCTACTTCAAACGCAAGATCATTCATTTTCAAATGAATGGATTAACAATGTAACAAAAGCTATTAGAGAAAAAGCACTTTCTCATATAATAGCTTTTGAAACATGGCATGCAAATAATACACATCTTGAAATACAATCAATTGAAAAGAATTTTGATCGCAGTTCTATTTTGACAAAGCTCCATCTTGGAGTAGATACTACAATTTACAAACCAAAAGAAAAAGACCCATATAAGCTTTTATGGGCATCAGATCCAGGAAGAGGTCTACAAAAATGTATAGAAGTATTTTCTATACTTTACAGATTAGATAAAAGGTATAAACTGCATGTTTTATGCCCTGATTATGCTAGAAATCCATTTAGCGGAATAAATCATCCCGGAATTGTTACTCACAACAATATAAGAAATTCTCCAGAACTTTGGGATATGTTCAATACATCAACATATATCCCATATACATCAACATTCATGGAGCCTTCATCTAGAGTGCACAGGCAAGGACAAGCAGCTGGATGTTGTGTTATATACCCTGAAAATATGGGGACGCCGTCTGAGCTTATAGTTCACGGTGTCAATGGTGTAATAATGAATGAATGTTCAAAACCATTTGATTGGGCAAATATGATATTATTATTAAATGGTGATAATTCAAAATCAATCGGAAAATCATCAAGAATGTTTGCATTGACAGAAGACTGGTCTGTGCAAGCTGTTAGATTTAACAATGTTTGTAGTGAGCTTTTAAACAAATGACAAAATCAATAAATTCCCCAGATTTTAAAAAAAGTTTTATAGACGATAACCACGTAGTTGGATTAATTGGTTATGGTTATATTGGAAAAGCCGTTCATGCATTATTTGATGGCTTTTTTGATGTGAAAATATATGATGTTGCCAACAAGAATTTAGGTACGCTAGAAGATGTCGTTAAGAATTCTAGCGTTATTTTTGTTGCAGTACCAACACCAATGAATAAAGATGGATCATGTCATACAGATATTGTTGAGTCTGTACTGAAATCAATACAAGATACTGCAATTTCTATATCAAGAGATGTAGAAGAGTTCATTGTAGTAATAAAAAGCACTGTTCCACCTGGATTCACTGAAAGAATGTCTGAAAAGCATGCTTTAAGAATAGTTTTTTCACCTGAATTTTTAACTGAAAAGGACAGTATCGGTGATTTTAAATTTGCATCAAGATTAGTTTTGGGTGGTGCTGAAGAAGATTCTGAAATTGTTCGTAGTTTTTTTGTTGTTGCATGGTCTGATAGAATACAGGATGAACGCGACAGCGGTTTAGTATTTGTATTTTGTGACAGTACAACAGCAGAACTCGTCAAATACTTTACGAATGTCTACTTGACTACGATTGTTATGTTTGCAAATGAGTTCTATAATGTTTGCAAAAACCTTGGTGTCGACTATGACACTGTAAAAGAAATTGCTTTGCTTGATAGAAGAATTTCTCATTCGCATCTTAATGTTCCCGGTCACGACGGTAGTTTTGGATTCGGCGGCTCTTGTTTTCCAAAAGACATCAACAGTTTAAAGCATATTTGCAATCAACTTGGAATAAATGAAAGATTGTTTTCAGCTATTATTGAAAGAAATAATGAGCTTAGACCGTCACGTGACTGGGAAGAGTTAAAGGGCAGAGCTGTTGTATGAGAATATTGGTTGATGTTGATGGTGTTGTTGCCGATTTAATCGGCGAATTTTGTAAACGTTGGATGTATGGAATAATAACACCAGAGATGATAACACATCACAAAATAGTAAAAAGTCCTGAAATAATTGAATTCCAAATAAAAACAAGCATTAATGTAGGAAAAAATTTTGATGAGTTTATGAAAAGCTCACCGTACACTTTTGTTGAACGTATTAAAGGTGCACGTGAAGGAGTAAAAGAACTCATTAAGTTGGGGCATGAAATTGTATTTTTAACTTCATTATCAGATTATCCAGAGAGTTTTCAATCAAAATATGAATGGATTTCTAGTAATTTTGATAATTTGCCAGTCATAACGTGCCCATCATCAATGAAACATTGGGTGCAAGCAGATGCTATAATTGATGATAGAGAAGATATTTGTAAAGCATTTGAAGATTCAGGAATGAATTCATTTTTGTTTGCGCAGCCATGGAATTCATCTGAAAAAGTTCGTTACGATTGGGAATCAATCGTAGATTTTTTATCAAAGTATGACAATTTTTGAATATCCAAAAGATTTAGAAAAAATTAAAAAGTTTATAGAACACTCAAATATCGTTTTTACAAACGGTTGTTTTGATGTTTTACATGCAGGTCACATGAAAGTTTTAGATGAATCTGTTAGAATATCTGATTCATTTTATGGAATTGTTATTGTTGGAGTAGATAGCGATGAGTCTGTTAAAAAATTAAAAGGAAACGATAGACCAATATTTGATGAATATTATAGATCATATCTTATTTCTAGATTAAGAGGAATTTGTTGTGTTATAATATTTGATACTGGCAGTTTGTTAAGTCTAGTTGAAACTATTTCTCCAAAAGTTATAGTCAAAGGCTCTGAATATAAAGAAAAAGATTTTGAATCTTCATACGGAAATAGAAAAGTTACATTTGTTGAAATGTTTAATGACTTGCATACCACTAAAATAATTGAGTTTTTAAAATGAAAATAGCATTGTACGGTGATTTTATAACAGATATTTATAGCTGGGCGTCATTAACAAGATTTTGCCCAGAGCAAGCAGATGCACCAATTTATGATTTGCTGACAGATGATAGAGAATTTTTAGGCTGTGCTGGAAATGTTGCAGCAAATATCGCAGCAGCTGTTAGATTTTTTGATAATAGTAGCGAAAATGAATTGACAATTTTTGGCTCGATAGGGAGATCTACTCTTGGGAAATTGTTTAGATCACCTATTATGAAAAATGTAAAATTAAATACAGAAAATGTAAAGTGTTACGATAATTCAATAGTAAAACAAAGAATTGTTTTAGATGAAAAAATTGCTTGCAGAATAGATTCATCAAGATATTTTTGCGGTAGTCATGATGACAGAGAAGTCACTGTTGGAAGATACGATTTACTCATTATTTCTGACTACTGTTTTGGCGGAGTTGAAGAAAAACTTTGCCGCGATCTTATAAATAATTCAGAGATTTCAGTTGTCGACACAAAAAGAAAAGACTTATCATTTTATAATGGTGCAACGGCATTTAAATTCAACAGAAGTGAATATGAAAAATTTATTTCTGGTGAAATAATACCAAGTGACTGGATAGTTGTTTCAAAGGGCTCTCATGGTTGCTCTGTAATAGAGTCAAGCAAAAGAGTTGTAAGAACAAATATGCCCGCCTGGCCAGCAAATGAAATAGATGTAACTGGGTGTGGTGATACATTTACATCAGTACTTGGTCTTGCATTGGCACATGGTAAAGGAATTGAAATGGCTGCATACGCAGCAAATTACATTGCTTCAAAAGTTGTCTCAAGGTTTGGTCCAGCTGTACCAACAGGCGAAGAATTACTTACTGCTTTAGAAAAAGGAATAATATGAAATTAGCACCAGAAGTCATAGCTGAATTGATCGATGCCTTCATAGAAGGTATAACTGAACAAAAAGATATTTCAGATAGAATTAGATCAATTGATTTAGTTGAAAATAATGATTCAAATTTAATTGATTTTTCAGATGAGTGGAAATCAAAAAAATCTCAAAGCCCAGTAAGTGAATAAACATGCCTGTTTATACGTACGAATGCAAAAATGAAAATTGCAAAAAAACACAAGAATTGACAAGATCTATTTCTGAAAGAAATGATGAAGTCAATTGCGTCTGTGGTAAAGAAATGAATCTTATCATTTCAACATGCTCGTTTTCACTTGTTGGTAGCTGTTGGGCAAAAGATGGATACAAATGATATACTTTTTGATATTGAGCATATTATTAAATGCAGTTCTTGCATTTTCTATTTTTAAGCTTTTTAAACGCTTAATAGAAGCAGAAAATTCAATGAATGATGTTAGTTCTAACATAGATTCTCTAGCAGAGTTTTGTGAATCACTAAAAAAGAAGTCATTAGCATATCATTCGCCTGAAGTTGTTGCTTTCCACAAACTTGTAGTTCAGGTATCAAATTCATTTTCAAAAGAAAAGGAAGCAAAAACAAATGGCTGATTATTTTGGTCCAGAAGCTGATGTCAGTATAAAGTTTTTTCTTAACACCGTTGATCCTGAAGAAAAAAATAGAATATTTGATACAGAAATACGACCAGTTTTTGAAAAATTAATACACAGTCTAATTTACGTCTATAGATTTCAAGGACTTGATGAGATACAAACACTGAAAGATGAGTGTTTGGCTCATTTGTATGAGAATGTTAGAAAGTTTAAACCAGATCTTGGGACAAAAGCTTTTTCTTATTTCAATGTTGTAGCTAGAAATTGGTTTATAAACAGATCAAAAGAAATTAAAAAAAGAGAAAGAAACGAGTCTGATCTGCCAATAGGGTTGGATCACGAGCAGTTTAAAAATGACTCTACAAGTGGAAATTCTTCAAATTTTGAAGATGATGTAATAGAAAAAGAATTTTGGGTAAAGTTCTCAAAAGCTCTTGAAGAATGGCAAGACAATCCAGAAATAAAACCGCAAGAAAAAAAGATATTAGACACAATTATCTTTCTATTTCAAAATGCAGATTTGATTTCTGTGTATAATAGAAAAGCAATTAACATATACATTAGAGAATTAACAAATTTAAGCAACAAACAAGTCGCTGCATCCTTACAAAGATTAAAAACTATGTATTTAAGCTTTAAGGATAAGTATGACAATGAAAATCCAGACTGAGCTTTTAACATTTGAAGATGTAGCTGCTAACATAATTTCTGAGCAAAAGGCTGATCGTGAAGGCTTTCTAGAAGTAATAAAAGGAATGAAACAGCTTGCTACTGAAAATTCTGAAACAAGCATCATGATGGTAGAACAAATTGTTAAAGCATATGATGTACTTAATAAAATGGCAATGGCAAAGCTTGGTATTGCAAATTCTATTTTAAAGAGCAATAAATCTGTTAAAGATGAAAATGAAAATGATGATGTTTTTAGTGAAATAGGTGATATAAATGAAAGGATGATAAGCGGTGGAGAACATTGATTTATCATCTGTACAGACAAGCGAGCTTAAAAGAAGATTAGATTCTTTGTTAAAAGAGTATGATACAGTCATGGCTTCTGCTATGAAAAATCTTCTTAAACTTGAAAAGCTTAGAGAAGAAATGTCAAATCCAATATCTGAACTTTCAAGAAGAGAAGCAGATGGTGAAAAATGACAAATAACTCAGGCGAGTCTATACGCAGGCCAGAACTTGTTCTTGGTGACCTGCTAAAAAAACATGCAAGAGGAGAGATAGTAACATCTGACTTTTTGCCTAAAATATTGTACAGGGCTGTTGTGCTTGCCGTAGATGTAGAAGGTGGTAAGCTGTCTGGCGCAAATATTGGTAATGACACTGTAAACGGCGTAGGAGTTGATGGCCGCGAAAGAGATTATACAAGAATCTCAGGGCCAAGCAATCCAAGAGGAAGTATAAAAGCAATAGTTATAGATTCTGCAAGAGATTCATTTTATGATGAAGATAGTGCTAGAATCTTGTGGCCATTTTTTCCAAATGACCAAATGTCATTGCCAGTTTCTCCAGGAGAGCATGTATATTGTATATTTGAAGATGAATTAATGGAGCACGGATTGTGGGTGTGTAGAGTTTCTGGTCATGATACTGCGAACGTATCAAAAGGTGCTGATTTTTTGTCTGGAGATAAAAAGCAGCTTAATGATTTGTTCTCTGGTGAAAAATCTAAAACAGAAATAAGAACATCTGATGATGTTTCTACAAGAATTAAACCATCTAGAAAAAGATTGGTAAAACTGTTTAATGGCGAGTAATGTACCAATAGAAAAAATTCCAAGGTTCAAGCAAAGAGTCGGTGATACTGTTCTTGCTGGGCCTAGCAATTCTATTGTGGTTTTGGGTAGAGACAGATCAAAAGATGGATCAGATGATATGTCTGCTGCTAATGACGCAGGTTCTGTTTCTATAGTTGCGGGCAGAAAAACAGAAGGATTTGATCCTGAAATAGATGCTGCATCTGTTTACATTTGTGCATTGACAGATGTTGATAATACATTTAAAGGTACTTTAGAAACAGGAGAAGTTGGTTCTGCTGTTGTTTCGTTAGGTGATTCTGTAAGAATAAAAGCTAGAAATAGCGTAATAATAGTATGCGGTAGCAGTACAATAAAGATTACAAGTGACGGTAAAATCACAATAGATGGTGATGTTGAAATAGGCAAAGATGCAATAAGCAGAGCTGTCAAAGAGGCTGCAGTTGATTATCTTTTGACACATACGCATGCAGTACCAACAGGTGGTGGAATATCTGGTCCACCTACACCAACTGCATCGAGAGAATCTTTTTTGTCTAATAACTGCAAGCTAAAATAATGTAAAGAAAGTAAATCATTGCACAGCTACTTATGTGCAGTGCCGTACAATTTTACATTACCTTTTAGTTTGTCTACTGGTTCAGGTGGTTATTTTGAAGTAACAAATGACGTATTGTCAGCTACTGCTTCAAATATAAGATCTGTACTTGTAACTAATTGGGGCGAAAGGCCAATGCATTATCGCTTTGGATGCAACCTCAAAGAATTTCTATTTGAAAATAGAAGTGATCAGTTAAGAAGAAGAATAGCTGATAGAATTTTGAAGCAAATAAATGAATGGATGCCATTTATTGTAATATCTGAAATGGATATTTTGTTTTCATCAGATAATGCTTCAATTGGTGAAAATGCTATAGGAATATATCTCGTGTTTAGATTTTCTGAAAATGAAGAACTCGCTTCGAGCATTTCATTGATTGTAGGGTGAGGATTAAATGGCTAGAAATATAGAAAAAACTAGATCTACGTCGCTTTTGAATAAAGATTTTGATTCTTTCAAAAAAGATGCGATAAGATTTATGGATGCGTATGCATCTGGAAGTATTGTAGATAAAAGCACACCATCAAGTGCAATGGTTTTAATAGAATTGATGGCTTTTATTGGAGATACACTAGCGTTTGGAATAGACCAATCATTTAATGAACTTAGAGAAGATACGTCTTCTCAAGTAGAGAACGTTGTTGAGTTTGCAAGAATGAGGGGTTATAAAGTAAAAGGAAAAACACCTGCTAGAGGAAAGCTTCCAATAATGATAGAAGTTCCTGCAGCTGTTGTTTCTGGGTCTGTTGTCCCAGATCCTCTTTATCTACCGACACTACCAAAGGGCGCGCAAGCACAATCAAAAAATGGCGTTTTATTTGAAACACTTGAAGAAATAGACTATTCAAATTCAACTGGAAGAGATGTCACTGGATCACTTTTTAATTCAAGCGGAATTCCAACATATTTCGCTGTAAGAAAATCAGCTGAAATTATATCTGGACAAACAAAAACAGAGTCTTTTTCAATAACAGACTTTAAGCAATTTAGGACAATAGAACTGTCAGATCAGGATGTCACCGAGATCATCTCTGTTGTTGACAGCGACAACAATGAATGGGTTGAAGTGGAATACCTTGCCAACGATTGGGTGTTCAGCGCCGACTCTAATGAAACGTCTGATGCAGAAGATGTTCCATATGTTTTGAAAGTAGTAGCTGCACCCCGTAGATTCATTTCTAAATGGAATCCAGTTACAAAAAAGACGACTATTACATTTGGTTCTGGTGATGGTATTAGTTCTGATGATGAATTAATACCAAATGTCGCTGACTATTCAATACCTCTTTATGGTAAGAGAACTATTTCAAGCGTCCCAATTGATCCAAGAAACTTCTTAAAAACAAGAACACTTGGAATGAGTCCATTTAATACAACATTAACTGTTACATATAGATCTGGCGGTGGTAAAGATGGAAATGTCGAGCCGGGTTCTATAGATTCAATGGTGAAAGCTGATTTGTCTTTTGCAACAACAAATTTGGATTCTATAAAAAAAGGTGATATCGAATCATCTATACAATGTTTCAATACAGACAGAACAGATGGCGGCGCTGAAGAAGAAACTGTAAAAGAAATAAAAGCCAATTCAGCAGCATTCTTTTCAGCTCAAGACAGATGTGTGACAAGAGATGATATGATTGCCCGTGTTCTTTCACTGCCAGCTAAATTTGGTAAGCCTGCAAAAGTTTTCGCAAAAACATCAAGACAAAATGATGGTTCTGTAGACATATATATGCTTGCAAAAAACTCTGAAGGTCATTTTATTTCTCCTTCTAACACACTGAGAAATAACGTTGCAACTTATATCAACAAGTACAGAATGCTGACTGATGGTTTTAACATTTTTAATGGAAATGTTATAAACATGAGGTGTAGATTTGGAATAGTTGTTTCTCCATCATTTAATAAAAGTGAAACAATTTCTAGATGTATAAGTGCTCTTAAAAAATATTTTGACAGTGATTTAGCACAGATTGGGCAACCAATAGTGCTGTCAAATGTTATATCAACAATTGATGATGTTGAAGGTGTCGTGTCAGTATACGAATTAAACATGACGAACGTTTTTGGTACAATTGATGGTTTACAATATTCATCTACTAGGTTTGATTTTGAAAGTGCAACAAAAAACGGAATGATAATTTGTCCAGATAATTCTTTGATAGAATTACGTTATCCAAGAAGAGATATTGTTGGAGTTGCTAAATGATATACAGAATTTATCCAGATAAAGATACATTTATATCGAATGCTGTTGTTGCAAGTGTGCAGCAAACAGGCTCAAATTATGGATATGCTGAATCACTTGAAGTTTTTAAAATTGCTGGTGTGTCAGGTGCGCAAAGTGTGCTGTCTGGATCGCAGCTGTCAAGAATATTAATACATTTTCAGACAGCATCACTTGATAATTTCTTGTCTACAAATCCTGTTTCATCTGCTGCAAAGTCATATAGACTTTTTATGCAACATGAAACGACAGGTGATGGTTTACCACAAGCATTTACATTAAGAGTTAGAGCAGTATCTGGTTCATGGCTTGAAGGAAGAGGAATTGACACAGTAGACAGGTCTGATTATGGTGTTGCAAACTGGTGGAAATTTGATTCTTCAAATTTTTGGGTACAGAGGGGTGGAGATTGTTATGCAAGTCCAGACCTGTCTCAAACATTTGATATAGGTGATGAGAATTTAGATCTTGATGTAACAGATGCATTTAACTTATGGTCATCAGGTACAAGGAATGATGGCTTTTGTATATCACTTGCGTCTGCACATGAGAGTGACACTGTATATGATGATTTTTACAAAAAAAGCTTTTACAGCAGACACACACAGTGGGATGAAAGAAAGCCATATGTTGAAGTTAGATGGAATGACTTCATAGGTGATGATAGAAGCAAAATGACTTGGGGAATGACAGGGTCATTGTTCTTGCATAACATAGTAGATGGACAATACACTGCATTATCAATAGGTCAATCAGCATTAATCGTTTCAATTTCAGATTTATCAGGAACAATAACAAGAGTCACAGCGTCTGCAACACAACTTGTTGGAATATACAGCGCAAGCATTTGCCTACCAAGTGCATCATATTCAGGTTCAATTTTTTATGACTCATGGGGTTCTGGTTCATTTGCTTTTATGACAGGCTCTTTTACTTTTAAAAGTAAAACAGCGTATAAATCTTCTCAAACGCAACAGTATACAGTAAACGTACCGAACATTAGAGAATTTTATGATGCTGAAGAAGTAGTTAGATTCAACGTCAACATAAGAAGCAGGTCATATAGACAAGGTGTTGTTGCAACTGCATCACTTAGAGTTACACCAGATATTGTAGAAAAATGCTACTATTCTATAGAAAATGAGTCTACTAGAAGAAAAGTCATTCCTTTTGGCACAGGTTCACAACAGCATACAAGACTTTCGTATGATGAAAATGGAAACTATTTCATGTTTCCAATGACAAATTTACATTCAGGTGAAGTTTATAGATTATATGTTTTAGTTGACAGGGATGGCCAGAGACAAATTATCGATTGCAATTCTAAATTTAGGGTAAAATGAGTAGAGATTTATTTAGACTATTTGGAAACGGCAATCAAGCCGCTGAGGGAAAATCAGCGACTGCACCACAAAATTTGTTTGATATGACAAATGATGATGGTGAGCAAGATGCTTTACTAAAAAAAGCAGAAAAATCACTTGAAACGTCATTAAGAGTTGATTATTCTGATTTTGCAAATCACGTGTTTCTTAATAGTGCATTAAGTTATTTTGACATTACTGGCGAAAAAATATTAAGTGAATACCCAAAAGACGGCTCAAGAGGTGAGTTGGAAGCATTCACAAATGACTTGGACGGCTACCAAAAGTACATATTAAACAATTGGCCTGTAAGATCAGGTCATATCGTGTTTAAACCGTCAGTATCTTCATCTTACGTTCAGATAGATGACGTTGGAAATTTTGACAATGTAACAAAAAATGGAATGCTTAGCCCAGGTACTGGTTCATGGGCACTAGAAATGTGGTATAATTCTGCAAGAACGCTTACTGCATCTCAAGGAATATCTGTATTAGCACAAAAAGATGACAGAGTAGGCGTTTCTTTAACACTTTATCTAAGCGGTAGTTCTGTTTACTTGAATTTAAAATCTGGTTCAAGTACTACAGAAGTTAGTGCGCCTGCGCACATCAACACAAGTGGTTATGTTTTAGGTGTTGTTGACAGGTCACTTGTTTCTGGTACATTGACAATATACACAGGTTCACAAAGTAAATTTCCAACTGTTGTTTCAAGTGCTTCAATAAGTTTTGGAGGAGCATTGACACTTGCAAGTGCTTCTTTATTCATTGGAAGTGGCACTTTAACATCAAAAAATCACGTTCCATATTCAGGAACAGTTGATGAAGTAAGAGTGTGGAACTGTGCACTTGCGTTAGCAGATGTAACTTCGTCTTTTAATAGAAAAATATATTCAAACAAAAATCTTGTTGGAATGTGGCGTTTCAATGAGACAGGTTCTACTGGTTTATCTGGTGTAGACAGTATAGTGGCTGATACAAGCGGTCACATGGTGAACGGCAGAATAAAAAACTATTGGAATGGAGCAAGAGGTTCTGGCTCTTTTGTGTATGAAACGCCAGATATAATTTGTGATGTAAGATGTGCAGAGGTTCTTTCGTTTATAGTCGAACAAAGAACATCTGGCTCAGACTATGACAGAAATAATAGCGGAAAAATAACAGATATGTTTCCGCAAGAGCTGCTAAGAGGGCAAGAAGAACAAGAACATGACATTATAAAAAACTTTTTATATGTCATGGGCCGTTATTTCGATAAAATTAGATTGTATGCGCAGCATTTACAATACTCACTTAGAGCAAGTGAATGTACATCAAATGATGTACCAGATTCAAAACTTGAAGACTTAGCAAGATTTTTTGGTATAGAATTACCAGGAAGCTTTTCAGATACAAGTGCTTTACAGTATCTAATTGGAAGAGATATAAAACCTGGTGAACTTGGCAACTATGAATTAGACGTAAAATTAGATGAAATTAAAAAGAAAATTTGGCGTAGACTGTTAAGCAATCTTTCTACGATTTATAAGAAAAAAGGAACAAGAGACAGCGTAAATGCTGTGATGAATGCACATGGAATTCCAAGCAACATTTTTCGTTTAAAAGAATACGGTTATTTGGAAAAATCTGCAATACGCGAAGAAAGAATTCCGTCACAAATAACGACAAGGAATGTTTTTATAAATTCAACTGACACTTTGCAGATAAAAATGAGTCAATCGTATACTGACTTTACAATAGAAGGAAGACTAAAACTTCATCAATCAACAGGTGCGCAACAAGATATGATCATTTTTGAACATCCTGTAACTGGCCAGGCAAGCGGCTATATTAGCGCTTATCAACAAGGCGCAGGATCAACAACAGGTGCACTGTATTTTTTTGCACAAAGCGGCGAATTTGTTGGTGTGACCGGCCCCATTTTTAATGATGAATGGTTTAATTTCAGTGTTGTAAAAAAATCGCTGTCATCAGATTTATCAAATTTTAAAATAGAAGTTAATAGATTTAAAGAAAACAGAATATATTATTCTGCTTCATACGAAGAACAACTTGCTGATGTTCAGACATATCAAACGACAGATCCACAATTTTATTGTAGCACTCAACAAAACTCATATAGCTTAGATGAATTTAGATTTTGGACTAGAGCACTTGAGCAAAATGAATTAGAAGATCACTGCTTAAACTTTAGAAGTTTTGGGTCGAATTATCCGTTAAATTTAAAAAATGATTTAATCGTACATTTAAGATGTGATGAAACATTCACTTCAGGTGCTTTCACTGTTTTATTAGACCACTCAATGCATGGGCATAATGCAATTTGCTCAGGCACACAAGTATCAGGTACTGAATATCTTAATGAATATTCTTATATGGCATCACCAGATTTAGGGTGGACAGATGAAAAAGTGAGAGTATTCTCAGATGAAATAAATGAAGAAGATAGACCAAGAGATATACCGGTTTTGTCTCTTGAAATGAATATGATAGATCAGCTAAATGAAGACATATCACAAATGATGTCTTCAATTGATACAATTAATGATGCAATTGGTCATCCAACGTCACAATACAGATCAACATATGATTCTTTAGATAAACTGAAAAAAGAATATTTTAGAAGAATGACAGATAAGTTAAATTTTAGAATATTCATTGATGCACTTGACTTTTTCGATAGATCATTTATCGATGTAATTAAAAAATTAATACCTGCAAAAGCAAGATTTTTTGGTGGAGAAACAGTGATTGAATCGCATACTTTTGAAAGATCAAAAACGCAATATGCACCGCCAGCAGATGATAATGTTGTTGATTCAATCATAAGTTGCACGATAAATGTTTTTAGGAGATGAATTTTGTCAAACGTAATTCGCTTTTTTTCAGATAGTAAAGATGTTGTTGTTAATCAACAAACAGACAGCGCCGTTTCTGTTTCTGTTACAGGGACTTATCAGAAGCAAGTTACACATGTGTACGATCAAGTTGTTTTAGGCAATTCTGGAAAATATCCAAGATCAGCACCTGTTTTTGCTAGTTCATCTGTTGAAGTTTATACGTCTGTAAAAACGAAAAACGCAAGACAAAGAAAATCATTTGTAAGTACTTTAATTTCAACTGGTTCTGAAAGTACGTCTTTGATGTCAATTGGTTTGGGAAACCAAGAGTTTGTACAGAGACCAATATCAGCATCTAGACATGAAGTTACTGTTTTGGGTGCATATTACAGCGGCACAAACGTTATTGAAGGAGCTGTGCCGTATACATCATCTTTATATTACGCAATCAGCAGAGATATACGCAAAGTAACATTTAAACTAACAGCGAGCGCAGACATGGGGGGATATGTTGCGCATAGAGGTTTGTCTATTCACAGTAGTGCAAGTATAACAGCTCCGCATATCATTACATGCAATTTAGAAAACATGGAAAATAGCCAGGCAAAGTTTACTGAAAATGGTAAAATAATAGATATAAAAATATGGGTTGAGATTTTACAAGTGTCTGGTGCTTTAATACATCCACCGCTTGGACAGTTTGCGCTAGCAGTAAGAAGTCCAAATTTATCTTGGGGTCATGCACATCCATTAAGAAATTACAATAAAGATGGTACAGTGTGGGGACCATATGAAGACCCGCCTGAATTTTATAAAAACTCTTTTTTGCTTTGGGAGCCCGCTTCTATATTCAGAGGCGTAAAAGTTCCGTACAGTGGATCACCAACATCTGACACAGATGGATTAGATCCTGCTTTTAGGTCACCATGTTGGGATCGTGATATGGGAATGAGAACAATTTTTTGTGATGGTGCGCAAGTAAGAAATCCAAGAGACATACACCAAGTCTATAAGAGAGAATTTTCAAGTGTTTTACAAGGAAATAGAGCATATTCAGCACCAAATTATGGTTTGCTTCAGCTACCAGAAAACCCAACTGCAAGCATGTTTGGTAATGGGTGGCCGTGGTTTGATAGTGGCCACCTAAGTTCATCAAATGGTAGCGATTCTGGTTCGCCACCAAATGGGTGGCTTACAGGCGCTGGTGGTGTTGCAAGCGGTATTGAGTGGCCAACAACTGGGTCTAACATAGGACCAATTTATATGCGTCCAGTGTATCCGCTGCTTGATGATATTTTCGTTAAAAAACTGTATCACACAGATGGATTTGCATCTGATGAAGGAAATGGAAATGTAAGACAATATTGGCAGAGTTGGGTTGTTAAAAGGCCAGGACTAAGAGGAACAGACATGCTTGGCGTTTGGCATCTAATGATTGCAAATGGTTTTTTGAGCACAAAGACATATACACCAACTTATTTTAGACAAGTTCGCTTTGAAATAACATATGAAGTTACGCCAGGTACAAAAAGGCAGCACGTCTATTCAGCAAATAGAGTTAAAAGATCTGGTGTTGTACCTTACAAAAAGGGTTTGAATTTAATAAGTGTCATATCTGGTTCAAAAGACTTTACATTTATTAAAAGTAATTTGACAGATGCGCCAGCAGATTATTATTCAACTGGCATATACATCGAAGCAGGAAGTGAACTTGAAATAAATAGAGCAATAGGAATTACAGACAGTGCTGATGATTTCTATAAAGAAAACTTGGCTGTTTATACAAGTGGTACATCTGTATTTACAACAACTGCAAGTTATGATCGTTCTCTCGTAGCATCTGTGTTGTCTCCGTCTGTAAGCAGTATGGGCCCAAGAACGCTGAAACAGATTGTAAACAACACTGATTTCATGACAACATCACAGATTGCTCAGTTGGTATTAAGCGGAACAATCTAAATGTATAGCAAGATATATAATCTGTGGGCTTCTTAGATCCAACAGAGCAGATAGTAGATTTAGTTCTAACACCAGAAGGCAAAAGACAACTTGCTTCTGGTGATTTGTCTTTTGAGTATTTTTCACTTCACGACGATGAAATAGATTACAGACCACTTTTTTATCTTTCATCATCATTTACAGACGCAGACATAGAATCTATTACTCCTCTAATGATAGAAGACACTCCGATATTAGAAGCAATCGTTGGCCGCTCTCACGGTGGCTCAAATGATTCTGTAAAACCAACATCTTTTCTTTTTGATTCATCTGGAAAAGATGAACAGATTCCATCTATGGAAATTTCTCCGAATGTTACTGGAAGTTTACTCACTACAAACCAGCAGATCGGAACCAATAGAAATTTAATAAAAGTTGACAGAAGTTCAAATGATTTTTTACTAGTGTCTGTAAAAATGATAAATGATTCTGGAATAAAAAATCAATATGTTATTTCTTTGTTTGAGTCTGGATCAGATGGGTTCAATGAAATATTCCCAATGTATGATTCAGCTGGAAGAAGGTCATATGGAAATGATTTTATTCTAGAAATTGATTCAGAGATAGGTTCAATATGAAACCTGTAGACACAAAAACAAATGTAGCTTCTGAGCCTATACAGAACAAAAAACTGAGATCTGGTATCTCTGTCTCATCTTCTTTTGCATCTTCTTTTGATGTTGCGAAAATTAAGAGTGAATCTTTAGAAGTTGCAAAAAGTGTGTCTTCTTACGCTGCATCTGGAGACAAAAGATCGATAGAAATCGCTGCACTCGACATATCACAGTATTCAAATTCAGTTAAATCACTGTTGAATTCTCAAACTGTAAACAATTTCTTTAACAACAATAATGTACAAGAGCCAAGCACAGCTGAAAAAGAAATAAAAAAAGCAGGTGTGTCAATAGATTCTTGCAAAATTTCTTTCAATAAAGATAGTGGAATACTTGATGCTTTTTCAGTTGAGATAGAAGTTTCTGTACCTGAATTTGTTCAAGACATTATATTGATGAGAAGAGATAATGGATTAATATCAGATTTGTTTCCAATGTCAAAAAGAGGAATGGACTTAATATCATCACATGTCAGTGATTTTATGGGTGGCAGCCAGTTTTCTGATGTAGAACTTGCAACAACTGTGTCAAGAATTCCAGTCAATGATGGAAAATCTATTGGCGTTACATCTTTTTCTTCAAAAGATGACAAATCATCTGATGTAAGACCGTTTTTGCAACAAACAGAAAATCAATCTACGCTATCAGTTAAACTTCTTAAAGGTGTTGTAAACCCAGCAACTGCGTCTTATATGGATGCATCTTTGGTTTATGACATAAACACAATAGAAAGACTGTCAAAAAGACAGAATGAAGTTTCAAAAAATGATAAACTAGATGAAAAAGAAGACAATAAACCAAAAGAATTTAAATCTATTGGTAGACACGTTACAACACAGACTAAAAAAATAAGAATTGTTGACAAATCTGTTATCAGAGGATATTCTTATTCATATTATGCATATTACAAAAATAAGACGAAAGACAGTTTAAGGTCTCAAATTGTAAGTATAAATGTTGATAAGACCAACCAGGTCATACAAACACCAACAGTTTATTCTACGGTGCTCAACACGAGCATTTTATTAAATGTTGGTATACCAACCAACATTGAAAAAATAGAAGTCTACAGGGAAAACAGCAATGCATGGTCTATCATAGGATCTGTCGATGCATCGTCTGCTGGCTGTGTGTTCACAGACAAGAATGTTAGACCGGGAATAAATTATTCATATAGAGTATATGCAGTTGACCCATTTGGGAATAAATCGCAAGTACCAGCGACATGCACTGCAAGAATACCAGTTGGTTTGTATCATCCTGTATTACCACCAACTTTAAGTGTTGGTGTTGATAGAACAACTGGTAGATCTTTCATTGATATTTTTGTTGAAGATAAAAACACAAAAATAATCAGAATTTCAAGAAAAGATATTTCATTGTATGAAAAGCAATTTTCTATAATAGGTGGACAAGGCCAAGTTTCACTTGGTGTACATGATAAAAAAAGATCACAAGATGGATCATTACGTGACATTTCTTCTACACAAAACGGCATATTAGAAATTAATGGGCCTGGTCACTATAAATTCTATGACGTATACTCAAGAGTAGACCACACTTATCAATATTCATGTGTTGCTATTGATAAGTCTGGAAGAACGTCAATTGATGTCGCAACTGAAAATGTTTTTGTGTCTAAGAAACCGCTGATTACACCTCCATCAACGTTGAGTGCATCAATTGATAAGTCAGATATTACCTTGTCATGGGTTGAACAAAACTTAGCTGTATCACCAGATGAAATGTTAGGTAACAGAGAAACACTATCATTTCACTCTGTAAGAAATCTATATCAAGTTCAAAGAATGAATGTAAAAAATGGAAAATGGATAAGTTTTCCTTTAGTTGATACAATTTCAATCATTGATTCTTCAAATGAAATTATAGATGGACGTCCAGAAGCGCCAGTTGTCGGGAATTCTTACATGTATAGAGTTGCAACTTTCCAAACAGGTGGATATTATAGCAGCTATACTGATCCAATACTTGTTGAGATTAAAAATGAAGTGAAACAAATTGTTGATTTGAAAGCATCATTGGTTGATTTCAACGTAAAGCTTTCTTTTAATTCTGACGGATTTGATGGTGAATGGAGAATTGAAAAAGCTACAATTGGTGCAAAAAATTCAATCGTTGAAGATTTTGTTACTTTAGGAAGCATATACAGAGAGTGTAGTAGAATGCGCTCACAATTAGCTGATAAAATTTGTTCACTTAATAAAAAAGAAAGAATTTTTATTGACAGCGATGTACAGAGCGGAAAAAACTATTTGTATAGAGTTACTCCAATAACAAAAGACGGAATAGTTGGCAAATCTGAAACTATTGGCATTTCATTGGCAAAGGCGGTAAAGTAAATTGTCTGATAAAAGTGATTTACAATCAATATGCGACTGCATGTTGTCACCACCATCTCTCGATCCTGGCAATCCCAGAGTGATTGCTTATTTTTCAAGAATAGATACAGCTGCGTCAATTTTTGGAATTGAACTTGCTAGTTCTTCATTTGGATTCTCAGCTAATATTATAAAAAGAAATCAATGCTTAGAAAAAATAAGAGAATGCATTGACATGTATGAAAACATATCAGCTGCTGGCTTGTTTATGAATGAAAACCCATTCACAAGAATAGATGCAATAAACTCTTCAAGAAGAGTTGTAGATGATATTGGCAATAGCAATGAAATTTTTTCATCTACAATGAAAAATATCCGTACTCTTCTTGACTTAATCACCAGAAGAGATGCTGGTTCTTTTGACATATCAGGCGCAAGGCCACAAGTAAGTGCGCTTGATATATCATTTGGCGGAATGACAGGAATACCATCATCTATTTTTAATGCAGATGATTTAAAGCGCCAACAATCTCTTAACGCTCTAAGAGAACTTGACTTTTCAAAAAGAAAACCAAAAGTTTTATTTGTCTCTGAAAGAGAAGGAGAGACATATGACATAGTGGTCGGCTGGCTAAAGATGAGAGATGCATCATCTTACATGTTAACTCTTTCAGATAGAGTTTTTCAGCATACGATTCACGTTACAATACAATCACAGAATTTAGAAAACGTTGATGAAACAACTAAATCATTTTACAAGTCTGTGATAGCTCCAGTTATTGGTAATTCAATAAAAGAAAAAGATATTGCATTATACAGATTTTCAAATGTGTTAAGAGATAGTGTGTACTCATTTTCAATTTTGCCAATGCAGAATATAAACTCTGGAAGAAATAATCTGTTTAGAATGACTCTTAATAGAGTTGTCATGACAGATAGACAAATGAGCAATATTTTATCTGCAATACAACTCGCTGGTTTTTCAAATACAGATGAAATCACTCCATATCCGTTTATATCAAAAGAACTGTATGGAACAGATAAATACGGATGGCTTTTAGCAGGCGTCAATTTGTTATCTGCATTTGACAAAAATGAGCAAGCTGCAAAAGTAAGATCATATTCGTACATTGGTGCTAAATGGTCACAAATATCGCAGCTTATTTTGTCTGGTGAATTTTATGCTCCATCAAATGTATCTTCGTTTGAACAGGCTTTGAATAATTCATTTTCAACATATGGCTTATCATCTACAATGATAGAAATTTTAGATAAGTGCGGAATGTTGCTATTTTTTGATGATAGAGAAGGATTTGATACAACAATAGTATCAACTGGCAATTCAAATGCTATAAAAGAAACAGGTCTTGCAAGAGCAATAATTTCAGCAATAGATCCAGTTAGTGCAACTGTCACACCTAGTGCAATATACGCAGCCACTGAAATTAATTCAGGCAATTGGCGTACTTTATTTGCATCACAAGTACTAACACCAAGACTTGATAATTCAAGTGATGAAATAGATATTATTTCATATGAAGGTGTTACAAGGTTTTTAAACGTTATGATTGATGCATCAAGAAGGGCTTCATAATGCCATCTAGACAAATCATAAGAGATAGTATAACAACTATTCTTACGCCTACACAGAATGACAGCAGAGATCTACCCTCTACAACAACAGAAGTAACAACTGTTCTTTCACCAACTGAAAACAGCGGTCATGGGTCGTCTACAACTGAAATTGATTCTGTTCTTGTTGGGTATGTTACAGGTTCATACTCAAAAAGTGTTTTTTTTGAAACGTTATTTGATAGCTTTAATTTAAACTGTAAGCCAGTCTATAAAAAGTATACAGATGATGAATCAAAAAATGAACCAGAAAACAGTTTATCACTAGAACTAAGTGATTATCCTCGCTATATTGAAATTACATGGAACACATGTCCAGCAATAGAGTATGCTCTTCAAGAACAAGCTCAGCAGACATTTGATACATCTGGCATTTTTACAGTTCCGCAGATAAATGATTTTATGAACCCAGGCGCGGGTTCGATGAAATTAACAACTCAATCTAAAAATAAAAATTTGCCTGAAGAGTTTGATGAAAGTAAAGTGCTTTCGTCAAATAAGATGGTAGGTATAAAAGTTTCAGACATAATCTCTAATTTAAAAATAGCAGATAGAACTGGCATTATTATTGATGACTTAGAGACAAGGGCAAAAGTACCACAAACACAGCAAAATAGTTTTGAATCTTTCTTAGACAAAAGAAGTAATGAGCTAGAGCAAACCAACATTGTAATAACACCAAAAGCTGCACTTGAATTGTTATCAGCGCCATCATTCCCAAATGATTCAAGAGAGCATGTAGAATCATCACTTGTTGTATCTGCATTTTCAACTGAGATAGGTTTAGCAGATTCTCTTGAAGATCAAATAGATCAGACAACCGTTGACCCTCCATACATTGAAACAAGTGCAATAATGCCGTCATTTTCATATGCTGGCTATTTGATACAAAGACAAAAACTATCACGTGATGGTATTTTTGTAGATGATAAAGTTTTTAAAATAGTTGGAAGAAATTCCAATGTTTATAGAGATGTGTCTGTTGCATACGGTACAGTATACAGATACAGAATATCATCAATAGCAAAATGGGTTCATAATCAAGAATTGAGATTAGATGGTTTTGTCGATGTAGAACAAACTACGCAAAACGGGCAGATGGTAATAAGGACAGTGAGATCTTCATGGAGCCCATATGTAAATGCTGTTGTTTTAGATACAGATTTACCAACACCGCCAAAAGAGTTGTCTATTATCATTGATAAAAAAAGAAAAGGCGCAATTTTATTTTGGAAAGTTCCAGACAATCAACAATCAGACATTATATTCTTCAATTTATACAGAAGAAAAGTGTCAGAATTTGGACATTTTAGTGAATGGGAACAAATATCTAGAAATATAAAACCATCAAATGGATCATTTTTCAATAAATTGGAAGAAAATGATAGTGGTAAAGTCATATATGCGATGACGTCAGTGTCTATACACGGACAAGAATCATCATTGTCTGAACAGATTTCATGTCAATCGTCTCTAATATCAAGAGATACAAACATTAATTTAGAGTCTTTTCCTGGTGTTTCGATTGAAAATCACGGAGCACTTTCTGTAAACCCACCACTTAAATCACTTGAAAAAGTAGAATTTTTAAATAGATTTTCATTAAAACCAAGAACTGGAACTACGAAAACAGTTGGTTCTGACAGGTCTGTTATTGTAAGAATAATGTCTACACAAACAGGTGAAAATATAGACATACCAGTTAATTTGCTTTATAAAAATTCTACTGTGTCTTTGCCCGCTTTTATAAAACGAGTGCAAGCAGATAGAAGAAATTTGCAAGTTCAATTTCCGCAAGACAATATATCTCAGCTTGTTCAATCACCAACTGCACAAACAACTACTGCAACAGCAGACAATACAATAATATTTCCAGACACAATGTCTTCATTTTTATTATCAACTGGAAAAACAGTTGATGCTTTGTGGATAGGAAATGAAGCAACTGCATCTCTTACAGACAGAACTGGAAATGGTAATAACTTAGCGCCAGTTGGTTCACCTATATACCAGTTTTTAGGACCTGGAAATCATTATGGTGTAAAATATGAAGCAGCAAACAACTTAGCTCACAGAGCAGACGTGGGATTGATTGCTAGCGGGTCTTTCATATATGGTGCTGTGATAAGCATTGCCAGTGATATTGACTACTTACAAACATTAGTTGGTAGGTCTGCAACAGCTTTTGATCCATGTTGTATTGCTTATTTGTTTACATATATATCTCCAAGATGGCCTGTTTTATTAATTCGAGATGCAGCCGCAGGTCAGTTGATTGTTGCTATGAACACCGCAATCGATTGGATGAATTTATATCCAGGAGAATGGCTTGTTCAAATACAAGTAGATCGTGAAACAGTTCCGCCTGTCGCAAGAATGCGAGTATCTTCAAATAATTCTTTAATTGATGAAAAATCAGGGTCTATGACAGGGATTGGAAGTTTAAGTGGGTCAACTGGTGCATTTGGCTTCGGAGCGTCACTTGGAAACAATACTGTCGGAGGAAGTGCATTCTATTATGGATATTATATGACAGGATCACAGTGCTGTGGACCGAATGTGCTAAGTTCAATTGCATCAAGTTTAGGATATGAGTGAAGCGACATATAAGTTTATAATCAGACTACTAAATAATCTAACTGGAGATATTCATGGGAATAAATGATAATAGCGGCGAGGTGTTCATAGAAGCAACACTTACAGATCTCGGAAGAGAACGTCTTGCAAGAAATGATGGAAGCTTTAATATTGTACAATTTAGACTTGGTGACGACGAAATTGATTATCGTTCTTGGAACGAACTAACTGGTTCTACATCAAAAGATGCGTCAATTATAGATGCACCGTTGTTTGAAGCATTTGGAAATGAATCAATAGCTTTAAAATATCCATTGATAACAATAGCTAACCCATACTTGAAATATATTCCAGAGTTTTCGTCTAGGCCAACATCTATTACTCTAAGAGAAAACATAGACTCACTTGGCGGAGGGCAAACTGTTTCTGTATATCCACAGTTTTTAAGAAATCAGCAGGTTATACCTCCAGAAATAGTTGACGTCGCATATTCAGTTGAAGTAGATAATGATTTACTTTTCATTTCTGCTGAATTACCAGTAGCAAAAACAAGACATGGGTTTGCAAGGTATGTGCTTCCAGCAGATAGCGGTATAACGTCTGCTGGAGGTTCTCAAGTTACATTTAATGTAAGAGTTCAAACATTAAATCCACAAATATTTGATACTATGGCCGGTGCTTCTGCTGCAAAGCCAAGAAGCATAACAACATCAATAATTGTAACAGGACACCAAAGTGGTTTAAATGTTACAATACCAGTAACAATAACAGAATTCGCAACAAGCTGAGGAATGAATGTCATTTAAACTTTTTGATCCAGAAAACGATATAGTTACGTTGCGCAGTTCTGTAAATGAAGTGCTAGACGTAACTGGTTCTATTATGTTGACAGATGCAAATGTTAAGTTTTTTAAAAACATTGCATCATCTTCTGTAGATCCAGACCTTGGAGGCTATTGGGAATCTGTTTTTGACAGCTCACCAACATCGTCACTCAGTACAGCACTGTTTGATGTGACTTATGGAGTTGCAACAGGATCTTCATACAATGTTTTAAGCTCAAACAGCTCTTCACAAAGCCAAAAAGTAAAAGTTTATCGTGAAATGGCTGGAGTTTTGCTTGGCAATAAAGATTCTCTGTTCACAATCGGCGGGACAGAAAGAAAAGAAGCTCTCTTTATCTCAGTGAAAAGAGATATTTTCAAAGATGAGATTAAAAAAGGTGCAACTTCAATAACGATTAATTCAGCTGCTCCAACACAGTATTCAGCAAGTGATGCTGGTGCAAACAGCACATTCAAACAAAGTATTGGTGGAGATTATGCGCCACTAAAGTACAACGGAACAGGATCTGAAGTTGGACAAGTTTGGTATGATGCGGGTATCATTATACTGCACCCAGATACAGCATATGGAGCTATTACAATTTGGTCTGGAAGCAAAACGCTGATAAATGTTCAGAGTTCTGGAAATATCAACCAAGTTGTAGATGGTTTCAGAAGAAAAACAGAAAAAGTAGTTTTCCACAACCAGTTAAACATTTATTCTACTTCTTATTATGTTAGAGCAAGGAATAGAGAATTCAATTATTCTTCAAACCCAACGTTTACAGATGACAACATGAGAATTAGAGTAACATCTGGAAGCAATGAGCAGCTTACAAGAACGTACATAACATCAATCGCTCTTTGTGATCCAAATGGAAATATTCTTGCAATTGCAAAAACAAACAAACCAGTCGCAAAAGGTCCAGAAAACGAAGTCACATTAAGAGTTCGTTTGGATTTCTGAGGTCATCTTGTGAGGAACACGGATGTCCGCAATAAAAAAATTAGATAAAACAGATGTATTAAACACTGTACTCGTACCATCATACGGAATTGAAATAGTTTCTGGAACTGCTGGGTGGACTGGTGGAGATGTTTCTGGGTCTATTTCTTTATTCGGCGGAATTAGAATACCAGGTAGGTCTACTTGTATAAGACCTACATCTGGTTCTTTTACAACAGCTTCAATATCATATTCTTCAGTCAGATTATCTGATATTACTGAAAGTGAAACAGAAAAAGGAAATAGAACTTGGCGTACAGTAGACAGCCTTTATAGATACTATTCTTCTTTTAATCCACTATATTCTACATCTAGTTACGATTATCAGTGTTTGTTCTTTAAAAACAAAAGCAATAATATTGCAATATGTAATGATGCAATATCAATGCAGCCGTGGAGAAGCATAACTTCTTCGTTGTGTTTAGAAGCTTGGGTTAAACCGTTTATGTCTTCAAGCGAAGATAACAGCGGTAGAACAATCTTAAGCAGAACAGGTTTGTATTGGTTTGGTGTGACCGGTTCGGCAGGCGACATGAGAGTTACATTCTCATCGTCATTGGGTTTCTATACTTCTAGTTTAACGTTAAGTGTTGGAAAATGGTCACACGTAGCTGTTTCTGTTGGATCAAACACAGGCAGCATATATGTCGGTTTAAAAGAAACAAATAGATTTACATACGCAGCAGCTGGCTTGGCATCATCAAATACTGCAAGTTTCAGCCCAGCGTTCTGCGTAGGCAATGTGTACACAGGATCAATTGTATCACTCGGCGGAAAAAATTCATATGAGTCACCAGATACAGTGTCTTCTGGTAGTGGAAGATCATTTCATGGGCTTATTCATGAAGTTAGAGAATGGAAAATAGCAAGAACTTGGCAGCAAATATCATCATCACATGATAAAAGAATACAATATGGTGATACTGGTTATTTGCCAATTTACATGCCAATGCTTGATGCACATAAAAGCTCATCTGCTGGTTATGCTGTTGGCAGTGGTTCAAATTGTCCAACAATAAGTGGAAGTGCAAATGATATAGCATTTAACATAAAAGGTTATACAAACAATCCAAGTTGGTTTCCAAACGGAAATCCAAATTTTCATCCAGATAAAACAATTGCAACAGAAGCTACAAATTATGCAAGACCGCTGTTAAAACTATTGAATATACCAAGAGCAATGTATGGATCATCAATAGCGACAGGGTCGTTTACATTGACATGCAAATCATTTTCTGGTGATAATGCTGAAATCATAAGAGTAATAAAAGATGATGGTAAAGGCCAACTGTACATGCACAGTTGCATGTCAGCGTCATTCTACGAGTCACAGTGGAGTGAGAATGTACCATGGAATAGGGTAGGCAATATATTTTATTCTGAGGGCGTGGTCGTCATCTCTGATGACTCTGTATTGGATTTGTGCCAAGATGTTGCATCTTTGTCTAAATTCCCAACAACACAAATGACAGTATCATTTAATGGCGTGTCGCCAGTTCCTGTTTCTGTTGTATCATGTCATATTCAGGGAGACGAATGTAATTTATCTACAAATGATTCATTTTCAGAAACAGACTCATCTGGTATTGCAAGACCTGTTTTAAATGAAACATATATTTCTTCTGTAGTGTTGTATGATAAACTGTTAAGACCAGTTGGCATTGCAAAACTAGCAATGCCGCTGAGAAAAAGAAAAAATGACAGTATAAACATACGTCTCAGAAGGGATTTCTAATGATATATTTTGGTTGGGATATAAGCACAGCGAATATCGGCATGTGTGCTGTTGATGATAAACAAAACGTTGTAGCTATCGATGTTTTACGGTTAAGCAAAGAGTCAAAAAATATAAACGAAAAATTCGTTATAGCTGCAAAAGGTGTTAGAGAATTTATAAAGTCAGTAAGAAATAAATTTCCAAATGAAATTGAAAGACATTCGATAGAAGAAAGACTCAAGAGCTGCGGCAGAGTGACAAACAAGAATACTTTATTGTCGCTTGCATCAATTAATGCGGTTGTTACACATGTTATAATAGAGGAATGCGCTGCCAATTATTTATCGGTCGTTCATCTTCATCCAAATGAAGTAAAGAAACTGATGAATATAAAAGTCGCTAAAGGCGAAGATAAGAAAAAAATTACAGTTGACATTGTAAGATCTTTGTACCCTGAATTTCCATTCAAACTTAACAAAAAAGGTGTAAATCCAGTTGAAGGTACTGAAGATATGGCAGATGCATATGTCACAGCTGTCGCTCTTTTGAGAAAAGATATTGAACAAAATAAGAAAAGAATATCTGCTAACAAAGGCGCTGGGAAAACCAGCGTCAAGGAATGATTTTAAATCAGAATTAGTATTCTTTTGCCCAAAGTGTCGTCACAAAAAACCAAAGCTATCTGTAAACATAAAAACAGATGAATACAACTGTTGGACATGCGAATCAAATTTAGGCAAGAGAACTTGTGGCAAAACATTAACAGGATTACTCTATAATAGAGTGTCTCATGATGAGCTTGGCGAATATATCGAAAGCTTAGATGACATTAAAAACAAGCATGTAATTGCTAGTTTTGAAAATGATGTTGTCGAACAAAAAGCAGAATTGCCAGAAGAGTATAGACCAATTTTATATTCAGCAAATAACGAATATAAAAACTATCTTAAAAAAAGAAATGTGTCAGATGAAGACTCTCTTTTTTATAGAATTGGATATTGTAATACTGGCAAATTTTCTGGTAGAGTAATCTTTCCATCATTTGATGATGCCGGTGATTTGAACTTTTTTACAGGTAGAAAAATATCTAAAAATATTGATGGACAAAATTACATGACATGTTCTTCAACAAAAGACATCATTTTTAATGATTGTCTAATTGATTGGACACTGCCAATTATAATTGTTGAAGGCCCATTTGATATGTTATCTGTTGGCAGAAATGCAATACCACTTCAAGGAAAAATGCTTAGACCAAGTTCAAAGCTTTTCAAAAAACTTGTTAAGTCTGGTTCAAGAGTGTATGTTGCTTTAGACAAAGACGCGAAGGGCGATCAGATATCAATTGAGCATATGCTTTATAAATATTGTGTAGACGTAAGAGGTGTGTATCTCGATAATTTCAAAGATTTTGGTGAAATGAACAGAACTGAGATCTTTCAAGCATTGAAAAATGCAAAGCCTTATAATCAAATTGAAAGAGTAAAATTACTGTGCGAATTATACACATAAGCGATGTTCACATAAGAAACTTCAAGTATCACAAAGAATATAGATCTGCTTTTCGATCTCTTGCAAATAGATTAAAAGAACTGAAGCCAGATCTTATAATAAACACAGGTGACACTGTACATGCAAAAACGCAAATAACACCAGAATTGGTTGATATGCTTTCAGAACATATCATAACGATTGCAAATATTGCGCCATACAGAATGATACTTGGAAATCACGATTTGAATTTAAAAAATCTTGATAGGAAAGATGCAGTATCACCAGTTGTGGAATCTTTAAAAAAGTCAGGTGTTGATGTCGATTTGTGGAGAGATGTTGGACCGTATGATGTAAAATACAAAAACGGTAATGGAGCATCATTAGATTGTTTCTTTTGGGTATTCCCAATAGATTCTGAAAAGAAACCATCTGTTGAGCAGATTACTAAGATGAGAAACTATAAACCATATTTTCCGCAAATCTGCTTGTTTCACGGTGCAATATCCGGATGCTCAACTGATTCAGAATGGACAATGGATTCATTGGAACATGACGTTTCAATGTTTAAAGATTTTGATTACGTGATGATGGGTGATATCCATAAGCATCAATCATGGAGAAACGGAAGAGTATGCTACGCAGGTTCTCTCATACAACAGAATTTCGGAGAAAGCCAAGATAAGGGATTCCTTATATGGGACATAGTAGATAAAGATAAATTTTCAGTTAAGCATGAAAAGCTTACTTGGAATGAAAATAAACTATCTTTTCACACAGTCGATCTAGATGAAACTCTTTTATTAGATGAATCAATTGAGATACCAAACAATTCTTACGTGAGAGTAAGGACAGTAGGGTCGTATACAGCATCTGAACAAAGACAGATTGTGTCTTTTATAAAGTCAAAAGGTGCAAAAGATGTGATGGTTATAAAGCCATTTGATTCTTCTGCGAAGCAAACTATCAAATTAACAGTTGGGAAAGATGAAATACAGGCATCTGAAAAAGAAAATAATGATATTCTTTTAAGAGAATACATGAAAAGCATGTTTTTGGATGAAAATACAGTCGACACTGTTATTGAACTTGATAAGAACATCAGGGCTGAAATTGAAAGCGAAGATGAAAATAATCGCGGAAAATGCTGGAAAATAAACAAGATTGCATGGTCTAATTTTTGTCAGTATGGAGCTGATAATATAATAGACATGACAAAAGTTAATGGCGTCTATGGTATTTTCGGCCAAAACAATCTTGGAAAGAGTACGATATTCGAATTAATAACGCAAGCTCTTTTTGACAAGGTGACAAAAGATGTTTCAAGAAATGTTGACCTTGTAAATGATGAGAAAGATATACTCTCAATAATAATGGAATTGTCAGTCGACGACAATGAATACATGATTGAAAGAAAAGTAGAAAGAATAAAATCAAACAAATCAAGAGAATGGGGAAAAACATCTCTTGATTTTTATCAAATCGTAGATGATGAGAAAGTATTACTAAACGGCGAAACAAGACCAGAAACAGAAAAAGCAATAAGACAATTGCTAGGTGGATTTGAAGATTTTTGTTTAACTTCTCTATCACCTCAACATCAAGTAAGTTCATTGCCTGGCGGAGGAGACTTAATAAACTGTAAAGATACAGATAGAAGAAGAATACTCTATAGATTTTTAGGATTAGATTCGTTTGAAAAAAGATTCTCTCTAGCAAGAGAAACACTAAAGTCACTTGTTGTTCCGCAACAACAAGCAGATACTTTCGAATCTGATAAAAATGAATTGGAAATAAAAGAAAAAGAACTTGTAGAAGTATCAAAAAATGTAATTGATTTGGATAGCAGTTTAATTGAATCAGAAGGAAAAAAAGCAGTTGTACAGTCAGAGATAAAAAGAATTTCTGATTTACTTTTTGATTTTAAAGATAAAGATTCTTCTAGCTTAGAAGATCTTGATCATTACAAATCATCTGTCGAATTCGCTGAAAAAAAGATAGATCGTTTGCAAAAAGATATTGAAAGCAGTGAAGAAAGCATAAAAGAACTAAATGAAAAGTGTGAACATCTTCCAGATAATGTTGAAATACCAGAAGATCCAACTGCAAAAATTAGAAAAGTTTCAAATGAAATATCATCATTGGAATTATCGATTGCAAAGCTGAAAGAAAGGTCAGAATCTTCTAAAAAGAAAATTTCTATTTTATCAGATGTTCCATGTGGAGATAATTTCCCACATTGTAAGTTTCTTATAGATGCATTTGCTGCAAAAAATGAATTGCCTGCAAAAGTTAACGAAATTAATTCTCTTGAATTGTTGTTAAATGATTCACGCAATGAATTAGATTCTCTTAGAAAATATGAAAAAAAGTGGAAAGAAGCAGTAACAGAAGCAGCAAATAATGAAAATATAAGAAATCAGCTTGCAAGATCAAAGCAGAAGCATGAATTGTTACAACTGCACTTGAAACAAGCACATTCTATATTGCAGAGTGCAAATGAAGAATTAAAAAACTTTGTTTCATTTGGAGATGATATAGTTAAACTGAACAAACTTAGACTTGAACTAACGGACATTGAAAGAATGCAAAAGAAAGCAAGAACAAATCTTGTTTCTTTTAGAACAAATGAAAAAAATATCTGTTCTAGAATAACAGTTTTAAAAGAAAAAATTTCGAATTTTATTTCTTTCGAGAAAAGAAGGAAAGAAATAGAAAAACACAGAGAAATATTAGAACTATACTGTAAGATAGTTGGAAAAGATGGAATACCAAAATCAATATTGGTGTCCGCTTTGCCGTCAATTTCAAAAGAAGTAAATCAAATTATATCTTCTATCTCTGACATAGCTGTTTCACTTGAAAATAATGATGATGAACAAAGTTTATCACTTTGCGTTTCATCAAAAAACAGTAGGCTTAGAGCAATTTCATTATCTGGCGGTGCTGAAAAGTTTATAGTTTCACTTGCTTTAAGAGCTGCTCTTTGCAGAATTACATCACTCCCTAGATCTAATATGTTTATTGTAGATGAAGGATTTGGTAAGTTAGACACAGATAATTCAAGTGCAATACAAAAAATGTTTCACTATTTAAAAGAAATGTTTGATCATGTTATTATAGTATCTCATACAGAGACGATGAGAGATGTTGTTGACGGAACAATAGATATTGGTATCGACAAAGAAGGATTTGCACACATTTCACATTTATGAAAGGTAATTTATGAGACTTTGGATTAAAAATACAGACGGTAAACCAGATGCAATGTTGACAATGACACTGCTTACATTTGTTGTTGTTTTGCTTAAAGTTGTTTTTGGTGGTTCTACATTTGCAATTGGATCATCGAATTTTTCATTCCAGCCTATATCTCCTGAGCTTGTTGGAATGTTGTTAGGACCGAATATTGCTGGCTATGTTGCAAGAAGATATACAGATAGATCAATTACAAATGATCAAAAAGTAGACGAGCAAGAGAATGCTTGATTTAAAGACAAGATTAAAAGATGCGATTGCGCTTTTAGCAATATTCGTTCTATGCATTCTTTTGATTAGAGAGCACTTATCAAAAAATGCATTAGAAAAATCTTTAAACACTGTGTCAAATGCATTAATCGAAAGTTCTAAAACAATAGAAGTACAGAAAGGTGTTTTTGAGAAAAGATCAGTAGAGTTAGAAAACATAAAAATTCTACTGGCAAAAAAAGACAACGAGTTGTTGGATGTAACAGCACAACTTAAAAAAGAACATTCACAAGCACTAGCATATTCAGAACTTTCAATAATGTGGAAGAAAAAATATGAAGGTGCAGCTCGTGCTAAACAAACTGTTGTTGTTGACAACTCAACCAACAATACAAACACTGAAAATAAAGAACAAAGACTAAGAGTAGACTTTTCTAAAGAAGCTGGCCCTTTTGATATTTCTGGTTATACAGTGACATCACCACCAGAAGCTTTTGTTTCTTTAAAACAATCAAGACCAATAAAGCTTGGAGTTGTTGTTTCTAGATCAGATGACGGTAAATGGTCTTCTATCGTTTCAACACCAAAAGACGCAGATTATGGCGTTGACATAGTTGTGTCTGCTATAGACAAAGACCTCCATGTAAAGAGCTGGAGAGATAAGTTTTCTATAGATTTCAGAATGGGAATATACGAAGATCCGTCTATAGGTGCTGGATTAAAGTATGGAGAAAAATTATCATTTGGTCCAGACTGTTCTGTATATTCAAATGGTGAGCTTTCGTGGTCATGTGGTGTTTCTATGTCATGGAGACCATTTTTAAAATGATAAGTAAAAATGACATTGTTATTGAAGACGTTCCCGAAATTCACTTAGGGTATAAAGTTCTTAAAATTAAATTAACATTTAATTCAGATGTTCATAAAAACTGTCATGGTTTTGAAACAGTTATCTTAGACAGTTCTGGAAAAGGAGTTGACCACATCATAAACAGATGGGGCAGCAGAATGAGAGTGGAGTTGATGTTTAGAGAGAAAAACGAAGAAGGTGTCGTACAGATTTTTGTTAAAGAATCAAACTGTGAACAGCAAGAAAATATTTTGTTAAGTACATTCTGGTTTGTAAAATGAGTGAATCTTTAAAATATAGAGTTCCAGCTTTTTGTCCTTTATGTGAATGTGTCATGAAAGGGACAAAATCAATAGCTACTTATTATGATTTTCAATGCTGTGTAAACTGTTGGATAGAATGGATAGACGGAAGAGAAGAAAAATGGAAATCTGGCTGGCGACCAACAACTGAACAAGTTGAAAACTTTAAAAATAAAAACAGTCTTATCTATCGATAAGACATATGTACATTCCTATGATACTAAATATATGATAGGAGTGTCAGAATGCAAGAAGAATTACACGGTTTCGAGGTATACGGAAACCGCTATGAAAGAAAAGAAGATACAGTTGCAGTACTTCTGCAGTGTTTTAATGAGCTTAATACAGTAACGAATCCAGATCATCCTGGGATTAATAACGTTTCTGGAAAGTTCATTTGCAAAAGACAAGGTGATAATGTTTTACTTGAATATCACCTGATGGAACTTCATCTTGATGATCCGACAAGGTGTGAATCTTTTGTAAAAGAATGTGATTCAGCTGTCAAGAAAATGGCAAAAAAGCTGAAATCTGCATTTAAAAAAGCAACAAAATCTGCGTTAACACTTAAAGACAACAATAAGTCTGGATGGCATAGAGAGCAAGTTTCTCTTAATGGTCGTTGGTACTTACGAGTATGGAGAAACTATTCTGTTAGCCCAAGTGTTACAGAGGATGAGTGAAAAGTGTCTGTTTCTGGTGACTCTTCAAAAAAGAAGAGGACATATCAAAAAGCTAAGATAAGAGAAGAAATAGTATCTTGTGGAAGAAACCCGAAGTACTTTATAAACAAGTACGTAAAAATCAAACACCCAACAAGAGGTATAGTACCTTTTAGTCTTTGGGATTTTCAAAAAAATTTAATTGACAACTACATGGAACACAGATTCAATGTAGTTTTAAAAGCAAGACAACTCGGAGCAACAGAAACGACACAAGCATTTTGTTTGTGGATGTTGCTGTTTTATAGAAACAAGAACATTCTTTGTATCGCAACTAAAGCAGAAACAGCTAAAAATATCATTAAAAGAGTAAGAACAGCTTATTCGAATTTACCTGCTTGGTTGAAAGTTTCAAAAGTTGTCGTAGACAACAAGATGTCATTAGAATTTGATAATGGCTCTGTTATAAAAGCAATTGCATCATCAGATGACGCAGGTAGATCAGAAGCTGTTTCTCTGCTTCTTGTAGACGAGGCTGCGTTTATTAAAAATTTAGATACTCTTTGGACTGGCTTATTACCAACAGTAAGCGCTGGTGGTAGAGTAATAATGATTAGTACTCCAAATGGAGTTGGCAACGTATTTCACAAGACATTTACAGAAGCACACTCAAAGAAAAATGAGTTTCATGCAAATATTTTGTATTGGTGGTTTCATCCAGAACACATAGAAGATCTAGAAGAAGACCCGAATAGAAAAGGTACAGTCTTCGGAAACAGATATAAAACGTCTACATGGTTCAGAAATGAAACAAAAAACATGTCAGATAGAGATAAAGCTCAAGAGCATGATCTTGACTTTTTATCATCTGGCGATACGTTTATTGGAAAAACAGGAATAGAATACGTTGAATCTACAGCTATAGATCCTGTTTTTGTTGAAAATGAAGATGGCGGACTTTACATTTGGTCTACACCAACTTCAAAAACAAAAAAATATTTTGTGTCTGCAGACGTTGCTAGAGGAGATGGAGACGACAACGGTGGATTTCATGTCTTTGAAACAGAAGATATGATGCAAGCAGCTGAATATAATGGCAAATTAAAAGTAGACGAATTCACTAAACTTATGTGTGATACTGCTTTTAGATATAACAAAGCAGTTGTCATTGTTGAGAATAACTCACTTGGTTTAGCTGTACTGGAAAGTGTTAGAAAATGGACACATCCAGAAATGCCAGGCAGAATTGGGTATCCAAACGTATACTGTACTGTAAGAGGAGAGACAGAAAAGGGTGAATGTGTAGACAGTTCAGATGATATTCCTGATAGACTCATACTGGGATTTTCAACTACTTCAAAAACAAGACCACTTATTCTCAATAAGCTTGAAGAATACATTAGAACGAAACAAGCAACATTTCGTTCTAAGAGATACTATAATGAACTGACAACATTTATATGGCGTGATGGCAGACCAGAAGCTATAAGTGGAGCAACTGACGACTTGATATTGTCAAGTGCAATAGGTGTATACGTAAGAGATATTACATTGGCTCCAGGATTTAATTCTGGAGAGATGCAAAAAGCAATGATAGCCGCTTCTCAGTTCAACAAGATAACGAATAACCAAATTGAAGGTGCTTCAAAAAATCCAACATTTGTACCGAGACAAGCATTGGGATCTTTCTTTAGACAGAAGGATACATATAGGATACCAATGGGTAGAGGTATACTTGATTTGAGATCACTTTTGAAGGAAGAATGATAAATGAGTGATAAAGAAAATATATGGCGTAAGCTAACACGCTTGTTTAGAAGCGGACCAGTTGTACGCCATAAAATTTCACGAGCTGAACCTATTGTTGAGCCGATTGGAACTGCTCGTGCATATCGTAAACAAGTATCATCTCTTTATGTTAACAGTCAAGCTGGCTTCGGACAGTACGAAAGACTGTCAAGATACAGTGATTATCATGAAATGACATTCACACCAGAATTGTCATCTGGTCTTGACATTTATGCAGATGAGATTTGTGCAACTGACGAAAATGCTCAGATAATAAAGATACACTCAAAAGACAATGAAATAAAAAGCATACTTGAAACTCTATTCTTTGACATAATAGACATCAACTTCAATATCTGGAGTTGGGCAAGAAACATGTGCAAAAATGGAGATTTTGTTTTATTCATAGATGCAAATGAAGACAACGGCATTTTGAACTTAATGCCTATTCCTATTAATGAAATAGAGCGTGAAGAAGGCTTTGATAAAGATGACCCGTTTGCTGTTAGATACAGATGGCTTTCTAACAACAACATGAAACTTGAAAACTGGCAAATAATTCACTTTAGATTGCTTGGTGATGATTCGACATTGCCATACGGAACATCGATATTAGAACCTGCAAGACGCATTTGGAGACAGCTTGTTCTTATAGAAGACGCAATGTTAGTCTATAGAATTGTAAGATCTCCAGAACGCAGAAAATTTAAGATTCCAGTTGGAAACATACCGCCAGAAGAAGTTCCACGTTTCATAGAAGAATTCGCTTCAGAGATGAAGCGCAATAGAATCGTTGATCCAACAACTGGTAGAGTTGATTTAAGATACAACGCTTTGTCTGTTGACGAAGATTACTTCTTACCAATGAGAGGTGATGTTGGCCCAGATATTGATACACTTCCGGGTGGTCAGTTTACTGGTGACATCGATGACGTTCAATACATACAAGCTAAGCTTTTTGCAGCAATAAAAATCCCAAGAGCGTATCTTGGATACGATCAGGATGTTGGAAGCAAAGCAACACTTGCACAAGAAGATGTAAGATTCGCAAAAACAATAGAAAGAATACAAAAGATAGTAATTGCAGAACTTAATAAAATTGCAATTATTCATTTGTTTTTAATGGGATATAGAGGAGAAGATCTTACAAACTTCTCTATAACAATGTCTGCACCATCACATATCGCTGAGCAACAAAAGCTTGAACTGTGGAGATCAAGATTTGAAGTTGCTGGTATGGCGCAAGAAGGTATGTTTGATCGTGATACAGTTCGTAAAAGAATTTTCAATCTTAATGATGTAGAAATAGAAGATATTAAAGAAGGACAAAAAAGAGATAAGCTTTTTGATTCTACAATTGAAGGAATTCAAGCGCCAGGGCCAAGCAATAGTGCTCCTGGTAAAGAAGGTGAAGGAGAAGTTGTTCCTGGAACTCCACTTGATGCTGCTCCTGGCGCAGATGAATTACCGAAAACTCTTGGTGGTGAAGAACCTGGCCCAGTCAATGCATCATTTGAATTGCATGGACAAACGATCGCAGAAGACGAAAACCCTGGTTCTGAAGGTGATGACGCGTTTATATCAACAAATAAAGGAAAAGATTTATTTTCGACGCATGATGATCTTTACACGACAGTTTTCGGCACTGAAAAGCAAACTGCAAGTGATCCGTATGATTCAAGAGCAATGTCTAGATTAATATCAAAACCTTTCTCTGAAGAAAAAGAAAATGAGTGGCAGAATATTGTTTCAGAAGGATTTGAAGATTTAGAAGAAACTCTTAAAAAAATTACATCTTCTGGCTTACCTAAAAAAAGAGCAACTCCCAGAAGCAAGAAACTACTTAAGTGACCAATATGATGAAACACAACAAGAAAAAAAATGCTCGCATAATGCATGGGTCACTTGTAAGATTCATAGCAGAGGCAACATTTAATAAAGATTCAAGTAAAGCTGAGAAAGGTATTGCTGTTGCATATCTGTTTCGTCCAGGAACAGCGCTGAACAATGAACTTGAAATACATAAAACTATTTCGACACCGATAGGTTGCTCAAAAGATAAAGCAAGAAGAATAATCGAGACAGCTGCTGACTTAATTGATGCAGTTGATGCTGATACACTCTCTGAATGCTTACGTGAAGCCGATGAGGCCTGTATTAAGCTAATGGGGGGCAACTATTATGAAAAATACAAGATGGCAGAGAGTGATCTAGAAGCTGCTACGATATCACAAGTGTTTATAGATTATTGTAGAAAACCAGCAATTGTGTCTGAATCTGTTGATAGAAACATAATAAAAGATGCATTAGTTTCTATTGTTTCTTCAACACCAAAATCAAAGCAGGTGAATGCTGACCCTGATAAAAACTTTACTGCTTTTGGCTTGGCTAATGAAATGTTTAAGAAAGAATACACAAAGTCTCTTAACAAAGAACAGCTTGAAGTTCTTGACGCTCACATGGTTGGAGCAATAAAGAAAGACTATACAAGATATTCAAGAATTGCAAAAGCAAGAACTACAGAAGCAATTAACAAAATTAAAGCTTTTTCAAAAGAAAAAGATGTAATGTTAGACTGTGATCTCGCTTCTCGCATTGATGAAGTTGTAAAAATTGCAAACAATATAGATGTAAACAATCCAGATTCAATTAATACTGTCCTTGGATTGCAGACGATAGTCGAGGAGATAGTACGTGAGTGAAGATAAAAAAACAGAATCAAGCTCAGCTTCTGGAGCAGGCGGATTTAGTTTACCAATCGGTCAAGAAGAACAAATTATCAAGTCGTTTATAAAAGGAAAAGTACGCGAAATCGTCAGAAAAAAGAACGGTAAGTACATTCTTTACGGACCAAACAAGGGTAAAAAGAAGAGAGCTTCAAAAGTCGGAGAATTTCCAACAAAAGCTCTTGCAAAACAAGCTGAGCTTAATAGATTTCCGCCAAGAGATCCTGAAAAATTAGCAAAGGCAAGAAAGAATGTAGATTCAATGTTAAAAAGAAAAAGAAAAGTTGAATCTAAGATTTTTAATTCGCTGCTTGAAGCTGCTGAAGAAGCATTAGATGATAATGAAGAAGATACTGCTATTGATCAGCCAGATGATCAAGATGCATCACTTGATGCAGATACACAAGGCATGCAGCAACCAGATGATGGTATTCAACAAGAACCAGATGCTGTAGCACCTGCTGTTTTGAAACCATCACATGATGACAAGAACCAAGACATTCCTCCGTCAAAGTGGGATGAGCTACTTGGTTCTATACCAAAAGATGTACTTAAAAGAGATAGTCGTTTAAGATCTTTACGTCAAAGAATAGAAAATCAGTCTATAAAAGCACTTGAAAAATCTGTTAAAAGATTGTCATCTGCAATTTCATACAAAGTGTCGCGTGGTGACGTTGGTCATGATAAGCTTGATAGACCATATATTACATGCACTATACAAACAGATAATGGAAAAGTTGGTCCAATATTCATGTTTGTCAAAGAAGGATTGCTTCATGTTGTGTCAGATGGAAAAGTTAAATCTGATATTATGAAGCTTGCTCCAGAAGAAGCAAAAGAAATCAACTCTGCTTTAAGAGACTTGCCATCTTCATTTGATGAAGCAAAAATAGAACAAGCAATAGAAGGAAGAGATGAGTATCTGTCTGGGATAGAAGACAGTATAGATGATTTCTTGTCTGATTTAAATGGTTTAGAAATGAGAATACTTAAAAGGTTACTTGTAGATAAGTATTCTTCGGAGGAAGTATGAAAAGACAGCTTTTAAGAGAATTTATATCTCTGCCTCAAACATTAACTGAAGGTGAAACATTGCCAAATGGAAAGTTAATGATAAAAGGAATAATACAGAGAGCAGAGACAAAAAATCAAAACAATAGAATCTATCCAAGATCTCTATTAATGAGAGAGATAGAATCATATCAAAAAGCAGTTAAAGAAAATAGAGCTGTTGGAGAACTAGACCACCCTGAATCTTCTACTGTGTCATTTGACAGAGTTTCTCATATTGTTAGAGAGATGAATTGGAATGGTAATGACGTACACGGAATAATAGAAGTTCTTGATACACCAAAAGGCCAGATATTAAAAACTCTTTATAAGAGTGGAGTTGCGATCGGCATATCTTCTAGAGGTGTAGGTTCTACTTCAAAAAATGAATCTGGTTGTGACACTGTTCAAGATGACTTTAATTTAGTTGCTTTTGATATAGTTTCAGAGCCATCGACGCCAGGTGCTTACCTAAGAGAAGGCAAAGAAATAGACTGGGAACCAAATTCAGTACCAAGAGTTGATAGAGTCAATAGAGCAATCATTGGATTTTTGAATGGTAAGAAACAATGAAACTATCAATTAGTGAACTGAATAAGATAATTTCAACTGCTGTAAAAGAAGAAGTTTCTAGAATACTTCCTGAAATTGTTGCAAATCATTTATCTGAAAGATTTATCAAAGCAGTCGCTGCTGACGTTTTAAGTGAATCAACACAAACTACTAGCGTTAAACGTAAAGAAACAAAAGTAGAAAATAAAAAGAAAAATCCTATACTTTCAAAAATTATAGAATCACATGCAAAAGATGTTCTTGGTGAAGAAGAAGAATTGCCAAAAACAGTTATAAAAAGCAATAATGCAAACCCTCTGATGAGTAAGTCTAATCCATTTAGTTCACTTTATGAAAATGTAAATAATGATGAACAAGATGCTTCTGAAGGTGTCTCTGTTGAGGCATTATGCTTTCTAGATCCAAGTACATTAAGAAAAATGGCGGGAATATGAGCGGCAATAAAAGAAGAGAAACTGTAAAAGTAGACGATCATGAAGCTCAACTATTCCCACAAGCTACTCCCCCTTCTTCGCCAGGTTCTGGGCAATCAAGACCTGATATGTCAGGTATTCGCGGCGGTTCTTTTTCTCAGTTATCTGTAGCATCAGGAGATGAATTTCCGTATGACAGAGATGGCAGAGGGAAAATAATGGGTAGAAGCTTTACTCCAGGCTCTGTTAAATCAAGCGCATCAGATGAAACAACACCTAGACTTGTACCTGCAAATGAAAAAGATGATGAAGAATTAGAATCACCTTGGGAAAAACTAGGTGAAGCAATGGGAATACCATTTAGCGTGTCATTATCATCTAGACAAGGCGCTAATTCTGGTATGTCATCAGTACCAGCTGCGTATACAGATAATACGCATGATGTAGACGATGATGATATTGAAAAAGCTGGCAGTTCTTCTGTTTGGGAAGAAATGGCGAGAATTTTAGATTCTCTTCTTTTGAGAAATAAAGCAGATAGCCGTGAAACAGTAGAAGATGATGATGATAATGAAACAGTTGATGATGATGACAATGATGATGAATTAGAAGCTAGCAGAACGTGGCGTGGATTATCTCAGCCTAATTTTGCAAAAATAGAGTAATAGTTTCGTTATTCATCCATATATGCAGTGAAGACATGAAGATTACAGTAAAAGAGCTAAAACGACTTGTTTATGAAGCAGTCGCTGAAGCAAGAAAGAACGATGATCGTTCTAAAAAAAATAAAAAGAAGGGAGCAGCACCTAAAACAAAAAGGGGCCCTGATGGATATTTGGAAGATCCCGTACTTGACCTTTCTCGTCCGCCAAGCGGAGGAGGCCGTCTTAAAAGACAAGGTGCGGTTGTCGCTCCACCTGTTTTAACATCTGAACAAAAAATTTCTGTAATGATTCAAGGTCTAGTAAAAGAAGCATTAAAAAATAAGAAGTAAGATTTTTGAAATAAAGCGTAAAAAATTACTAGCTTCTACTTAAACACCAAGAGGACAATAAACGATGGGCGATAGTATTACTGATAAAGCTGTGAGGGACGCGAAAGAGATCGCTGAACTTGCACGTGAAGCGGCGAGGAATGAAATATTGGAGAGTATGTCTCCAGGCATTTCAAGACTTGTCGACAGAGCTGTCAAAGATCGACTTGCACAAACGAACATTCTTTCTGAAGGAGATACTAAAATGAGTGGTAGCAACAACGACGATCTCGAGCTCGAGTCGATCGCAGGCGTTTTCAGCGGCATTAATGAAGAAGAAGATGAGGGCGACGGTGTGCATGTTGACATCGGTTCTCATGACTTAGAAGAAGCAGAAATTCCAGATCTCGATCAAATGGAATCTCTTGATAGTGACCTTGATGAGGAAATAGAAATTGATGAGGCCGAATTGAACAAACATATGGAAGAAAGCTTAAAGCTTGAAGTTCAAATGTCTAAGGGACTTGCCGACCTAGACCTCTCAGGTAAAGAGGAAGTTGACCAAGGAAATGCTGTACACGATGTAAAAGGTGGAGAGCAGTATTTCGGTGATGTAGAGCCTCCTGCAAAGAAAGATTTTACTGTAAAAGAGATTAAAGCTCTTATACGCAAGGGTCTTGCTGAGAATGAGCGTCTGCGTAAGGAAAACAGAGTTCTTCGCGAGAAATCACAGAAGCTCATGGAACATCTTTCACGCACAAACCTTTTCAACTCAAAGGTTCAAGCTGTAAACAGCATTTTCTCTGAGAATCGTGAGCTCAATGGAAAGCAGAAGCGTAGAGTTGTAGAGTCAATTGACAAAGCAAAGACAGTTTCTGAAGTAAAGAATATTGCGAATGCAATATCAAGCACGCTTGATAAGAGACAAGTCCAAGAGTCTAAGCAGAAGCCAAGAGCAAATGCACAAAGACCACGTGGCAAAGGTGCAGACAACAGAACCATTAGAGAGTCTGTAGACAAGTCATCAAACGAATCTCCACTGTATAATCGTTGGCAAGAACTTAGTGGAATTGTCAACGGTTGATTTAACAACAACATAGATATTAGATTATAGTAGTAATTTTTAAAGAAAGTAACGAAAGGAAACACGACGATGGGTCTCAACGTACTGAACGAGCAGCTCACAGAGGGGCTCGTCGAGCGCAACATGATAAAAGAGTCAAAGAGATTAGTAGAAAAGTGGTCAAAGACTGGTCTACTCGCAGGAAACATCAGCGAAGGTCGCAAGGCAACACTTGCGAGACTGATGGAAAACCAAGCAGGCTGGCTTCTGAAAGAAGCGAACGTTCAAGCTGATATTATCGGCTTCCAAAACGTTGCTTTCCCAATGATTAGACGTGTATTCGGTGGGCTCATCGCAAATGAGCTTGTCGGTGTACAACCGATGTCATTACCATCAGGACTCATCTTCTACATGGACTATCGCTATGACACTGTAAAGGCTGGTAACACAGCAGATGACTTTGCAGTTGGTTCAAGCGTGTTCGGTACAAGACAGAACCTGCAATCGCAAGATGGTGCTGGCGCGTTCTACAACTTGGGTGGAACTTCTTTCTCACAACGTGAACGCGTATCGACAGCCACATTCTCAGGTTCATGGTCAACTCCAAACATGGGAGATATTGATCACGATCCAGATCTTTCAGGTTCATTCTCAGCTTTAAGGAAGTTGACACTGACATCTGCATACTCAATCCTGCAAGGATCGGGTTCTCTTTACGGAACGGCTGACCTTAAGCAGTGGGTACCACTGTCTGGTACATCAACGTCGTTTACATCGACAAGTGATGGTACACCAGTAGCTGTTGGTGCAACAACAACAGACGTTGCAAAGGTTTACAGACGCTTTACAAAAGTATCTGGTAACGATCTTGTGTTTATCGTTTCAGGTTCTGCTGCAACACTTGGAAACATTGCTGGTAATACAGCACTCAAGGTTTCATACCTTGTAGGTGCTACACTGACAGGTGGTACATCAGGTACAATGGTACTTGACCCATATGAGTCAGACATGGCAGCTTCGCCAACACCACAAATTCCAGAACTTGACTTTAGAATTCAGAGTGAAGCTGTTACAGCTCAGTCAAGAAAACTGAAAGCTAAGTGGACCCCAGAGCTTGCTCAGGACCTCGCAGCTTACCAGAACCTTGACGCAGAAGTAGAGCTCACAACTCTGATGTCAGAGCAAGTTGCTCTTGAAATCGATCGTGAAATTCTGCAAGATATTCTTGTTGGTGCAACTGGCGCACGCATGTACTGGTCACGTAAGCCAGGTAACTTTGTTGATAAGAACACTGGTGCTGCTCTCACAGGCACATCATTCACAGGTAACGTACAAGATTGGTACTCAACTCTCGTTGAGAGATGTATTGATGCTGGAAACGCTATCCACAACAAGACACTGCGTGGAACTGCAAACTTCCTGGTATGTAACCCAGTTGTTTGCACAATCCTTGAGTTCACACTCGCATTCAAGGCGCAAATGTCGCTCGATCCAAAGGAGTCTACTTTCACAGTAGGTGCTGAAAAGGCTGGTAGCTTGTCAAACAAGTATACAGTTTATAAGGACCCATACTTCCCAAAGAGCAAGATTCTGATTGGATATAAGGGAACTGGATATCTTGAAGTTGGTTATATCTACGCTCCATATGTGCCACTGATTGTAACACCAACAATCTATGCACCAGAAGACGGTACACCACGCAAGATGATGATGACGAGATATGCTAAGAAGATGGTTCGCTCTGACTTCTATGCAACAATCACTGTAATGGACCTCTGATAGAGTAACGAAGATTGTTAACTAACATGGCAACCAACGGAAGTTGGTTGCCATTGTGTTATTATAATTCATGTCATCGGTAAAAACAAAGGCAAAAACAAAAAAGAAGACAAAACAGAAAATTAATTCTGTGCGAGATGATATTGATTTAGAATCATATAACTTTAAAAGAAAGTTTGTTTTAGTAAAAGTAGATGAATTAGCAGATGACTTCAAGTATCCACCAGATGTTTGGCTTCTTGGAAATGATTTAGAATCTGCAAAAAAGAAATTTATTGAAATGACTAAAACAGGACAAGTCTGTGTTAGTGATTGTGATTATGCAATTTGCGTGCTGGATATAGCTTGTCTTGTTAATCCACCAGAAGTTATTACATTTACTGATTCTGTGAATTTTTATTCGTAAAAAAGTGATTGAAAAAAGGAGAAATTTTATGGCTAAGAAGAAGACTGCGACTGCAAACGATAAGAAGTTGAAGGCTCTTGAGAAGAAGCTTTATTTTATTTGTGATAAAGACGATCTTGATGATGAGAATGAGTCTGAATGCATTGAAGGAGCGAACCTTTTTATTGCAACTGAAGAGTGCCTTGAAGAGCACATTTCAAAGTATGCAAAAGATAGAGCTGATGATCAAGGGTATGATCTTGATGAATTGAGCTTTGTTGTTTTTGAGGTGAAGAAAGTTGGAGATGTATCTGTTTCTTCGAATCCTGTCGTTAAACTTTCAAAGTGATAAATGATTATGGCTTCTAAAAAAACTTCAAAGAGAGCAGTAGAAAAAGTTAAAAAGTATGTTTTTTGGAGACTTGAAGATGAACACTCAAGTTCTATTGATGAAGTATTCCACGTTGAATGTTTGAAATGTGATTTGCCAAAAAAGATAGAAGAATTCTTTGACGCAAGAACAATCAATTATTCAGATTCTACTTTTTGCGTTTTTGAATTAGCTGAAGTTGACGGCAAATCGCTTTTTAAATTTGAAAAGAAAGTAACACTTTACTAAATGATAGTAATTCCAAAAGATGATTATGTTTTAGTCGTGCCATCTGAAATATCAGATCGACTTGAATCTGGCTTATACGTTCCTCAGACAGCTGAAGATCGTGGTGCAGTTAGGTGCACTGTCGTAGATGTCGGTCTTGGCAACTTTGTGAATGGTGCAAGAGTACACCCTGATGTACGCAAGGGTGATGAAGTTCTTCTTGCTCCGTATTGTAATAACAGTGGAATTGAAGTAAGAATCTCTGGCAAGAAACATTTGCTTGTAAGATCAAATGATATTGTTGCGATTATAAGAGATTAAGTATTTAAAATTTAAATTCTCTGTAAGCCAAAGGCCAATCATTAGCGAATAATTAAGCTAATGATTGGCCTTTCTGCTATTGATAAGAGACTGCAAGAGTCATTTGGAATCAAGAAAAACATTGATGAAGTGACTGTTGGCAATATGGTTAGATTGATGGGAATCCCTGAAACAGATGCTATTAGATTACATTCACTTTATGGCAACTCAAATGTAATCGCAGAAGCATATAAAGTTTATTACGATTTTTACAAAAAAAATCAAATATCTGATCAAGTGTTCATGTATTTGCTTTCTAATTTTGTAAAGCAATATAAAAACTTACTCGAAGAAATGAGAGAATTCTTCAAAAGATTCCCAAAAGAAGAATTAATATTCGTTAAAAGAATAAAAAACAAAGAGTTTACAGATGTTGATGATTTGTTTTCTGCGTTTAAACATTTAAGCATTGAAAAACAGTATAGAAAGCCAAACTTACCAGTTGTATTGTCGTTTGATGATGGATTTAGATGGGTCTTATTAAGGAATCAAAAAGACTGTGATGATGAGGGTATCTTGATGAAGCACTGCGGAGGAGCACATGGAACAATGTATTCTCTCAGAGATTCAAATGATAAGCCACACGTCACTGCAGACGTAGAATATTTGGGTAATGAAGACTGGAAAAACATGATTTCTCAACTTAGAGGAAGAGCAAACACACAACCAAAAGAACAATATACTGCTTACATTGTCGCGTTTGCTAAAAAAATGAATGCAATTTTATATGACAAAGAACTTGATAAAGAATATAAAAAAAATATAAACTTAAAAGCTTTCTTTGATAAGAAAATAGACAATGATTCGTTAACTGAAATGACTGTAGGAAATATGGTCAGGTTAATGAAAATTCAAGAAAAAGATGCTAAAATATTGTATTCTGCTTTTGGAAATTCAAACATAGCACCTGTAATGTATAAGCTTTATATCAGTGCATTTCAAAATTACGATGACAGTGATGACTCTTTTAGTATGGCTGATAACTTTATTAAGCAATACAGTAAAACAGTTGAAGAAATGAAAGAGTTCTTTAAAAGATTTCCAAAAATAGAATCTTCTTTTATAAAGAAGATACAAAGCGAAGAAATAACTGAAATTTCAGAATTTATATATCAATTTAAGCATTTAGAATCTGAAAAAATACCACAGAAAAATCATGAAAAATTATTAAGTTTTGAAGATGGTTATAGTTGGGTTTTGATAGACGATGAAAAAGGATGTAGAGATGAAGGAGGTTTAATGAAACACTGTGGACAAGCAGTTGGTAAAATGCTCTCACTGAGAGATGAATATAACAAACCGCATGTAACAGTTGATCTTATACCAAGAAGCAAAATAAGGAGATCAGATGAGCTTGACAAGTTCAAAGATATAATACATCAACTCAGAGGATATGCAAATTCAATACCAAAACAAAAATATTTTGGTAAAATTATTGCTTTGATGAAAAAAGTAAATGCACCAATAACAGATAAAATGGTTAAAGGTGAAATTGTACATGCTTTAAATTTAAAAGCTCTTGGATTTGATTATCCAAAAGATTTAGAAGAATGGGATGAAGAATACTTTGGAGACAACGATGACATGATTGACAATGAGTCAGTTGTTCATGAAGCTCCGACAAAAAAAGATTCTCCTGCAATAACAGCTCAGAGAAATTTGCCAAGAGAAATTGTTAATGCAATAACTTCACAGTCTACTTTAAGACAAACAGTTTGGTCGCTTTCACATCTGCCAAAAGGAACACAATCTGCTCGTTTAATTCGCTACATGGAAGATAAAGGTTGGAGATCTTTTACAGTAAATGGTAAAAAGCTTTTCTATCATGCTAGAACTTATAAACTAAGAGAGCCAGTAAAGTCAGTTCCGCAAACTCTATACGGCATCTATTCTCTTCTGAAACCACTTGAACAAGATGACATGGGAAGAGAAATGGTTGATTTAAAGCTGCAAAAGCTTTGGGGAATCAGAGAAATACCAGGGTCTAGCGGAATGGAATTTGTGCAGTCTTCTGTTCCATCTGAAAGACTTCTTAGATATCTTACATCTGTTGCTCCTAATGCAAACGAATTAGCTGATCAGCTATACAGACATACTGGAATATCAATTGAGCCAATAACTTCTACAATGGAAATTGGTACGCCAGTAGATTACAAAAACGCTTCAAGAACTGATTTACCGGACGGTGTGTTACCAGAAGATATTATTGTAATTGCAGAAGGTGGGTCAATGTATTCACTTCTTGCAAAAAACTTTACCGCAGGTGTAGTTCATGATTCGAGTGCAGTTATTGATTCAGGATCTATAAAAGTACAAGGAAAACAAGACCCAACACCAAGTTCTGCACGTGGAGAACCGTCAGCGTCTGGTCTTGGAAAAGACTGGGAAGATTTAAGAAGCAAATATGGAATGAACAAAAATAAAGATTTTGGAAAAGAAAATTTTGATGATGTTCAAGAAGACAATGTAAAAATTGTTGGCACAGGATTTCTTTGGAGAGTTTATAAAAAAGCAAAAGAATCAAATGTTCAGTCAATATTCTTGGTCCAAGAAGGATCAAAATCGATCGATACAATGAGAGCTTCACTTAGCTACTCACGCGGCGGAATATACGATGAAAATGTTAGAGTTGCAAGAAATATAAGAAAAACGGGTGGGCTTCCAATAAGAGCTGGAAAGTGGGAAACAGAAGATCTTGGCAAGTATCTAAGAATGTTTCACAGAGATTATGGAACCACGCTGTGACAGTAATACTTACTTGAAGGGATTAAAATGTTTACACCATCAATATTCGCGCCGATAGTTTCTGGAAGCTGGAAAATAAGTAGAGTACAAGCCAGTGCAACACCTGTTTTACTGCTTTCTGGGTCTTCATTTGGAAGAAGAGAAGCTGCAATTTATAACCACGGAAGCGGTTCACTTTACATTGCACCGGGCCCAAACGTTAGCGTAAATTATTTTGCAGCTAAAATAGGATCTGGTTCATATTACGAAATGCCAATTCCAACATACCAAGGAGAGGTGTATGGAATATGGGATGCAGCAAATGGCTGGGCAATGATAAGCGATAAACAATCAGGAGAATGAGTCGGTGGATATCCACAGATCACAAGGTTATACGTTGTATATGCATACCATATATGCCTTGGCCTATATTAAACAAGTTGGCTGTGTGAACGGTGGAGGTTATGTATGACATTTGCAAGCGGCAGTAGCACACCATTCGGAATATTTGATGGAGACGCAGCATTCAGATTAGATGCTGATAAAGTACTTGAATACGTTGCTAGAAGATTGGGAGATTCTCACGTTCAAGTAGAATTAAGCTCATCAGATGTTTATGCAGCATTTGAAGAATCTGCTATGGAATATAGCAGCTTAGTAAACGCATATCAAGCAAAATCTGTCATGTCATCTTTCTTGGGCACGTCGACTGGCAGCATGACAGGTGCTGAAAATACATACCCACAAAATAGCTTAGAGTGGGCAAGACGTCAAGCAGAATCTTATTCTGAGCTTGCTGGATTAAACTCTCATGCTGCTTTGCATAAGACTTCTATTACACTTACATCTGGTCAACAAGACTATGATTTGCAGCTGTTGATTTCACCAACAGGATCAGATGGTCTTCCTAGAAGAATGATTATATCAGAAATATATCATTACGCTCCGCTTACAGCACAAAGAATGTTCGGAACAACTTCATTCTTGAACTATTTGGATTCACAGTTTAAATTTGAGAGCTACACTCCAGAGACGGTGTTTTATCTTCTACCGATCTGGGAAGACATTCTACGTGGTATGCAGTTTGAAACGTCAAACAGAGTAAGAAGAAGCAATTACAGTTATGCACTCCATGACAATGTTCTTACTTTATATCCGCAACCAACAACTGGTGGAACTTTATGGTTGACATACAGAATAGCTGAAGCAACTCCGCTCGGCGGGTCTGGTACATCTGCAGATCCATCTGTTCATGGCGTTGCAAATGTGTCAAATATTCCATTTGGAAATATAGAATATTCAAAGCTCAATTCTCTCAGCAAGAGGTGGATATGGCAAATGACTCTTGCCATTTCAAAAGAGACAATGGGATATATTAGAAGAAAGATAAACAGCATACCAGTGCCAGGTGGTGATTCTGTTACACTAGACGGAGCTGATCTTGTTTCAGATGCACGTTCAGAAATGGAAAGACTCAGGTCAGATCTAAAAGAATTGCTTGAAGATATGACATATGACAAGCTTGCTGAAAGAGAATCTCAGAAAACTCAATCACTATTAGATGCAATGAAACAAGTCCCACTGAAAATATTCGTAGGATAAAATGGCAAGACTGTTTATAACAACAAAAGAATATGCTTTAATTTCAGCAATTAACAAAGAGTTGATTCAGCATATTAGTTTGCAAGAAGTCATATACTATTCTATATCAAGAGACTTTACAGATGTAAAAAACATTTATGGAGAAACAATAGAGAAAAGGTATTTAGATCCTGTTCGCTTGAACTGTCTTGTAAGATTTGACAATCCAACAGTTAAGTCTACTGATTTGGGATTAGATTCTGTTTATAGTCTTGAAGTATATGCTTTAAATGATGAACTAACAGAAAGAAACCTGTCTCCAACAGAAGGTGACTTCTTAGAGTACGGTCAGATATTTTTTGAAGTAACAGCAGTAACACAGCCGCAGTTAGTATACGGACACATAGATAACAAGTTGATGAGAAAGTTAATTTGTGTGCCCTCAAGAGAGGGACAATTCTCAGCTGAATCCTATTCAGGAGAAGGGGTTGATAATAGTCATCAAGTACAACCTCCTTTGCCGAAAAACCCAAGACGTTAATAGGAGACAGTATGAAATTTCGAGTTTGTATTCTTGTTGTTTTGTTAGCTTTTTTTGCTTCATGCACACAGATTAAAATACAGCCGAAAGATTCTCATACTGCATTCATTAAGCTTTATGATCTAAACGGTGAACCGCTTGCGTTTGCATCTGGATGGTTTATAGCATCTAAGAATGGAGTTTCTATTTTAGCAACTGCAGGTCACGTTTGCTCAATGGTATCAGGTGGCAAAATAACAGAAACAGACAGAGATAATGATGATCGTGAAGCGTACCCAGTTTATTATGAAAATGATGATGATTCTGGGCTTGATGCTTGTTTGCTAATTGTTTTAGGAAATTCACCAAAAGTAATGAATGTTGGAAAAACATTCTTTGGTGAAACAGTTTGGTATGTTGGATGGCCTGCTGGACAAAAATCTCTTATTTATGGACACACAGGAGAAGCAACAAGTGATGGTTACGTATCAATGGCTTTGCCAGCAGCTGGGGGAGCATCTGGTAGTGCAATTGTAGATGAATATGGCACCGTAGTTGGAATGATAGTAGAAGTAGATTTAAGATTCAACCAAATATCGTATGCTGTTTATGGCAAAAGACTGTTTGAGTTAAAGAGCATGGCAGAACAGATAGTTGATCGTGTACAATGAAAACAATACCAGAATCTTACAGGGAAATAAGGATAGAAGATATAGACAAAGCAATTCTTAATTGGTTTGATAGAATTGTTGATGCTCATGTTTCATTTCCTGACGGCCGTAGGTGGAAGGTTCCTGTAAACATTGGTATGAATGAAAGATGGTCTGCAGCAAAAGGTGGAATGCCTAGAGACAGTGCTGGAAGACTTATACTACCGATGATTTCTGTTTCAAGAAAAGACTTAGACCCAACAAACGGAATGTTAGGTCTTGGATCAAATGTACCAAGACTGCAATTGTCAAAAAAAGTTTCAAGCAAAACAGACAATGCTATAAATGCAATTTCACTTAGAAGTCAATCTTTATTGTCAGCCGTACCTGTACGCACTGTGTACGAAGTTTCTACAATACCATTTCCATTCAATGGTCTTGCACACTATGAAGTAAAAATATATGCACAATACGTTGGGCATGTTAATACAATCATAGAAAGAATAATGTATGAACTTGAATTCTTTGATGTTCCATCATTCGTTGCACCAATAAAAGTAGACGGTTTGCCAGAAGGAACTGGTCCAACTGAGGGTGAGCTTGAAGAATCTGAACACTTACCATTTGAAGATAGAAAGCTTGGAGAAGATTATTACGTTTGCGGATACTTTGAGTCTTCATTTTCACCAAATGGAAATTCAGATGACTTTTCAGAGCAAGAAAGAGTCTTAGAATATGACTCTTCATTCATGGTTCCAGTATTTTTGCACTTAAATCCGCCTGATAAACATGAAGCAGTAACGACAGAATACACATCTTTTGGGATAGAATTTGGTAAGGAAAAAGTCATTGTTCCAGATAATGAAGATGAAATTGAATTAATTTTATCTGGAAGACCAATCGTTGAAAAAGTTCGCACCCGCTGAGGCTTTTGCGAACTCTTGCTCTATAGTTAGAGACAACCTAGTGTTTTGTTTTTTATATTTGAGAGTGAGAATAAGAGATGTCAAATACGTTTAGTTCACCCTCTGTTTCTGCCAACGAAATAGATCAGTCATTTAGCGCAACAGAAGGACCATCAAATGGTGCTGCACTTGTTGGTACTACACCAAAAGGTCCAGCTTTTAAACCTGTTGTTGTTAGAAAATTTGATGAATTTAGGCAAGTGTTTGGAGAACTTGATCCAGCACATCCGCTTACATTCGCTGCATTTAACTATTTAAAGAACGGAAGTTCTCTAAGAGTTATTAGAGTTCTTGGTAACGATGACGGAACGTCAACTCAAACTGGATACAACGTCGACGGAATTGTCGGCATTTCAGATGTAAGTGGAGCAATTGGTGCAACTGGATCAATTCTTGCTGAAATACACTATTCTGGAACAAAACCAACAGTCGTTGGTGTAGCTTCTGACGCAAACAGGTTTGTTATTTCATTTGGAAGCGTATTCTCAGCAACAGCTTCATTCCAAACAAGTTCAGCTGACTATATTGGAAAAGTTCTTAATACCGATCCAACGAAATATTCAACGTATTACCACTATGTCTCTTCAGTTTACAAGTATCAGCCGCAAGCAGCTTCTGCTTCATGGTGGTCTGTAAGTACGCTATCAGCATCATGGAAAACATTTGATCGTGACCACGAGCAAGGACAAACACCATGGTTCAAGTCACAATTGCTTGGTGGACAGGAATTTGATTTATTCAAACTGTTTACGCGTGCAGATGGCCGTTCAACAAATGACGACGTAAAAGTTACAATCGCAAATGTTAGACCGTCTGCAAATCCAACAATTTATCCGTACGGCACATTTGATTTAGCAGTTAGAGATTTCAATGATTCAGATACAAGGCCAGTTGTTCTTGAGTCATTCACTGGATTGAACTTCGATCCAGATGATAGAAACTACATTCTAAGAAAAATTGGAGATGTTAACGAAACATTCTCAGATACAGAGAGAAAGTTCCAAGTAACTGATGGATCTTGGCCGGGTTCACCTGGTTCAAGATACATTAGAGTTAAACTTTCAGATTCTAACTTCCCAGCAGAAGCTCTTCCGTGGGGACACAGAGGATTTCCGAAGTTACTCTATTCTGGCTCTGCTGGTACAACAGGTGCAGGTGGACAGAACAAAGTTCCAGATCTGATTTACAATGCATTCCAACGTGATTCGCAAGGTAATCCAAATGATTTAGTTTGTTTCGGAGTACTCTTCGTTTCTGGCGGTGTTGCAGACAGAATGAGAGCATTCCCAGATATCCCAACAAGTGATGCTGCAATGACAGGATCAGATGCTGGCTTCTCACTCAAGGGACTTACATCATTCAGTGACAATGGAACTACACGCTGGTATTGGTCATCTGCTGGTACAGCATATCAGCCACTTTATGCATCTGGTTCTGTACAGAAGTTCACAGTTCCATTCTACGGTGGATTTGATGGGTGGGATTTAAGAGTTCAAAACCCAATCGGCCAGTGGACATTAACAAATGATGCGCTTGAAGCTTCAAGCATTGGTGTTGTATCTCTTAAGAGAGCAATCGATGTAATTCGCAATCCAGACTTACTTGACATGAACGTTCTTGCAATACCGGGTGTTCACAACAAGAGAGTTACAGATTATGCACGTTCGATGGCGAATGAACGCAAAGATGTTCTCTACATCGTCGATGTTACAGGTTCAACTGTTTCTGAAGTTGAGTCTGCATTGACAGCTCGTGAGATTGATGACAACTACGCAGCATGCTATTATCCAGACGTAAAGCAAGAGCACCCAAATGTTCCAGGAAGACTAGTAAGAGTTCCAGCTTCAGTCGCTGCTATTGCTGCTATTGGTTACACAGATAGAGTTGCGCAACCATTCTTTGCACCAGCTGGTATGAATCGTGGTGGTTTAACAGACAACTTTGGAATTAAAGATGTTGTTGACAGACTTGATTTCAAGGATCGCGATAGACTTTATGATGCAAGAATTAACCCAATTGGTACGTTTACAAAAGAAGGCGTTGTAATCTACGGACAAAAGACGCTGCAAGCAAGACCAAGTGCTCTTGATAGAGTAAATGTAAGAAGACTGCTTATTCTTGCAAAGAAGAGCGTTCTGCAAGAAGCAAAAGAATTACTGTTTGAACCGAACAATGCAGGAACATGGACACGCTTTGTCAACAAGGTAAATCCAATACTTGACCGTATTAGACGTGACCAGGGAATCGAGCGCTTCCGTGTAGTGATGGATTCTACGACAAATACACCAGACATAATCGATCGTAATGCAATGTACGGAAAAATCATACTCCAACCAACAAAAGCAGTTGAGTTTGTATCAATTGACTTTGTAATAACAAATGCTGGAGTTGCTTTCGGTAGCTGATAGGTTTTTATGAATAAAGCTTGGAAAATATTAGAAGCATCTTTTGGATTGGGTAAGTTTGGAGATTATAGGTTTGATCAAGATTTAGAAGATCTGCCTTCAAAATCTCCAATGAGAATGTCAAGAAATGATCAATATCATAATGACTACACTGATTCAAATGATAAAAAAAGTAGAAGAGATCATTTAGTTGGATCACCAAAAATAGGAGAAGAAAAATCAGCGAATTGTCCTATGTGCGGATCTGAAACTAATTCTGACTTAGGCGAAGCAGTTGGCGGAATGGACACATTTGATATTGGTGCTGGAGTTTCTGGGACAGATCCAACTGCATTAGATGAGCCAATCAAGCTTACAATTGGAAAGAAACAATTATCATTTACAGCAGATGACATGGTTGAACTTATCAAAAGCGGTGAGCTGCAAAAAATGATACAAGCTAGAAAGATTAGAAAACTTCCAGGAGTGTGATTTCAATGAAAAGCGCTTGGCATTTGCTTTATGAAACATTAAGCACGGGTACAACTAGAGTTTTCAGAGGAACAAACAGTAGTAAAGATCAGCTTGATATTACTCACAGTGGCGGATCTGATTACGGTCCTGGTTTGTACTTTGCTACAAGTGTAGAAGATGCAAAAATTTATGGTTACAGAATAGAACAGTATGATGTAATTGTGAATAATCCTATACACGTTGGTGAAAATGAAAATTTAGAACTGATTGAAAAATTAATGAAAGTTCTAAAAATAGATGAAGAGATGATGATTGAAGGAAAAAACTGGTTGCAGCTGATGTCATTGGTTGGTGTATTAGTCGAAATCGGTCAGTTGTCATGGAAGAGTTTCATGAATTACTTGAAGAAATTGGGTTATGATGGAATTTATGTTCACAAACCTAAAAATGCTGCAGGCGAGTACATAGCTGTTTTTGATAAATCACAAGTTAGTCCAGTAGTGTGATTCACTTTAGTCTACCACATACTATTAAATCACCATGACCCTAGTTATCGTCAGAGCAGCTGATTGCTCATATTAATGACTTAAATAGGAGAGTGAGATGGCAGAGATACTTGAAACCCAGCAACTGCTGGCTAATACATACGAAGCTAAGCGTAAATTTCGCTGGATCCTTCAAATTGATGGAGTAGATGCGTTTGTTTTGAAAACGTGCCAACGCCCTCAGCAGACATTTGAAGAAACAGTTATTGATTATATCAATACTAAAAGATACCTGTCAGGAAAGGGCGCTTGGAATCCAATTTCAATTACGATGAATGATCCAATTGCTCCGTCTGCAGCGCAGAAAGTGATGAACTGGGTAAGACTAAACTACGAACCGCTTACAGGAAGAATGGGTTACGCAGTACAATATAAGAAAGATATTTCATTAAAGATACTTGATCCAGCTGGTGTCGTTGTTGAACTTTGGGATTTGATAGGTTGTTGGGTACAAGATTCAAACTTTGGTGACTTAGACTATTCTTCAAGTGATAACCTTGAAATCACAGCGACAATACGTTTTGACAATGCAACACTGCAATTCTGAGGTATTATGAAAGTTAGTGTAAAAAAAGCATTTCGGATATCTGAGGGTGTTGATGACGGTGACAAAGGAGCTGCACTTGATGCAATTGGAGAACTCGAAGGTATAGCAGAGTCTTATAACAACGGAGAATACGCAAGTAGTTCAGAACTTGGAAGAGAACTTGTTAGCTGGTTTAAAACAAATGTTGATACGATTTTTGCTGCTCTTGGCATTGAAATGGCAAAAGATGAAGCTAAAAAACCACCTTTAGGATCTGGTGATAGGTTTCGTAATTTAACAAATCAACTTGCAAATGAAGGAAAACCAAAAGCAAAAGAAGTTGACAAGTCACAAGAAGATGATGCCGAAGATAAAAGCAATGACAGTCAATTGCCAGATGATGTGACTCAACAGATACGTGACTTAATTGATGCGTTAGAAAGAATAGTACCTGATGAAAATCCTGAAGGTGATGAAGCAGATACTGTGTTAGATGATGAACCGATTGGTGACGTTGAAGAAGAAGCTCATGATCCAGCAGCACTTGCTGCGTGGATAGGAAGAGAAAAGTACGGTAATAAAAGATTTCAAAAGTTAGCAATATCAGGTAAACGACGTTCAAATCACTGATACAAGAATTTTTGTTGGCTAACATACCTACCTAATTGTAGTATGTTAGCACACACAGCGATATTACCGATATTTCCTAAATGCGTTACTTCAAAAGAAATTGAATTAGACTCAAGCGGAACAAAAAAAGAAATACTATCAGAAAATGTTGACAGGCGATCATTTTGTGTTTTGAACACAGGTGAGTCGCCTGTTTATATTTCTGTAACAGATGAACATCCGACTTGGGTTTGCAAACCTAATGATCATTTTCAATCTCCTATTCCAACATATGTTGGAAAATTATATGCATGGTCTATAGATTACAAAACAAAAATAGTTGTAACAGAATTTTTTGTAAAGGAATGAAAAATGCCAGATGTAAGTTACATTTTAACAGTTATTTGTGTTGTTATATCTGCAATTTCTGCTTTTTCTTCATGGAAGAATAAAAAAACGAATAAATCATTTGTTGAAGAATTTAGCGATCAGCTTAAATCGACTAGTACAAAAATAGAACAAGTTGAAGAAGCTGTAAAAACAATTTCAACGAATGTTGAAGAAACAGTAAAGACAATTAAAGAAAATGTTGAAAAAACATCTATAAAAACAGAAGCGATTTCTAAACGCACTGATTCAATACCTGAATTGTTTTTCTCTAAATTTCTTGAACAAGTTCGTGCAATTGGCGAGCCAAACGTACATATTCACGATATAGAAGTAATAGGTAAACGAGTTTTAAAGGAGCTGTGAAATGCCACTGCACCCACCTGGGCCGCCTACAATAAATGTTTCTGGATCAGATGCTGCTATAGTACCTGTATCCATTCAACCGCAAACAGTACCTGCGTCTTACGTAACAGTTAGACTTACGAATGGAGATTCATATTATACAGCTGGTGGAACATCTGTAAGCGGAGGAAGTGTATTAACTGCAGATCAAGGTTCTCCAAATACTATTGGAAATGCATGGCCAGTAAAAATAACAGATGGCACAAACATTTATGGCTCTAGAACAGTACCGATACATAGCTTAATTGCGTCTGGCGGTATAGGTGTTGGCGTCAGTAGTGTTTCAAGTATAGGCGCATTACGTGTTGATGTTGTACAGACAACTGGAATGCCATCTGGTTCACTTACGGGATTACTTGTTGGCGGATTAAATGTAGCAAATTCAAATCCAGTTCCAGTCTCAGATGCTGGTGGAAGCATTACAGTTGATGGCACGGTGACCGCTGCACAAGGTACAGCAGCAGCCATTGGGTCACCATGGCCAGTGATAATAGTGTCAGGCAGTGACGCAGTAGGGACACAGACACATCCTACGTGGATTACTGGGTCTGTATCAATTACAAATCAAGCAGGTGCTGGTTCAAACGTAACTGTTTTATCTGGTTCACTAACAGGTTTGCTCGTCGGAGGTGTAACACTTTCAAATGCAAACCCTGTACCGATTTCAGATGCGGGTGGAAGTTTAACGGTTGACGGAACTGTAGTTGTAACATCAACTGTAATAAATTCAGGATCAGTTGCTGGTGTTTTAATTGGCGGGCAACCAGCATCAAATGCAAATCCAATTCCAATTTCAGACGCAGGCGGAAGTATAACTGTTGACGGAACAGTAACAACAGCGCAAGGAACACCAGCAAGCATAGCTTTACCGTGGCCTGTAATCATTGTTTCTGGTAGTGATCCAGTAGGAACGCAAACACATCCAACGTGGATTACAGGCTCAGTTTCTCTTACAAACCAAGCAGGAGTCTCTGCTAATGTCACAACACAATCTGGTTCAGTTGCTGGATTACTGATTGGTGGACTCAGCGTTGCTAATTCAAATCCAATTCCTATTTCTGACGCTGGTGGAAGTATAACTGTAGACGGTACTGTAACTGTAACTTCAACTGCTATAAACTCTGGTTCAATTACTGGACTTTTAATTGGTGGTGTTGCACTTTCAAATGCAAACCCAGCTCCAATTTCAGATGCAGGTGGGTCGATCACAGTTGACGGAACTGTAACTGTTACACAAGGTACAGCAGCTGGAATAGGCGCGCCATGGCCAGTTGTTTTGGTTTCTGGCAGTAACGTTGTCGGCTCAACGACTAATCCGATATGGGTTACTGGTTCTGTATATACATTAAATCCGGGAGCTGCAGGTTCAAATGTAACTTCTCTTTCAGGTTCAATAACAGGATTGCTTGTTGGTGGACTCAACGTAGCGAATTCAAACCCGATACCAATCTCTGATGCAGGTGGATCTATTACTGTTGACGGATCGGTCACTGTCACATCTACTGTGATTAATTCTGGCTCTGTTGCAGGTGTCCTTATTGGTGGACAACCTGCAACAAATGCCAACCCAGTGCCAATATCTGATGCTGGTGGATCACTTACAGTTGATGGCACTGTTACAACGACGCAAGGTACACCAGCAAGCATTGGTTCACCATGGCCAGTAATACTTGTATCTGGCAGCAACGTTGTTGGTTCAACAACAAATCCAATTTGGGTAACAGGATCTGTTTACACGCTTAATCCAGGTGGCGCAGGCTCAAATGTAACTGCTTTATCTGGGTCTATCACTGGATTACTTGTTGGTGGCTTGAATGTAGCAAACTCAAATCCAGTACCAATCTCAGACGCAGGTGGAAGCATTACAGTTGATGGAAGTGTTACTACAACTCAAGGAACAGCAGCAAGTATAAATGCTCCATGGCCAGTCATTATCGTTTCTGGTAGCGATCCTGTAGGGACACAGACTCACCCAACTTGGATTACAGGTTCAGTTTCTTTAACAAACCAAGCAGGCGTATCTGCGAATGTTACAACACAATCTGGTTCAGTAATAGGATTACTTGTTGGTGGGCTCAACGTAGCGAACGCTAACCCAGTGCCAATATCAGACGCAGGCGGATCAATAACTGTAGACGGAACAGTCACAGCAACTGTTGTTTCAACTGTTATAAACTCTGGTTCATTAACAGGGTTATTACTTGGTGGAGTAGCTGCATCAAATGCAAATCCAATTCCTATTTCTGATGCTGGCGGATCACTTACAGTAGACGGTACTGTAACAGCTGCTCAAGGTACAGCTGCAAGTATAGGCGCACCATGGCCAGTTATTATTGTTTCAGGAAGTGACCCTGTAGGAACGCAAACACATCCAACATGGATTACAGGTTCTGTGGCTATTACAAATCAAGCAGGTGTTTCTGCTAACGTGACAGTACAGTCAGGATCAACGACTGGGCTACTTGTTGGTGGACTCAACGTTGCAAATAGCAATCCAGTTCCAATATCAGACGCAGGTGGAAGTTTAACAATTGATGGAACAGTTGCTGCAACACAAGGAACTCCAGCAGCAATTAGTTCACCGTGGCCAGTAATACTTGTTTCTGGCAGTGATGTAATTGGGTCTACAACTAATCCAATTTGGGTAACAGGGTCTGTTTATACGTTGAATACTGGAGCAGCAGGATCAAATGTAACAGCGCTTTCAGGTTCAGTTACAGGACTTTTATTGGGTGGGCTTAGTGTAGCGAATAATAACCCAATTCCTATTTCAGATTCAGGTGGATCAATAACTGTAGACGGAACAGTTACGGTCACTTCTACAATAATCAATTCTGGTTCAGTTTCTGGAATTCTTATTGGTGGACAACCAGCAACGAATGCAAATCCAGTTCCAATATCAGACGCTGGTGGAAGCATTACTGTTGATGGAACAGTTACAGTTACATCAACAGCAATAAATTCTGGCTCACTTACTGGCTTACTTGTTGGTGGTGTTGCACTTTCAAACGCAAATCCCGTTCCTATCTCTGATGCAGGTGGATCGATTACAGTTGATGGAACTGTAACAGCGACTGTTGCTTCAACTGTTATAAACTCTGGTTCGTTAACGGGATTGTTGCTTGGTGGAGTAGCTGTATCAAATGCAAACCCAATTCCTATCTCTGATGCGGGCGGAAGTTTAACTGTTGATGGAACTGTAACTGTTGCATCTACGGTGATCAATTCAGGATCTGTTGCTGGCGTCCTTATTGGTGGTCAACCAGCTTCAAACGCAAACCCCGTACCAATATCTGACGCAGGTGGAAGCATAACCGTTGATGGCACTGTAACTGCTACAGTTGCTTCGACAATAATAACATCTGGTTCAGTTACTGGATTATTAGTCGGCGGTGTTGCAACATCAAACGCAAATCCAATCCCAATTTCTGACGCAGGTGGAAGCATCACTGTAGACGGAACAGTTGTCGTTAGCTCTGCTACAATAAGTTCTGGTTCAATTACAGGATTACTTGTTGGAGGTCTTAACGTAGCAAACAGCAATCCAGTGCCAATTTCTGATGCTGGTGGAAGCATTACAATAGATGGAACTGTAACAGCAACTGTTGCATCTACTGTAATATCTACAGGTTCAATCACAGGTCTGCTTGTTGGCGGACTTAACGTAGCCAACTCAAATCCAATACCAATTTCTGATGCTGGTGGGTCACTTACAGTTGATGGTACTGTTACTATTGCATCTGGTTCTGTCACTGGGCTTCTAGTTGGCGGTGTTGCAGTAAGCGGTACAAACCCAGTGCCCGCTATAGCATATGACGGAATGGGAGCACAATGGCAATCTGGGTCTATGAGAGAAATCTCATATGCATTTTTAAACTCAGCTACATCTGGTTCTACTCAAATAGTAGCTGCTCAGGGCGCAGGAATAAAAATAACTGTTTTATCAGTTCACGTAATGACAACATCTGCTGTTAGTGTACAATTTACTTCATCAGGAAGCTCAGGTAATACTAATAAAACAGGTTTTTATCCTATAGCTGCAAACGGGGGATTTGTTTTACCACACAATCCACACGGCTGGTTCAGAACTAATGCTAACGAACATTTATGTTTAGGATTAAGCGCAGCTGTATTCACAGCTGCAACGATAACATGGATGCCAAGCATATAATTTTATTTTATGGCATTTGATTTAGAACTAAGAGCGCCAAGTCAGTCGTTTAATTTAATATTAAACGCAAGTGCATCAATACAGCCGAGTTCATCTCTTGGTATTGGCGTTGGAATGACACGCCAAAAAATATATTCTTCTCAACCATCAACTGGTGTTTTAACAACATGGGATACAAACTGTATTGTAAATTCTGTTGATGTTGGAACAAACAACCTAAATGCACCATTGCATGGCCATTTAGGTGCTGGTACTGTTAGTAGTGATGGTCCTTTTTACCTAACAACAACTGGAACATTACCAACACCATTAACAACAACAGATCCGTATTATACAATATATGTTGATGCAAATACATTAAAACTTGCAACATCAATGCAAAATTCTGCTGCTGGGACTGCAGTTGATTTGACTTCAACTGGCACTGGTGGATTTGTAATAAATAGAACAATTACAACACAAGATGTTGGATCTGCAATATTAGTTTCAATCGCAAGAGGTGTGTGGAGCACTGAGGGTACTGTACCAAAAGACAATAAAGGTAACAATTTTACAGAATTAGACCAAACATTTTCTTATGCATCATTTCCAGGTTCAAAAGTACAAGAAAGATGGGATCTTTCTGCTGTTGGAGGAACATCACACGTTGTATCTGGTGCATTTGGTGACCTAGGCGGTTCTGGCGATGAAGTAACAATCTCAATACTCGAAGTAACTGGAGCAGCATACATAGTAGATTATGGTCATGTTGAAAGAGCAATTGGAACAACTGTTGTAACAACAACAACAATGTCTTCAACAAATGAAGCAATTTTTGTTGTCAGGTTATGGGGAAATGGACCAGTCGGACAAGATCACATATGGAGACCAGAAAATCCGCTTTGGCTAAAGCATACAGCTTCATCTTGTGAAGCAGATACACATCCAAATGGTTACATTCAACTTGCAACTTTCTACAGATATTTTTCAACACCTCAGACAAATATAACTGGAGCTTTTTTAGGAACAAACTCTGAAGGCGCTCAGGTGTTTTGGTATGTTTTGCAAGCTACTACTGCATCATTTACAACAACTTCAAACACAAACATGACGTTGCTTGGTGTGTGTTGAATATTTAAAGAGATTAAATTATGGCGAAGAGATTAAAAACTATAGAATATGCATTATCTAGCTCAATGGGTGGTCCAATTGGTGCTGCTCAAAACTTAGGTACAGGTTCAATTTACATACCAGAGACAAATTCGCGTATATTCAGAAGCGTAACAATGGTCGTCGGAGTGCAAGATGGTCTTGGTACAGCTGCATCTTTAACATCTGCTTCATTATCAATTGGGCTTGCTGGTGCAGCTGATAGCGTTTTAACAAATACAACAACAATTACAAACAGTGGTGAAAACCAAGCGTTTATATTTCTTGGTGACTTTACAGGATATTTTGCTGCAAATTTTGCAACTGGAAGCGTTGTTACAGCTCGAGCAGGTTGCAAAATGGGAGTTATTAGTTTGAATGCTTATGGCAAACTAATAATAACGTATGAGTTTGATGACGCTGGACAAAGCACTTTTATAAAAACAGTAAGAATACCAATTGAAGGAAACACAGGAAGCTTAACTTCTGCGTATACAGCTGTAGGACAAAGAACAAGTAACATACCTGCACTTGATACTTTTTTGCCAGAAACTTCTAAAGTTTATAGGTCTATATTTCTTGAAACTTTAAACAATGAAGATAGGACAGGTGCTACTGCAATGAACCTGTACTATAGACATGATGGTGCAACAGACATAACGCAAAATTTCCATACAGGAACACTAATATCAGCAAGGAATTTTTATAGAGTTGATAATGTGACACCGTTTATAAACACAACAACTGCGAGAACATTAGAAAGTAAAACAAGTGCAACTCCGACTGCATTTTTTAGTTGTTTGTCACCAATTCTCAATGTTACGTATGAATACACTGGTTCATCTGCAAACATAATGAATTCTATAATTGTACCATTTGGAGGAGAAGACACAAGAAGAATAGAAGATGGTGCTACAAACAAAACAAGATTGTTTGGAGAATTCTGGATACCAGAAGACAATCCAATGCTTGTTCAATCTGCTGTCATGTTTTCTGCAAATAGTCTTGCTAACTCAGTGTTTAACTGTGCAGTAGGATCACAGCCAAATAGAGCATATACATTTCAAAACCCAGTTAGATGTGGCGGATTAGAGTGGTCAATAAGAGCAGACTATTCAGGTGCTCTTTCAATAGCAAAAGGATACAATACTTGTTCAGCAGACATTTACACGACGACAGCAGCAGATGAATCTGGTTTATCTGCAATACTATATTTGAACTATACAAGCTCACTTATGAGTGGCGGCCCAGAAGTGCACAATAAAACAATATTGTACAATAATAAAACATTTGCAGCAAACAGCACAAGACACACAGTCACTGCAACTTCAAGTATAACACCAAACATTCCAGAAACAAACTACTTTATTTCAGCTGGACCATGGTATACAGGTTACTATATGTGGCCAGGTGCAACGCAAGCAGATACATTTGTTGCTATATCTGCTGAATGCGCTGCTGGTGAAGGAAAGGGTTCTGGAGGTGGTGGTTGGTTTGAAATTTCTGATTTTACAAACTTTTCTGATGGTGAAGTCGGTTTTAACGTCGTTTGGGCAAATTGTCGTGATGTTTGGAAATTATATCCGAATGATCCAGACACAACAAAAATGGATATAGAAACAACAAGAGATTGGAGATATTATCTTGGTCCAACTGGGTATCCACAAGGAATGTTTGGCTTTACATACCATTCGCAGCTATTTTCAATAAGTGGTACAGTTAGCAACTATTCAGGCGCTGGATCTGGTATTGTAGTTAAGGCACATGATGCAATAACTGGTGTTGTTATAAACACAGCAACAACTGCAGCTGGAGGTGGATATAACATGCAAATGTTTGATAATGGAAGACAATATTATGTAGAAGCTTATCAAGATTCTACACATGTCGGAAGATCATCAAACGATTATCCAACTAGACAGTAAAATTATTTTGTAATTTACAATGTGATATTATTTTTTAATGGATATAGAAAAATCACTTTTTTGGGAAAATAGAAATGTACTTGTAACTGGTGCTAGTGGCTTTATTGGTAATGCTATTGCTTGGAATATGTGGAATCTTGGTGCTAAAGTAACATGCTTAAAGCAAAAAAGCGGAAATAAAGTTAAGCTTCCATTCGATGATATGTCATATGTTGCTGAAGGTGATATAACAGATTATAATTTTTTAAGAGATTTAATTTCTAAAAGAGAAATTGATACAATTTTTCATCTTGCTGCAAGATCAATTGTTAGAATATCTGCAAAAGATCCTCTTTCTACGTTCAATACAAACGTAATGGGTACTGTTGCTTTGCTTGAAGCTGCAAGAAATGTTGGAAAATGCAAAAGTATAGTTGTTGCTTCTTCAGATAAAGCATATGGTGATCATGATGTACTTCCATATACTGAAAATCATGCTTTAATTCCAAAGAATACATATGATACGTCTAAAGCGTGTACAGACTTAATTGCACAAACGTATTATTACAATTATGGTATGCCAGTAAGCATTACTAGATGTAGTAATGTATATGGTCCAGGAGACAATAATCTGTCAAGATTGATACCAAACAGTTGCATTAAAGTAGCTGATCATAAAAGTCCAATGATTTATTCAGATATTGAAAATATGGAAAGAGAATTCATTTTCATAAGTGACGTTGCAGATGCATATGAAGCTATTGCAAGAAATGAACTTGTTGGGCCGTATAACATTGGTGGTAATGGACCAATGAAAATAATTGATGTTGTAAATTTAATTTGCAAATTCAATGGAGGCCTTCCAGCACATGTTGTTGAAAGAGATCCAGAGTTTAAAGAAATTTCAAAACAGTGTATAGATTCTTCAAAACTTAAAGAAGCAACAGGTTGGGAGCCAAAAACAGATATCAAAGATGGCTTAAAGAAAACATATTACTATTATTACAACAAACTTCAGATGTATAATTCATTTTTAAAATGAAACAAGTTATTGTTATTAGAAAAGACTTGAATATGCGTCGCGGCAAGGAGATTGCACAAGCGGCGCATGCTGTTACACAATGGTTAATACAGAAAGTATTAAACTCAGAAAAGCTTACAAAAGAAGAATCAGATTGGATTTCAAATGGTTCTAAAAAAGTAACGCTGCAAGTTTCTTCTGAAAAAGAACTTATGGACTTAGCTTCAAGTGCAAGAAAAGCAAATCTAAAATTTCATGTAATAACAGATGCTGGCGTTACAGAATTTAATGGAGTTGCAACAAAAACTTGTATTGCAATAGGTCCAGATGCTGATGAAGCAATTGACAAAATTACTGGCGAATTAAAACTTTATTAAAGTAAATTTTTAAAGTAAGATTTTAAAGTTTATATTATGATGTATAATTTATAACATGATGACAAACACACAAATTAATCCTTCTCGACCTTGTTGAAACGCGCTCGGCTTGTGATCGTCACGCGATGGCAGATCTTGTCCATTACGTAATTGTCAGAGCAGATCTTACGCATGGCCAGCAGTTAGCTCAAACAGTTCATGCTGTTGGAGAAAGTCATGGCGGTATAATTCATCCACCTGGAACAATTTCCGTTGTTCTTCATGTACCAGATGAAATTGCTTTAAGATCTCTATATGCAGTTTTACGTGATGCAAATCTTAAGCCATCTCTTGTAGAAGAATGTGATGGTCAAGCAATGTCAATCGGCATTCCACCAACTAGCGATAGAAAATCAGTTAGGAGGTATGTTGGTTATTTGCCGTTAGCGAAATGATTCATAGCACATAGTTTAAGTTAAAACTCCGTGATTACACGGCGATCTAGGTGCAAGCTCTAGTGTGTTAATTTGCCCGACTAGTATAATAATGTTATTACGCACATTGCTAAAATGTGAGATCACTTGTTCAAATCAGTGGTTGGGCGCTTAATTCGTGGTACGCTAAGTAAAGCGGCCGTCAATTTAGAGGCGGTGTTTGTAGGTTCGAGCCCTGCTCACGAAACGGTAGTTTAGTTTAAAAGTAAAACGGTAAATCTAGAAACCATGCATGTGCAAACCATGCAGCTACCACGAATTTTTTTGGGCCTGTAGTGATCAAAGGTTAACACATTAAGGACAAGGTACTTAGTAATATGGGTTCGAATCCCATCAGGCTCGCTGCTAAAATAGATTTTGTAGGTTTTTATTTGTTTTAGTTTTATGGGATGGGAAAAAACCTATTGAAAGAATGCAACTAGCCTGCCATTGGAGTTGTAATTCTCATTCATAAAATAATTTTGTAGATTTTATTATGTGAAGAAAAATCTAGTAGGAACAAGCAGAATATATTGTGTAGCTACATTATTCTGTTTCTCAACTACGAATGGCACGGTAGCTCAACGGTAGAGCGTCTATCTGCAAAGTAGAAGGTTGTAAGTTCGAATCTTTCACGTGCCTCTATGAAAATTTTTACAGTATCTGAATGTGTTGGCCCAGATAAAAAAGTAAAGTTTGTTCAGTATTTTGATGATAATTTGTATTATGTTTGTGAAAATGGATTTGAATTTCCCGTGCCAATTTCAGATACAGGTACGGCGCGATTTTTAAGTGAAGATAAATCTATGTTTTTTATGAGATGGATTAGAAAGCATTTAGAACTTATTAAAGATGCTTTTGAAAATAAAGATTGATTTCATGGATGGTTTTTAACCATCCATTTTTTTTGCTTAAAAGAATATAGACTTTTTTTAGTTATCTGAGGTATAATTAATGCTGATGAGTGATAAGACAACAATGAGAGATTTGATCGAAAATTCTAAAAAAATAGATCAAAAAGAAGTTCAACAAAAACAAGTTCCTTTGCCAGGTGACGAATTCTATGTTCCGCCTGTTACAACAGTTCCACTGCCAAGTAAAGGTGTTGTATACCCACCTGACAATGCTCTGTTTGATACAGATTCTCTTGACGTAAGAGCAATGATGGCGACAGATGAAGATATTATGACAAGCCCGAGTCTTATCAGAAAAGGTAAGATGTTATCTGCACTCATGCGTTCATGTGTTGTCAGTAGGACAATTGATCCAGACACAATGTTGACTGGTGATAGAAATGCATTGATGGTTGCTATTAGAAATAGCACATGGGGTCCAGAATATTCTGCTACGATAGTTTGTCCATCATGTCAAAAAGAAAATGATGTTACATTTGACTTAAGCAGACTTTCTATAAAAACGTTAGACGTAGAACCAGTTGAAGGTGTGGGCTCTAATGTTTTTAAATTTGTTCTTCCACTTACGAAAAGAGAAGTATTTTTTAGACTGCTTAACTCTCGCCAAGTACAAGAAGGTGAAGAGATTATAGAAAATACTAAAAAAGCAAGAGGACCTGGCGGACATGAAGAAAATGTTACATTAGGTCTTATAAATCAAATAGTTAGAGTATCTGGCGTTGAAGAAAAGAAGATTCCTCAATTTGTTAGATCACTGCCGGCAAGAGATTCAAGAGCGCTAAGAAGCTATATTGCATCAATTACACCAGATATCGATATGAAGCAAAATGTTGAATGTCCAGCATGTGCTAAACATATTGAGGTGGAGGTCCCGTTAACGGGAGAATTCTTTTGGCCTAAGGCCTAATAAAGAAGTACAAGATGCTACTTCATATTCAAGAAATGTAAGATGGGAAGAAACTTTCTTATTAGTTCAGCGTGGCGGGTTATCTGCTGAATATGTTGAAAGAATGCCAATACCTGTTAGGCATTGGTGGATAGAACGTCTTAAAAAATACGAACAAGAGAAAAAAGGTAGCAATGAATAACTCTCTTGTGAGGTATTTAGTAGATGGCTAGCGGAGGAGGATTCGAAGGCGATGTAGGTTATGTTTCCACAGAAATGAGGAAAATAGCCAGCTATTCACGTGATATCGCTAGAAATTTAGAAAAATCTTCTACTATGTTCGTTAGTTTTGAGAAAGCTGCTAATAAAGCAGAACTCAAAATGAATGACATTGCTCGTAGAATGGAAAGATTAAACGAGCTAGGTGACAAAGGCGGATTTGATAAATTAAGAAAATCGCTTAGAGGTCTTGCTTCAGAACGTGGTGTTTTTCGCATGCTTGATTCTCTTGACAAGGGAATATCAAAAGTAGCAGACGGCATTGCGAAAATGGGTACTGGTATAATCGCAGAAACATTTGACTTTCTTGTAAGTAGTATTAAGCGAGTATATGAACTACAAGAGCGCTGGACACGCGCTATCGGTGGATTCAATATGCGTATTGGCGGTATGACATCTGGGCTCAAGCAAGCGCAGAGAGCTGCTACAGCATGGTCTGGAACAATACGTGGCCTTACTAATGGAGACATTAATGAAGGTATACAGATGTTCGAAGAATTCACAATGGCAATGTCAAGAGTGGTGTCACAAGGCGATGCCATGTCAAAATTTGGCTTGCAATTAGCTAGAGGCTTCAACTTAAGCGGCGACGGAGCTGGTAGACTTGCTTCTACTTTCGAAGATATGGGGGCATCTGCTGACCAAGCTATATCAACAATGTCAGAATTGATTGATGCAGCTAACCTTGTGAATGTGCCAGTAAACCAACTAGCATCAGATGTGCTCGAAGCAAATACGTACATGGCAAGATTTGGTAAAGACGGTGCAAAAGGGTTTGTAACTGCTGCTGGGTATGCAAGACGTTTTGCAATGTCAATGCGTGAATTGCAAGCAGCAACAGAAAAATTCGATTTATTTGACGATGCAGCAGTAACTGCAAGCAAACTGAACTCGACATTTGGTACACTCATTAACTCAGTTGACTTGATGTTGATGGATGATCCTGCTCAAAGAATAGAATATTTGAGACAACAGTTCCTTGCTCAGGGAAAGACATTTGATACTCTTTCTGTTAAAGAGCGCAGATTTGCGTCAGAGACAATGGGTGTCAACGACCAGCAGCTTGCTGCTCTTCTTAACTTAAAAGATGCAAACGTGTCTTATATGGACATCGTTGCAAAACAAAAAGAAAAAGAAGCAACAGACAGAGAAGCAAAGAAAAGAATGGAAGTGCAGTTACGCAAGACTGCACAAACAATGTATGCATTTGGTGCTGCATTCGACAGAATAACACTTGCAATAGCGAAAGCAATTAGACCATTGCTTGAAGTACTTGGACTTGCAAAAGCAGGTGGAAAAGACTTTAAGTCTTTCGGTCAAGTGATGGAATCAATCACTCAGACAATTATTTCTTTCTTTGAAAGTTTAGCTGGCAATGATAAATGGCAACTGCTCATGCGCAAGCTTGCAATGGGAATGAGAGATGTTGGAAAAGCAGTATCAAGTTTTGTAATGAGTGGTAAAGCTGCAAAATGGGCCGGTGAACTTGCTGGCGCTATGGCAGATGTTTATGACTATGGTAAAAAAGCATTAACGTTTATGATTGATGCTGGCCGCAGATTACAGCCAGTAATAAGTTTTATTGCTGACCACGTTAAAGAAATTGCAATTGCATGGGCTGCTTGGCAAGGAGCAAAATTAGCTGGCGGTTTTGCACAAAATTTAAGATCTGTTAATGCTATGATTCCAAAATGGAATACAGGCAAAGTTGGAACAGGAGCAACAATAGCTGAAGTTTCTGCTAGACATGCTGGTGTTTTCTCTGGCGGTGGCGCAGGTGCAGCTACATCTGGTAATGGAATAAACTGGGCAACAGCAACAGGCAACCCGTTCAATCCAGATGAAATGGAATTGAATAAAATTTCAGTAGGTGGAAGAAGCGGAAGACTTAGAAGCGGATTGAAATTTGGTGCTGGTGTTGGATTAACAACTGCACTCGCAACAGCTGCATCTGGAGGTTCTGCTGGTGAAAGTATTGGATCTGGTTTAGGATCAGGAGCTGGAACTGCACTTGGAATGGCGTTTGGTGGTCCTGTTGGTGCTGCAATAGGTGGTGCAATAGGAGAATTTGCTGGAAGAAGAATAGGGTCAATGCTTGGCTCTTTAATGCATGGTGGACAATCACCGCTTGAAAAAGCAAGAAAAGAACTTACAACTGCAAGTCAAGCTCTTTCACGCAATCAAAAACTGCAAAATGATATTGTTGAAACAATAAATGCACGCCAACTTGCGCAAGATGCAAAGAGAGCTGCAGTAGACTCAACAATAAACACATTAGAAAACAAAGCAATAAGAAACAAAGGATCTGTTAACAAACTAACAGCAGATGAAGCAAGAAGAATTAAAGACAGAGCTTCAGAGTTTGTTAGGATGGGAATAAATGTAAGAGCAAACAACTCTGTAATTCAATCACTTACAAGTGGAACAAAATTAACAGATGCACAGTTAAGACAGTTAAGATCATCAACTGAAACGTATAACACAAAACTTGAAGAGTTACGTCAAATAACACAGCGTGAACTTCAAATAAAGATGTCTGAACTTGAAGCAAGTCAACTTGCACAAAAGAAATCTGTTATTGAAGATCAAGTAAACCAAAAGAAAATAGAATTAGACAGAGAAAAAAATGCAGCGGCTGACATTAAATCAGGAGCTGTGACAAAAAGCTTTTCGAACCTTGATGAAGAATTTGTCAAGTTTGTTGAAAAATCAAATCTTGGAATGGTTTCGAAAAGCAACTTGATGTCAAAGTATGGAGCAAGTAAGAAATACTCAACAGAAGAAGTAATTGCAAACATGAGTGATTCAGCTAGAAAAGCAGCTGAAAAAGATTTTGCAGTGTCAATGCAGAGAGAAAAAATAAACAAGCTTGAACTTGATTTGAACAAAAGACAAAAGGATCTAGTTGACTTGACTGCAAATTTTGAGCACCAAAAGTTCATAATCTTTGCAAGAAGTGCAATCATGTCAGATTCAAGATACGCCGAATACCGCAATGCAAATGCAGGTAAATCAGAAAAAGATTTATTTAAAACGTTCTTAGAATCAAACACAGACGAGTTTAAGTCACTATATGGCTCTGAGAATTTCTCTGAACTTCTTAGTGGAAGAGTTGCAATGGCTTCTGGTGGAATAGTGAGAGGTCCAACTCGTGCTCTTATTGGTGAGTCTGGTCCAGAAGCAGTAATTCCTCTTAGAGCAGTCGCAAAAAGTAGACTAGGAAAAGCGCTTGGTTTAAGCTCAAGTGGCCGCAGGAATATGGCTGGAAGCTCTGGAAACACAAGCATACACGTTGTAAGCAGTGATGTTGTTCTTGACGGAACAAAAGTTGGGCGTGCAATCACAAGAGTCGCGCTATCTAGTCCAGGTGCATGATGGAAGATATTAAATTTAACCAACCAACAAGTCATAATCCAGATGGTGTTATAGGAGATACTGTAGATGAAGTTTCATCTCCATTTTCACAACCACCTTTGTATACACCAACAACCCATGAAAGTGATTTTGTTGAACCAGTAAGACATGATCCAGATCTTGTCGTTGGTGATACACTCAATGAAGTTAACAGCACATTTGCAGAACCTATACATCACGATCCGTCTCTTGTAATAGGAGATGTAATTTCAGAAGTTGAAATAATTCCTGGAATAACTGCTCCGCCCCCGCCGTTTAATCCAAGTGATGTCCAACTTCCAGTACCTCATAATCCAACTGGCGTTATTGGTGATGATATAAGTGAGGTACAGGTATTAACCACGATTACGCCTGTGCATCCACCGTTCACACCAAGTGACGTACAGGTACCACCACCATATACACCACCTACACAAGTTGAAGTCCCCGTACTCACACCACCGGGACCACGACCAATACAAGAAATTCCGCAAAATGCTTTAGATCAAGCAAACTCATCTCAGCATATTCCAAAGACAATACAAGAAATACTTGCTGACCTTAAAAGTAAAGATGAAAAGCTAGAAGCAAGAGTTGCTGGATTAGATAGAGAATCTTTTTTCAACTCTCTGGGTGGACCAATAGGTGCAGCGGGTGGTCATGCACTTGACATAACAGCAACAGCAAGATATGTTGAAAATTATGTAAAAGCTGCTGGTCCATCAGGAGTCGCTACATTTGTAGCAATACAAACAGCATTGCACAGAATGAATTCAAAGTACGGCAAAGTGTTTAACCCACTTTACATTGCAACACTTGTTGGACCAAGCAGCTTTGCAAAAATAGCTTTAGATGTCGATGATTCAATTCATACAAGAATGACATCTATAGAAGATGAACTTGCAGTGACACAAGCTCTTGCTGGTAAAGATGAATTTTCAAAGCAAGAAAATAACAACACATATGGTCCATCAAACAAATATTCAGAAGATTCAGTTCTGCTCAACGGACCATTTGTTGACTTGGCACTAGGTGGAATAAATGATCCACAAGGAGCAGCTATTGTTCAATCTATTTCAGAAAACGTCGACTATGGAAATGGTCTTAAAAGAAGACAGATAGACATGTCAAAGATGTTTGACAGAAGAACTGGAAAACTATTACCAAAATTCGCCGCCGGTTCAAACTCTAGAAAAAGTTCAACTGAAAATCAAAAGTTGATTAGATCTGCATTTAACTGGCAGGGATCAAAAGGTGTAATCCCAACAGCTTTTAACGTTGAAGATGAAGTATATGGAAATGTAAAAGACGAATTGGATGATGACGAAGTTTACATGCCATTCATGCTTCAAGATTTAAGACCAGACCCAAATGGTGATACTAGAAAAGTTTATCTGAGAGCATTAAACATTCAAACAAACGAAAGCTTTTCTCCAAACTGGAATGAAGAAGAAGCATTTGGAAGAGTTGACCCGATAATGGGATATAAGTCTACTGGCAGAAGCATTGACTTGTCTTTTGCGATTAGGGCTTTTTCACCAGAAGATTTAAAAGTTTTATTGATGAAAAAGCACTGGATAACATCAATGGTTTATCCATCTATCAGAGACGATTTAACAATGTCATCTGGGCCAATAGTAAGATTAAGATTGGGTGACCTCTACAATAACAATAGAGGTGGATTACCAGGAATTATTAAATCGCTAGATTTTGATTACAATGAACAAATCTGGGAATTAAAGAGCGGATATAAAGTTCCGCACGGCTTTAATGTCAATATAAGCTTTCAAGTATTGCATGAAGCTACTCCAGGAATTAATAATGGAAGCTTTACAGCAGTAAGAGCAAGTATACCGCAAAGATCACAATCAGATCCATCTCGTTTTGATCCTATTGTAACTGAAATAGACGATGGATTATTTAGTGCTGTTAAGATTCCTAGGAGGAAATGATGGCTAGATCAAGATATTCAAATACAAGAATTATTGATGGACATCATTATGCAACATGGAGAAATCCTGTTGCTGAACGAATGGATGGAGATATTTTAGAGGGCGTAAAAACATTTGATTATACATTCTCCATCGGAGATCGTCTTGACATACTTGCAGCAAAGTACCTTGGTGATGACAGATATTATTGGATCATTGCACTTGTAAACAATATAATTTGGCCGCTTGGAATAGAACCGGGAACTACTTTAAGAATACCAAAAGACGTTACACAAGTTTTAGAAAAATTACAGAGGTGATTCTTGTCATTCAAAAGAGGTGATTATCGTCCGTTCGTACGAGCTTCTATTTCAGCTCTTGATCAACTGCAAGCTGCTTCAAACGTTGAAATAGCAGCTTCTATTCCGTTTATTGATATTCGTCAAGTAAATCAATTCACTGGTGAAATAATCGGTGAAAACATAATGAAAGAATTACTTTCTCCAGCAGACATTTCTGACGGTGTAAAGCAAACTTTCCAAGAAAGACCGCTTGTTGCAATGACATCACTTGAAGTCAAAACAGAGCAACAATATGGTTATGCATATAACACAATTGTCAACATGGAATTTACTGTTTATAGACCAGATGTAGTTTTTTCTACAGATGAGTACAGTGCGTGGAGAGAATTGTTAGTTGAGGGAAATTGTTTCATATTGAGCTACGGTTGGGCAAGAAATTCTGCTATTTCAAATGATTTACTGAATGGCATTGGTTTTTATGATAAAGACACTGGTTTGCTTGTGCAAAGTAAAACATCTTTGTTAATAGCTATCGTAAAATATAGTGTTAGCATGGATCAAGCTGGAAATGTAAGATTCACAATGGAAGCTCGTACAATGGGAAACATTGGACTGAGACAAGTTTCTTTGATGCAAGAGTTAGTTGAAGAGTTTTTATCTGAAAAAAGAGATTCAACAGCTCTTATAAACGCAATATCAGATAGTCCAATAAGCACAATTAAAAATGTTCTGACTTCAATAACAGATGACTTAGATATCAAAGTAATAGAAGCAATTCAGCTTCGTGTTAAATCATTAGATGAAAGATTGGGTTTTGTAAAAGATAGAAGAAGATTTTTAAAGCTTGGTGACATATTCGATTCTTTGATAGCTCCAATAGTTGAAAGAATGTGTTTGAGAATTGGCTATAAGCGAGCAGATCTTTTTCTTGGAAACTTTAACAAAAGAGCTGGGAAAACATCTTCTGATCTAGGTTCGATTGAATTGTCTAGCAAATCTATAGCTGAATTTCCTGTTCCTGTAAAATTGTTAAGAGATACACTGTCTAATATACACCTAAAAGGCAAATTAATGCGCGTCGAATCTTTAGTTGAAGCTTTGTTGTCTTTAACAAGAGGACAAGCAAGATGGTCATCATCGACAAGATTTGTTCCCGCACTTTTTCCAATTGCTCATGATGTGATTGAAGGTGATGGAAATGTTTTTAGATATGCAATAGCAGATTCATATGATGGGTCAGATGTATTTGATGATCCTGATACTGCAATACCAAGTGAGTCAATTACTAAAAGTGAAGTATTTGAAAAGTTAATTGGTCGTGGTGTTCCGATAATAGAACCTGGAAGAATAAACTCTATTGTTAAAACACTTTCATTTGAGATAGAACCAGAACCACTGCAAAGATCAATTTTTGCAGAAAGGCAATTAAAAACAAGAAAAGACAGAATTCAACTAGTTGAACAACCTGATCCAAATGGTCTTGCTGGCAGAGCAAACAGTAAAACCGTAATACCACTTGGTACACTGCAAGGTAGCATGTCGATGGTTGGTAATTTTATCTTCAATATGTTTTCTTACGTCTGGGTAGAGTTTTTTGGTGCATATCCGATAAGTGGAATATACAACATAAGAGATAGAACAGATAGAATAGAATCTGGCGTTTTTACAACAACTATCGGTGTAATAAGCGAAGGTATAGATCCATTCAACACAAGAAGAAGGCTATCTGCTGTTGAACTTTCAAATGAAAGAAAAGTTGCCGATGAAAGAAGGCGCTTGGCGAAAAAACGATAATTCATTTATGTTATTATTAATTTCTAATAATAATGGATGCCACATGCAGCGGACAACTACCACCATCTAATAATAATAACGATATAGATTTAAGATTATTATTTGGTATATCTAAACAAGATTGTATATCTGAAATTTCTAATCTTATAGAAGATAAGAAAGAATATATTGATCTCGTTTCACCTTTTTTAAAAGCTATAAAAACTTTAGAATTATCTAAAATAGAATGGAGAGGATTAGATCCTGAATCATTAATGCCTAGAAAGTTTGTTTCTATGGTTTATGATGGTTTAAATCTAGCTTTAAGAAATAAAATAAAAGAAAAACAGATTGATGACGATTATAAAATAAATCAAAAGATATCAAAACTCTTTTCAAAGTCAGAGTGGGAAGGAATAATACTCGACATGAGTAGATTCTCACCTGAGTACAGGCAAGTAGTTGGTAAGCATTGTTTTGATGGCAAAAGAATACACCCGCAGATAAATGTCATTCCCAAAGAATCTACATCTAGAATGGGAACTAGAGGTGGATTTAATGTTATGGGATGGAAAAAATCTGAGCGTAATGCTTTGATTGCGCCTCCTGGATTTAAAATCTATTCAATAGACTTTAACGCAATGGATGTGCACAGCTTGGCTTCTCTTTTTCCAGAATCAAATTTATCATCTGTAATAGAGTTTGATGGAGATACATACAGTCAAATTTCAATTGAATTTGGTTTATCAGAAGACAGAAATTTGGTAAAATCAACATTCCTTCCAATCATTTATGGAGTTTCAAATAGCACACTATCTGAATCAACTGGAATAAAAGATTCAGACATTCAAAAAGTGCGTTTATTGATTAAACCAATTCTTTCTAAAATGCCATGCGGAACTGACTTGGCTAGGCTAGTTCAAGAAACAAGTTCAATAGTTTTTAGAAAAACACTTGCAGATATTTCAGATAAGATTTCAACATGTTGTACAGCTTTGTTTCCGATACACGATGAAATTATTTTCTTATCTCAGTCTGACAATGATATATTTAATATAGCAAATTGTATAGAACAAAGTGCAAAAGATATTTCAGGAAGTAGATATAAAACAAGGGTTTCTTCTGGCATTGATTTTGGTAATATGGTTAGATTATAATAAAAGTGTCTAATTTGCTATCTCTGAGACAACCACATTGACTTACATCATAACTATCACATGGCGATCCGTCCCTATTTAAGAGTAACAGAAGCTAAAGATGGAAGTGGAAGACAAACGTTTAGCATTTCTTCTGCTTTTCTTCAAGAAATTATAAAAGAAGTCCTCGAAGAAGAGGAAAAAGAAGATAAACAGGAACCAGAGAAAAAACAAGCAAAAAAAACTGTTGATGTAGTTGATTCAGACAGTTCTGAACCAGATGACGAAAACCCAGATGTCCCAGCACCAGAAGATAAAGAAATAGAATCTGATGCATATGGTGAAGAAAGCAAACCTGGAGATAAACTTTCTAATGAACTTGTTGGTAAAACAGTTCAAAGTATGACAATGGAACCGAGTTCTAAGCTTTTACCAGGTGCTCAAGAAATTGTCTTAACGTTCAATGAAATAACAGATCCTCTCAGGATTTTAGTCGGAAAAACTGGCAAGGTAAGTTTTTTCTTTCGTAACTCTTTACACAATCTAGTATGAGGTATTTGTTATGAAAGATTTATTCTGGAGCAATATAGATAAGATAGCAGCATTCGCACTAACTGTTATTGGTGCAATGTATGGTACTTGGAGAAAATTCAATGCAAGGATTGTTAAACTAGAGTCTGAAGATGGATTGAATAAATCTAAACTGAAAGATTCAAGACATGAAATCTCTGAATTGAAAATTAGAATCGGTGTAATAGAAACAGAACATAAAAAATTTGAAACAACATTGCAAAATGCATTATCAAGAATAGACGCAAAGCTTGAAGCAATAAATGAGTTAAAAATCACAGTTGAAAGAAATGATGCTACACTTGCTGCTCTTCGCGATAATATGAAGGAGTTGAGGGATGACATTAAGACCCTCATACGAGATTGATAGTGTAAATGAAGAAGAAGCTCAGAAACCGTATGCTGAAGTACAGGCTGCTAATACGCAAGCCGTAAAAGATGCGATTTCAGCTAACATCTCTCTTTTACAAAAACACGGCTTAGTTCCAAAGAAAACACTTGGGAGAGGTCGTAATGGTATTGCTTTTTCTCTAGACGACAATAGAGTAATAAAACTTACAACAGATCAAGATGAAGCAAAAGCATCTTCTAAGATACAGGGCAAAAAATCAAAAAATGTAGTCAAGATAATTTCTACATTTAAATTTCCGAGCTCAAACGTGTATGGGATAGTTCAAGAAAAATTATTCCCTCTTTCTCAAAATGAGAAGAATATGCTTAGTACAGCTCTTAGGATTGTAGATTATTTTGTTAAGCAGATGAAAGAAAAAGGAACTGGCGGATACAGAGAAGTATACGGCTCAGGATGGCAACATTTCAGTAAAATAATGTTGATGCAAGGTGATGCCAACTTTACAAAAGATGATGTAAAGAAATCATTGAAAGTTTTATCTGCTTTTAAAATTCCACAAATGATGGATGAATTGCTGTCGCGCGGCATTATGTTTTTTGATTATCATACTGGGAACATAATGAAAAATGCTGGCGGCGATTACGTTGTAACAGATCTTGGTGTTTCAACTGTGCATAACGCTTTAGAACCAACACAGATAGAATCTATAAAAAAAGAAGATGCAAATAACAGTGAGACAGCATTTGAATCTGAACTTCACAAAAATAAAACTCTTCTTATAAAAAACAATATAAGACCAGCAAAATTTATAGCAGCTGGAACAAGAGGCGAAACTTATCTTTGCGCAGACGGAAAAGTTTTAAAAATTACGATGGATAGATCTGAAGCTGCTGCTAGTTTAAAAGTTCAGGGAAAAGATTTGCCAGGTGTTGTAAAAGTATACAAAGTGTTTTGCTTTCCTGGAGACTTAGGGTTTTATGGAATTCTACAAGAAAGACTTTTTCCATTATCAAGTGCAGATGAAAATAGATTGTCTTGGGCAAACAAAGTAATTGGAAATGTTCTTTCTAATAACGGCGGAATAGCTGTTTATAGGCATGGTTGGCAAGAGATGGTCAAGAAAATTGGTCAATCACTTGTTAAACTTGGCGTAAAAAAAGGAGATCAGCTTTACAATAACGTAACGTTATGCTTAAGAACATATTCTGAACTTGGTATAAAGCAGATGATGGAAAGTCTTGTTGGCATTGGAGTTGCTTTCCATGATTACCATCCAGGAAATGTAATGAGAAGAACAGATGGATCGTTCGTCATAACAGATCTTGGAGCTTCAATAGTAAACGGCGAAAATGATATCCCTGTTCTAGAAAAGAATATAAATGAAAGAACAAGTGATACAGTTAGTATTGTAAGATGTAATATTCTTCCACTGAATAAAGTTCAGTCTGGTTTTATAAGAAATTTAGCAAAAAGCGGAAAAGTCATTATAGTTGATGATTCAGCAGATTTAGATTCACTTAAAGAGCTTGTTACAGCTTCATTACCTGATTTAGAAGACTCAATAGAAATATACGGCGGAAAAGGATTGTCTGGTGGAGGCTTGAGCAGAATTTTTAAAGACTCTCCTGCTCTTAAAAAAGGAATCGCTGTAAATTTGTATTCAACAAATTCAGAACAAGATTATAAAGAACTAGTTTCTATAGGTTCTCCTGTTTTGAAAAAAGAAATACCTCAAGGAATCTTTAATGCGAAAATTCCAGTGAATAGAGCAGCTGCAAAGAATGAATTAGACCCTCATGTTTTTTCAGATAAAGCGCGTGAAATAAAAGTGTTTAAAGCGCTTGGAATTGAGTCTTTAAGCAAAACGATTGAAAGTGTTATTATAGAACATTATCTTAAAGATATTGGAGGTGTTGAAGGAACGAAAAAAATTCTTTCGTATAATCTCCCGTCGATAATGAAAAGGCTTAACAAGAAAAATTTAAATCCACACTTTATAGGTTCTGGAACAAAAGGCGCTGTTTTTGATATCGGCGATAACAGAGTAATAAAGATTTCAAGCGACGTAAAAGATGTATCATCTGCTGCTAAACTAAAAGGCAAACATTTAAAGCATGTAACAACAATATACGATGCATTTAAACTTCACAAAGTTCCAGAAGTAAACTATGATGTGTACGGTATAGTTGCAGAAAAGATTGAAATTCTATCAGAAGAAGAATCAGATCGTTTCAATGAAGCATTTTCGTATGTTCGTGATGCAAGAGATCAAGACAAACTGTTTTCTTTATTAGCTGCAAATAAATTAGAAGAATTTTTTGATGTATTAAGAAAAGATATAGCAAGTGAAGAAATGGAAAACGCTGTTGGCTCTTCTCTCTCAAAACGCGAAAAAATAATCGCTGGCATACCAAAGCTTGTTGAAGATAGAGTGCGAATGATATGGGATAGAATGAGAGAGTTCAACATACCAGAAATGATAGAAGAGCTGTCATCAGAAGGCGTTTTATATGCAGATTACAAAGGTGACAATATAGGAAAAAGAGCAAGTGGTTCTGGATATGTTTTGCTTGACATAGGCGGTAAGTCACAGGGTGCACCACCCGAAGAACTTGAAATGAATGATGAACCAGTAAAGCAAGAAAGCGTTTTTAGTGCAGGTGGTGATATGCATAGAGTTTCACCAACATCATCATTTCAGTCTTCATATTGGAGTAATGGAATACGACCCGGAATAACAAACACTGAGGAAAGTGATTTCGATAGTTAAATTTAATTTTACAGATATCGCAAATAATTTATTTGATATATTTGTTTAATAAGGTCAATTGAGATCTTATGAGGAAGTATTACTTGACAGATGAAAAAACAAAAACATCAGATGAAGAAGTAATTGATCTTGTATTTGACAAGAAAAAAATTGATTGGAAACAATGGTCTGTTAAAAACAAAACAGAGTTTTCTTCTAACAGAAGAGGAATTGGTTCCGGAGAAGAAAAACTATCAAATGAATTATTGCTAAATGACATGACAAAAAGTTTTATGTCAGATGGCAATTCAGACTATGATATAATAACAGACATTGGCACATTTGAAGTAAAAGCACCAGACTCTTCAGGCAGAATACTTACAGCAAGTAAAGGGTATGAAGCTTATAAAGACTTTATGTCTGAATGTTCAAGCATGTTTTTTTCATTTGAACCTTTGCTTTCAAATTTTAAAGAAGAGTTTGTAGACATGTTTATGTCTAACAAAAATAAATTTGACAAAGGAAATTTTACTGGCAACACGATTCAATTTATAGGCAATGTAATTGAGATGTTGTCTGAAATAATTGAAGAAGAAAAAAATAAAATGCAAGTAACAGCCATTCATGAATGGTTATCAGATACTTCTGTGTTTTATTCTGATGCTTTAGTCTTTCCAAGTGAGTGTATATCAGCAGATTATATTGCTCTTGTGTGTGAAGAAGGTTATGCTTTGTTGAGCAGGTTTGATGCTGATAATATATTTAATTTTCAAGGAGACGTTTGGGGCGGCCGTCCAAAATTCTTCTCTGAACAAGCAACAAAAAAGAATCGAAATAAAGTTTTACAAACAAAAAAACGAAATAAAAAGCTTGATAAAATAAAAACAATAGAAAACTTACAAAAAAAAGGAAGATGGATATAAAAAATGGCAACAATTGAACAAATGAGAGAAAAGCTTCGTAAACTTAATGAACGTGGTGGTGGGTCGAACAAGAAATGGTTCCCAAAAGACAAACACGTTGTTAGATTATTACCTCTTACTGGTCAAGAAGAACCGTATAAGGTAATTTGGTTTCATTACAACTTAGGAAAGTTTCCACTTTATTGTCCAAAGCAGAACAGTGGATCTGATTGTAGTGTATGTGATCTTTCTGCTGCTTTAAAAGAGTGGGATGATGATAAGTCAGAGGCTGATCGTAAAGCAGATTTCAAGCAAGGTTGCAAGCTTGAAGCAGGTCCAAAGTATTATTTTTCGATGGTTGAGAGAGTAACTGATGCCGAATCGAAGAAAGTTACAAACAGCCAACCTGCTTGGTGGTCTTTAAATGAAAATGCTTTTAAAGAACTCGGCAACATTATTACAAAAGATGACTCGCTAGAAATTCATACTGAGTCAATGGCTGCGTTGAAGTTAGATCCTGTTGATGACGTGTGGCAAGTTTTAGTTAATTCAAAAACTGCTTTTGACATTGAAGTTGACCTTAGAAAAGCAAACAACGAAGATGGCAAAGGTAATGCAAAGAAATTTAATCAAACTGTCATTACAGAGAAAAAGAGATGTTCTCCTCTTTCAAAAGATCAAGCAGAAGAGAAAAAGATACTTGAATCAATTCCAGATTTTTCTGGCGTAGAAAAGTCATTAACATCTGATGAGATTAATAAGCATCTTGAAACTTTCTTGTCTGCTGGATCGAAAGATGCAAAGTCTGATTCTGATGGTACGGAAAAGTCTGCTGATGTAAATAATGAGAAGCCAGCTGACGGCAAGAGATCTGTAGAAGATGCACTTGCTGACATAATGAAAGACTGATTTTTCTTTACAAAAGAGCAGTAAGCTTGTGTTTTTGCGTCTATGAAACGCAATAATATTTGCTTATTGTTCTTTTGTCATTTAGGAAATAATTTATGAAAACAATAAGCGGAATAATAACAGGATGTCATCCGTTGCTTGACGGATTTAAAGTTGTTGTACTTGACACAGACACATCACCATCTAAAAACGATGAGCTGATGTATCTTGTTATATCAATAGACGGATACAACTTAACAGAAAATCTCTTTTTAAGTTTTAAAAATATAGATCAGTTATCTCTTGTAAAAGAAAATGAATTTACCGCTACAAAAGAAAATGGTGTTGGTAAGTTTTTAGCTTCAAATGTCTATGATATAGACGGTAATAAATTAACAATAAACAAATTTACTAACAGCACACATGTAAATTTAAGATATGACAGTAAAAAACATGTTGAAGATGCTGTTTTTTGGGGCGACTTTGATATAGAAAGTTTCTTAGAAAAGTCGTTGCATCAAATGATTTTTGAAATGAGAAAACTAAGATCTACAAAAGAAACGGAGAATAACAGTGGCGCCTAAAAAAAAGGTAACAGAAGAAAAAGATTCATCGCAATCTGATGTAGATCCAGCTAAGATTCTAAAAACACTTAAAGATAGCTTTAACAAAGATAAAGGCGATGACGACTATGTCGCATGGAATCTTTCAGTAGATGAAAATCCAACTTCTGTCAAAGAATTTATTTCTACTGGTAGTACTTTGCTAGACTATATTGTTTCTAATAGAAGAAACGGCGGAATTCCAGTAGGAAAGATTACTGAGATTCAGGGTGAAGAAGCTTCTGGAAAGTCTCTTATAGCTGCACACATAATTGCAAATGTTCAAGCAAAGGGTGGCGTTGCTGTTTACATCGATACTGAAAATGCAATGAACCCTGAGTTTGCAAAACAAGTTGGTGTTGACCTATCAAAAGTTTTATACCTACAGCCAGGAACGATTGAAGCTTGTTTTGAAGCAATAGAAAAATGCATAACATTTGTTAGAACAAAAAATTCAAATGCGCTGTTCGTGATAATTTGGGATTCAATTGCGGCGACACCACCACAAGCAGAAATAGAAGGCGATTACGATCCAAACTCAAGAATTGGATTAATGGCAAAAGCGCTTGCAAAGGGAATGAGAAAACTTACAAACACGTTTGGAAAAGAGCGTGTAACGATGGTCTTTACAAATCAGCTTAAGATGAGACCTGGCGTGATGTACGGTGACCCATTTGTAACTCCAGGCGGAAAAGCGATTCCGTATCATGCTTCTGCAAGAATAAGACTTTCAAGTTCTACAAAACTTAAAGATCAAAAGACAAATGAAGTTTTTGGAATTAAGACAAACGGAAAGATAGTGAAAACAAGATTAGGACCGCCGCACAGATCTTGTACATTTCAGATACACTTCTCAAGCGGAATCGATGATGTAGGTTCATGGAGAGATTTCTTGCATGAAAGAAAAATCATAGAAAAAAGAGCTGGTTACATGATAATGGAAAATGTACCAGGAGAAGATGTTATTGATCAAAAAACTGGTGAGATTAAACCAGGAGAAGATATTGCTGAATTGAAGTTCAGAGAGTCTGAATGGAATACACTTATTGAAACTCGTCCGATGTTTAAAGAATATGTTCTCTCTCTTTTAGAGAAGTTAATGATAGTCGCATATGACAGTAAAGCTCCTCAGGTAGACTCAGATTCTATAATTGAAGAAGTTTCAGACCACGATGAATAATAAATGAACTTTATTCGTTGATAAAATTTCATCGATCATATTCAACAGATGCTGTCAGGTTTTATTAAAGCAGGGTCATTTATAAGATTCACTTATAGTGGCTTAAAATCAGAAGATAAAAATAAAGAAATTCTTGTTTTGCATCCAAACTGGTTGGGTGAAGTTCACGGATTGGATCTCAAAAGAATTACTCCTGCTGAAAGAAAAGTATTAGAAGCAATTCTAGATCCTGAAACTAAAAATAAACAGCATCCATATCCTTTAGTGAATGACATTTTAAGAAGAATGGATCCGATTGCGGAATTAAAAAATCCGCTTTCTGCATATCACAAACTTATAAAGCCGTTTATTAGAGATAAAAATTGTTATAGAAGATATAAAATATCTTTAATGTCTGCCACGCAAGTTATTAAAAAGTCTGCGATGGAAGGGCATGTAATAAATCCAAAACCACTTTTTAAGTGAGAAGTTTATGGCGTTTGTAATAGCGTACAAGCCAACTTTTGTAATAGTTGATGCTTACAATTTTTTTATTAGACACTATGTTGTCAATCCGACAATGGACTCAAACGGTGAAGCTGCTGGCGGAGTCGTTGGCACTCTCAAGGGATTGAGAAATCTCGTTGATCGTTTTAAACCTACAGCAATGTTTGTTTGCTGGGATGGTGAAGGAAGTGCTGAAAGAAGAAGATCGATAAGATCTGAATACAAAGAAGGAAGAAAAGTCAGACTAAACAGAGAGTATGACTTTGACTCTGATGCAAAAGTTGAGCTTAAGAATATGGATTCTCAGGTAAAACGTGTATCTGAGTATATTGATATGCTAGGTGTTCACCAGGTGCGTGCTGCGGGCGTTGAAGCCGATGATATTATAGCATACCTATCTACAATTCTTGGTGACTGTAGATGCATTGTAGTGTCTACGGACAGCGATTTACTTCAAATTGTAAATGACGATGTCCAAGTATACAATCCTGTAAAAGATCAAATAATAAGAAAAGAAGACGTTTTAAAAGAAAAAGATTGTCTACCTTCGAACTTTGCATGCTTAAAAGCAATATGCGGAGATAAAGGTGACAATGTTTCTGGCGTTCCTGGCGTTGGACCAAAATCTGTTACAAAACTTGTTCCAGAGTTAGCTACAGAAGAAGACATGGGATTGGGAAAAGTTCTTGATTTGATAGACGAGAGAGTTTCTGTTGGCAAAAAGAAAGACAAAAAAGCAGAAGCAATATCTGCAATGAGAGATCACATAGAAGAAAACATGAAATTGGTATCTCTAAAAGATCCACTTATGTCAGCCGATGCTGCAAGATACGTTAGATCATCGTTAGAAGTCGTCAATGAATTTAAACCAATGAATGTTCGAATTAAATTGATTAATGATGGTATACAATTAAGTGAAGATATCGATCGACAATTCACTGCAATGGCAAGCAGAAGTTCATTGTGGGCAAAAAGCAAGAAGGAAAAATGAGCGAAAATATAGTTGAAACATTTGATAAAATGGGTAGACAGTATCAAGAGAAAGTTCTTGCTGCTGTTCTAACAGATATAAGTTTTGCAGACCAGATGTCAGATGTTCTTAAACCAAGTTATTTTTCTTTTACTCATTTGGAATCAATAGCAAGAGCATTCTTTAGCTATCATTCTAAGCATGGAAGCTTTCCAACTATTTCTTTGATACCAACACTTTTAAAACATGATCCAAAGTGGATGACAGATGAATTGACTCAAGAAATTGTTTCAAAGTATTTGGCGTCTGTTATTGATTCTCCGCTCTGTGGAGATAGAAACTGGATAGAAGAAAGCAGCTTAGATTTTTGCAGAAGGCAAGCTGTAATAGAAGCAGTTGAAGGAATTCTCACAGACGTAGATAAATCAGATTACTCTCTGATGAGAAAGAGAATGCAAGATGCACTTGAAAAAGGATCGAAAAAAGATTTTGGTCATGAAATTAGTGATGAGCTTTCGATTGAAGCAAGAGCGAAAAAAGCAGTTAGAGAACCGATAAGCACTGGATGGCCACCGCTAGATAAGGTTTTGAATGGTGGCTTGAAAAGAAAGACACTATCTACATTTATTGCAGCAACAGGCGCAGGAAAAAGCATGTTTCTTGTAAATGTTGGGTGTGCATTGGCGCAACAAGGATATAATGTTGTATACTTTTCACTTGAACTTAGCGAAGAAGATATAGCATTACGCTGTGATTCATATTTCGGAAACATTCCAATCGATTCAGTACCAGATAATACTGATAAGATTATTGATATAATGAAAAATGTTCCCGGAAGAATGATTATCAAAGAGTATCCTACAAAAAGAGCTACGATAGATACTTTAAGAAATCATTTAGAGAGATTAAGATTAACAAAAAACTTTGTAGCAGATGCTGTAATAGTAGATTACGCTGATTTGCTTAAATCAATCGGCAATCATTCAGAAAGTAGACACGGTTTAACTGAAAATTATCAAGAACTAAGAGCATTTGCTTCAGATTATAATGTAATATGTGTAACAGCAGATCAAACAAATAGAGTTGGTCTTGAAACAGATCTCGTTACTATCGGTGAGATTGGCGAATGTTATGCAAAAGCATTAATTTGTGATTTGATTATGACAATTACTAGAAACCAGCAAATGAAATCAGAAGGAAGAGGAAGACTTTACAATGCAAAGTCAAGATTGGGTAAAGACGGACAGGTTTTTGACTTTATGATGGACACAGACAAGTCTGTACGAGTAGAAATGTTAGATTTTGGATCTGAACCTATAACAGCAATGGCAAAAGACCCTGAAAGGAATAGACAGAGGATGAGAGAGATCATGGATGACATTAAAACAAAAGCTATCGCCAAGGAGAGCTATCAATGAGTAAGCTTTTGTTTAGTGATTCAAATAATCCTCTTATTTTTACACTTCCTGACGTTTTTGTTGAACATTACGTTGGTAGACAACCAAAGTGGGGCCCAGTTGGTTATGTAACGTACAAGAGAACTTATGCAAGACCACTCAAGACTGGATCTTTATACGATAGGCATATTAATTTAGCTAAAACAGCGGGTTTACTTGTATCTGAGACAGACGACGGTAAGTACGGTACAGAAGAGTACTGGCTTACATGTACAAGAGTTGTTGAAGGAACATTTTCTGTTTTAAGAACGCACTGCAAAAATCTAAATGTACCATGGGATGATGCAAAAGGTATTAGAGATGCAGAAGAGATGTTCAGATTGATGTGGGAGTTTAAATTTTTGCCGCCTGGCCGTGGTTTGTTCGTAATGGGATCACCAATTGTTGAAAAGAAAGGCGCCGGGGCATTAAATAATTGCGCATTTATTTCTACTAAAGACATTGATAAGAATTTCGCTGAGCCATTTTGTTTCTTAATGGACTTTAGTGCACTTGGCGTTGGCGTTGGTAGTGATGTTCGTGGTGCTGGCAAAATTGAAATCTGTAAGCCAACAGTAGATGAAAACTACACTTTTATCGTTGAAGATTCGAGAGAAGGTTGGGTTACTCTTTTAAGGACAGTTCTGTCAGCATATGCTGATACAGAGTGTGTGATGCCAGGCAAAATTGACTATTCAAGAATTAGAAAGCGCGGAACTTTATTAAAGACATTTGGTGGTACAGCATCAGGTCCGTCTGCTCTTATAGAGTTAATTGATGATATTAAAACATTGCTTAACAGAAGAGCAGGGCATCTTATTCTTTCATCTGACATTGTTGATATCAACAACATGATTGGTCGTTGTATTGTAGCTGGAAACTCAAGGCGCTCTGCTGAAATCATGTTTGGTGATACAACTGATGAAGCATTCCTTGAATTAAAAGACCCAACCAAATTTCCAAAAGAATTAAGTTCATATCGCTGGGCATCAAATAATTCAGTATTCGCAACTGTAGGACAATCATATGATAAGGTTGGCTCACAAACAGCCAAAAATGGAGAGCCGGGATATTTTTGGCTTGAAAATGCTAAAGCATATGGAAGAATGGGTCATGGAGAAAAAGACAACAAAGATGCAGAAGCACTTGGCGGTAATCCATGTTTAGAGCAAACACTTCACAATTATGAATTGTGCACACTTGTTGAAACATTCCCAGAGCTGCATGACGGTCTAAATGACTATCTTCATACGTTAAAGTATGCATACATGTACGCAAAAACAGTTACACTTATACCAACACACTACATGCCAACGAATGCAGTTCTTCTTAAGAATAGAAGAATTGGTTGTTCGATGTCAGGTATAGTTCAAGCAATTAAAAAGTTTGGGCGCCATAAATTTTTTACAATGTGCGATGCTGGATATAATTTCATACAAAGATTAGATGAAGAATATTCTGGATGGATGTGTGTACCAAGAAGTATTAAAACTACGTCTGTTAAGCCATCTGGAACTACATCTCTATTGCCAGGTCAAACGCCAGGAATTCATAGCCCAGAATCTGAATATTACATGAGAGTAATCAGATTTGCCAAAGACTCATGGATGCTTGAAAAACTAAGAAATGCTGGATATCAATGCATTGATATTGATGAGAATAAAGAGCCTAATACATGTGCTGTTTATTTTCCTGTCAAGGTTGAGTGCTTTGATAGAGCTGAAAGAGATGTTTCGATGTGGGAACAACTTGAATTAGCAGCTGCGATGCAGCATTATTGGGCTGATAATCAAGTAAGTGTTACTGTGAAGTTTAATCCAGAAAGAGAAGGTCATGATATTCCAAGAGCACTTGAGTATTATCAGACAAAACTGAAAGGTGTAAGCTTTCTACCAGATGTTGAAATGTCATATGAACATATGCCATACCAGACGATAACACGTGAACAGTGGGAAGAAGCTTCATCTAAAATAACTGAACTTGATCTTGGTGAAACTTCTCATGAGGTTACAGAATCATTCTGTGACGGAACTGCTTGCGAGTGGCGTCCGAATGTAAAACATTGATGAATTAAAATTGTTTAATGGCAATTCTTTGTTTTTTAAACATTAAAGACTCAACAGGTAAAATCGTTTTTAATAGGAGCATGCGATTTTTAGTAGAGCCTAGAGTTGGTGATTTGATTGACATGAAGTGTTTTGGTAATTTGCCTTTTGAAATTAAAAAATTCTTTTGCAAAGTTATAAATACGATTCATGTAGTTGAAGAAACTACTGATTATGATGATGATTATTCTTGCTTAAAGATTTTCGCAGAAATTTGTGAAAGAGATTATGAGTGAATTACCGTTAAGACTTGTTACGCATAAAAACTGTTTAGATGGCAGCATGTCTGCTATTGTTTTTGAAGCTTATTTTGGAAAACAAGAAGTATTGTTTGTTAATCCAAATGAAGTTGATGATGTAAAAGACAGAGAGCTTTACAAAACATATTTTGTTGACGTATGCCCGTCTACTTCTTTAGAGCATGAAGTTATTTTAGATCATCATTTTTCAAGTGAACAAAAGTTAAAGAATTGCAATTGCAAAGATTTTATTTTAGATTTTAACAGATGTGGCTGCCGTATTTTGTTTGAACACTTGCATGATGAGCGATGCGAATTTTTTGGACCTGGTCTTGAAAAAAATTATTTATTAAATGAAATCGTTTTAACTGTTGACGATTATGACAGATATGTTTTAAATGAAAAAGAATCAAGTGATCTTGCTGCAATACATGAATCATATGAACAGCAAGACTTTATTGATGCTGTGTTAGATAACTATGCTGTTTTATCGTCTGAAAAAGATTATAAAAATTTTCATTGGAAACATTTGATCAGCAAAGGTGCATGGGATAATCTTTCAAGCATTAAAAAGAAAGATAGCATTTATGTTGCAAATGCTTTAAAAAGATCGTGGGTGTCAAGTTTTGTTCATGACAACAAAACAGTTGAAGTTGCAAGTGTGTTTGCAGAAAAATGCACGAACGAGTTGGCAGATGCTTTATTAGCTCACCACAATGTTAGTTTTTGTGCAATTGTTAATTTTGATAAAATGAAAATATCATTTAGAAGCAACAGTGAAGAAATTAACTGTGCTGATATTGCAAACAAATTAAGTAATGGTATTGGTGGCGGTCATAAAAGAGCAGCTGCTATGCCAATCGATGATGAACTGGTTAAGATGTTTAAATCTGTTTTAGGATAAAGAATGTATATAACAAGCAACAACATGAATCACTTGTATTACGAACTAGTAAAACAAGTTACTGAGAATCCAGATTTTGTTTCAAACCCTCGCGGAATGAATACAAAAGAGTCGTTAGCATCTACATTCATGCTTACAAATCCAAGAGCAAGATTAATTGATTCAAAAGAACGAAAAGTAAATTATTCTTTCGCTGTCGGAGAGTTGATTTGGTATTTGTCTGCAAACAACAGTCTCAGCTTTATTAAACGCTATAATTCTAGACTTGAGCAATTTTCAGATGATGGGACTACATTAAATTCTGCTTACGGCCTTAGAATTTTTGGAACAAATAATAATAGAGAAGCTTCTCAGTTTCAAAATGTTATAAATGAGCTTGTTAAAGATAGATCTTCAAGAAGAGCAGTCATACACATTTTAGATAAAAACGAAGCATTCAATAAGTCAAAAGACATACCGTGCACATGTACGTTGCAATTTTTTATTAGAGATAATAAACTTCATTTGCATACGCACATGAGATCGAATGATGTTTTTTGGGGTGTACCGTATGATGTTTTTTCTTTTACTGTTATTCAAGAGATAATGACCGATTTACTAAATTGTGTTGATGGCTTTAATTTAGGATTAGAACTTGGAAATTATTATCACACAGCTGGTTCTCTTCATGTGTATGAACGTCATTTCAAAGATGCAGAAAAGATACTTGAAGAGTATAAGTCATTTGACGGTTCATATACTGAAATGCAACCGATATCATATGATGATTCATTGTGTCTAGAAAGATTAGAAAAAGATATTTCTATTCATAAATCAATTGAAATTCCATCTGAATTAAAATACAGTGGAGTTAGTTGGATGATTGACATGCTTTACAAAAAATGGGGACAACCAATTGAATCAGAATAATCATTTCATAGCTACTCTGCTTGACAACAGTAAACAGAGTCTTTGCAATGTTAGTGCTATTGATATAGGCACTGTTACAGATGTTGATGTGAACAATTCTTTGTGTGACAAATGCAATGGACTTTTGATAAATCCATTTTTAGATGGAGTTACACACATAAACGTTTATAGTAAAGCACACACACAACTTGGAAAATTTCTTTCAAACTTTGCATTATCTCCAATAGAAACAGAAGACGGAAATTTTAAAAGCATCGAAGGGTATTGGTATTGGTTATTGTCAAAAGATGATAGATTGAGAAAACTTTTTGGTTTTTCTGCAAAGAAACTAGGAAGATCTATCACTGGCGAAATTAATAAAGATGATGACGAAGATTTTAAATTAAAAATAAAGATTGCTTTTGTAAAAAAGATTTCATTAAATGAAAAAATGTGGAATGAACTTAGAAATACAAAAGTTCCGCTTACACATTACTATGTGATGAATGGTATAGCTGTGTTTCCAAAGCATGGAAATTGGCTCGTAGAGTTCATAGATGATATGAGAATCGGAGAATCAAATGAACCAGAATCGTATTTACAGAGATGAAGTAGTTCTTGGCAAAGAAATATTTGTATTCGGTTCAAATATTCGTGGCCTTCATGGTGGCGGTGCTGCACTGTTCGCAAAGAAATATTGTGGTGCTATAATGGGTGAAGGTGATGGCCCACAAGGCATGAGTTATGCGCTTCCAACAAAATATTACTTCGATCGTTCAGTAACAGTTGAAAGACTTGCTGATAATGTTGAAGCATTTAAAAACTATGCGAGAGAAAATAGTGATAAAATGTTTTTTGTAACTCGCGTAGGATGCGGGCTAGCTGGTTTTAAAGATGCTGATGTCGCACCAATGTTTACAGATGCACCTTTAAACTGCGTATTACCAACAGCGTGGAGATCAATTGTAGAGGAAGCACCATAATGGAATTAAGAGAATTTGTTCAAGAAAATGAATTAATAGATCCAAGAAGCACAGATCTTGTAGAAAACTATTATAAAGAGTATTCAGCAAGATCTGAAAAAGATATGCTTTCTCACTGCTTCTCTTTACAAGCTTCTTTTATGGAGATGCTTAGAGCAGATGGCCGGTTTCCGAAATGGCCACTTGACTTATCTTCAAAAGAAGAACAAAGACAGCTACAAACTTATCTGTGGGATACTGTCAGAGAGATATCAGAAGCCTCAGCAGCTCTTAAGAATAGAATACATAGAGTTAAAGAAGAGCCATTCATGAGGCAAGATTTTCTTGAAGAAATGGGTGATGCTTTTGCTTTCTTTATGGAAAGTCTTTTACTCGCTGGTTTCACAGCAGAAGACTTATACAAAGAATATAAAAGAAAGAATTTTCACGTTACATGCGCTCTACTTACAAAAGAGAGATAACAAGCGCTTATCATGAGTAATGATACTTTGAATAGCGACTTGTTTTAGAAAAGGAGTGTATATGATTGCAAGTGGTAATATTGAGTCGACTGATAAATTTGATTTTTCTAAATACAAAAAGACAAGTTTAGAGTGGTGGGAAAAAACAAAGTCTTCAAATGAAAATTTGAATAAGTGGCTTTCACGACAATATGTTGGAGAGATTGCAGCTGTAAACATGATGTCAGAAATGCTCTTAAGGTTTGGTTCTGAACTTTCAAAACAAGATTGGAAAGACCTTTGGAATATTATGCGCCAAGAAGCAACACATGCTTTATGGATTAAAGAATTGTTAGACGCAAGAGGCATTAGTCCAGAGCATGATCCTGTTCACGATAAAAGATACTGGGCTGAAGTTTTACCGAATATTAAGAATTCAACTGATGCATTTGAAGCAGCTTTTCACGCTGAAAATATGCGCCTAGATAGAATAGCTGTTATTGCTTTCGATGATTCAGCACCAGTTGACATTGTAAATGTTTTTAAAAAAATTCTTGTTCATGAATCATGGCATGAAACATTTTTTAATAAAATGAGGAACAACAGCGAAAAAATGTCAAAGTATCATGAGCGCGGCTTAGATGCTTTGAATTTGATTTTAACATGAACAATGAACAACTTGTCAGAATAGTTGGACAAGTTGTGTGCCGGCAAGTAGGAACAGTCAATACTGTTTGCTATTTTGCCGGCACGCATTTGTTTCAGATGGAATTACAGTTTGAAAAAGATATGACACTCGAAGAAGTGGAAAAGTGGCCGTTTGTTCATCACACATTAAAAACTAAATTATTTTTAATGTCACAATCAAATGATCGCGAATTTGTTCTCGACAGGGTATTATAATACATAAGTGCCATCAATGATAAAAGATTTCGTAGGACTACACAACCATAGTGCATTTTCATTTCAAGATGGTATAGCAACTCCAGAGGAATTGGTTGTTGCTGCAAAAGATAGGGGTTTAAATGCACTTGCGATAACTGAGCATGGCCATTGTCATTCACATGCTCAGTTTCATTTTGCGTGCAAGAAGCATTCTTTCAAAGGAATATTTGGTGTAGAAGCTTACGTTATAAATTCTATATCTGAATGGTCTACGCTACGTGATAAGTTACGTAGTGAGCGTGCTGCGAGAAAAAATAAAGTAGAAACAGACGATTCTGATATAGACATAGAGTCTGCTTCTGAGCAAGATAAAAATGCTCGTCGTATTCTTAATCGCAAAGGCCACCTTGTTTTGCTGGCCAAGAATGACAAAGGCTTATCAAACATATACCAGATTGTCCACCGTGCTCATAGAGATGGCTTTTATCAAAAGCCTAGGGCCGATAAGGACATATTACGTGAGTTATCTGGTGACATCGTGGCATCATCTGCATGTATGGGTGGTGTCATATCAAATAAGTGTTGGCAGTTGCAGAGGAATGAATGTGATTGGGCTGAAGTTGTAAAGGAAGCTGAAGAGTTTGATGACATATTCAAGCGCGGCAATTTCTTTTTAGAGCTTCAATTTAATGAGCATGAAAATCAAAAGTTCATTAATGAGTGTATGATTCGTCTGCATAAAGAGACTGGCATACCACTTTCTGTTACAACTGATGCTCATTACGTAAAAGATGATGATTGGCAAACGCAACAGTTGCTTCACATGCTTTTGTCACATAGAGGCAAGCGTCCAATAACAATGAATTCTCTTCCCGAGAATTATGATTTCAAAGTGAAGTCACTTTATGTAAAGTCTGCCGAGCAGATGTATGAAGCTTATCTTCGTTGGAATCCAGAATTACCACGTGAATTAGTCGATCAAGCATTTGCAAATGTTCTTGATATTAATTCAATGATAAGTGACTATAACCCAAACACATCACCTCGTTTGCCAACTTTGAAATACGAGAGCCCATTAAAAGAAGTTGCTGAAAGAGCAATTGAATCTCTTAAACTAAGAGGTTTGGCAGATGATGAAAGATACACACAAAGACTTCTCTATGAAGTAAAAGTTATTAAAGATAAGGGTATTGCACCGTACTTTCTTGTCGTAAAGCAAATCGTTGAACGCGCAAAGAAAGAAATGTTAATTGGCCCAGGCAGAGGGTCGGCTGCTGGAAGTCTTTTGTGTTACCTTCTTGGAATCACAAACATTGATCCGATTGAACATAAATTGATGTTTGAAAGGTTCATCAATGTTGACCGAATGGAATTGCCAGACATCGATCTCGACTTCGAAGATGTTGATAGAGTAAAAGATGTTTTGCGTGAAATGTTTGGTAGTGACAATGTCGCTTGTATTTCTGCTTATGGAACAAATCAGATCAAAGGTTTGTTAAAAGATGTTTGCAGAGTGTATGACATTGATCACACTGAAGTCAATAAAGCAAATGCTTTAATTGAACGTGAACTAAAAGCACTCTACAACGAAGGTGAAACAAGGTCTACTGTAACAATCAAAATGGAAGATGTATACAGGCTTAGCCCTACTTTTCGTGGGTTACTAGAAAAATATCCACAGATAGAGCAACCAGTTAACAGATTGTACGGAAGACCGCATCATGTAAGCAGACATGCTTCAGGTGTTGTTATCGGTGATAATTTACCAGCAGAAACAGCTGTGTTTTATTCTGGTGCTGCTGGACAAAAGACATTACAAACATCATTCACTGATGGTATTGTCAATAAAGACTTGTCAAACATGGGACTTGTTAAGTTTGATATTCTTTCATTGGCTACTCTTTCTGTTATTAGAAAAACATGTGAAATTGTTTCTAAGAATACCGGAAGAGATATAAACGACGTAATGGATGAAATTGACCCGAAGAAGATTGATTTTAATGACCAACATGTCATGAAGACTGTTTTCTGGGAAGGTAACTTAACTGGAATATTTCAATCATCTCAGCAAGGAATGAGACGACTTTTACAGCAAGTTAAGCCTGAAACTTTTGAAGATGTTGCTGCTACATGTGCTCTTTACAGACCAGGTCCGCTTGGATCTGGAATGGATCAAATGTATGCAAGAAGAAAAAATGGATTGGAAGATGTTTCATATGACCATCCAATTCTTGAAAGCATTTTAAAAGATACGTACGGCTGCTTGATTTATCAAGAGCAAATGCTTGAAATAGGCAGGCAGCTTGGTAACATGTCTTGGAAAGATGTTAACAGACTTAGAAAGCTTTTCTTAAAGAAAGATAAGTCTAAGCAAGATGATTTCGTAAAGAAAGAAGAAGTTGAACTAAAAGAAAAACTTGTAGCTGGTGTCATGTCGCATGGCATGACAGAGAAACAAGGAAATGATTTGTGGGATATGTGCGGTAAGTTTGGTGGCTATGGGTTTAACGTAGCACACGCAAAGTCATACGGCATGGTAACAATGCAAACCGCATATCTTAGAACATATTATCCTGTTGAGTTTTTAGCTGCTGTTTTAGCAGTTGGACAAACAGGTGAAGTACAAGAAGACATTGATGACATTAGACGTCAAGGGTTTAATGTACTTCCGGTAGATATAAATCTTTCAATGGATGACTATAGAGTTGAGGGAAATGCAATAAGACTTTCTCTTTCTGTTGTCAAAGGCATTGGTAAGTCAGCTGTTGAAAAGATTATGTCTAATCGACCATACACATCATTCAGTGATTTTCTTTATCGCTCTGGTGCAACAAAAACTTCAATAATGCCATTGATAAAAGTTGGAGCTTTTTATTCACTCGTAAATGAGTTTGGTGATAATATAGATGATGGAGTCCATCGCCAAGCATTGCTTGACACATATGATGTATTTACAGAAGCAAAAGGAAATACAAAAAGAGGTAGGCAAGATTTTGAATTGATTAGAGATGAACTCATATCAAAAATCGATAAAGTCAAGCCAATCTCCCCAATAGAAATGAGTGCTTGGGAATCTGAATTCTTATCATTCAATGTTCTTTATAGTCCATTTTCAATGAATGGAAGATCAGAAAAAGTTAAAATGTTTGCAGATGCTGGCGCAATTTCAACATACGATGAGTTTGTTGAATCAGATGAGCTTGTTACAAGAATGCCAGTCATTATAAAAGAGTGGCGTGAGAAGATCCAAAAAAATGGACAGATGATGGGCTTCTTAAAATTTGGAATGAAAGACGGAAGAGAATTTGAAGCTCCAGCATTTTCAGGTATATGGAAATTTGCTTCAAAGATTTTAAGCAAAGGTGATCTTTATATTGTTACATTTAACAAAAAAGAAGAAGATCCGCAAAGGATGATAATAGGTAAGCCCGGGTGGTTTCACTCAAGAGAAGATTGTATAAAATACTTTATAAGAATAGACGATTTGGAGATATAAATGTCATTAAAAGATAAGCAAGTGGTTGTTATACCAACAATAAGAGAGAGTAGTTTTTATCGTTTTATTGATGAGTGGCTAAATTACACTGATGATGGAGATGATCAGTTTCCAAATAATTTAATAGTTGTTCAAGACAATCCATGTAAGATAATATCATCACTGCCATATGTTAAAAGAGACATTAATGTAAAATACTTTACATGGAAAGATATTGATGATTCTTCTATGTCTCAAAAGTGGATTATTCCAAGAAGATCAGATACAGTAAGAAGCTTTGGATATTGGTACGCATTTATTAATAGCACAAACTATGAATGCATAATGACATTAGATGACGATTGCTATCCATCAAAAAATGTAGCAGACGAATATAATTGGAATGAAAAGCACCATGAGGCTCTAACAAATAATTCAAAGTGGTTCAATACTCTAAATTCAGTTAAACCAAGAGGTATTCCGTTTAAAAACATTGGTGCAAAAAAAGTATACTTGAACCATGGAATTTGGAGAAATGTTCTTGATTATGATGCACCAACACAGCTTGTCGCGCCAATAGCAGAAGCATATTCTTTAAACAATGCAATTGTTCCAAGCGGTATGTATTTTCCGTTTTGCGGTATGAATGTCGCATGGCTCAGAGAACTAACTCCGTTGATGTACCACATGCTTATGGGATGTGTTTGTGTTGATGATATGCCTGATAAGCATGTTAAGAATGTTAGTAGATACTGCATTAGAACTGGTGATCAAACAAATAAAGGCTCGCCACTTTTTAAACTACCGTTTGATAGATTTGGCGATATTTGGTGTGGCATTTTAATGAAAAAGATTGTAGACCACATGGGGCTATCTGTATCAACAGGTACTCCATACATTCACCATGATAGAGCATCAGATCCATTCGTTAATCTTTGCAAAGAAGCAAATGGAATCAAAGTAAATGAAATATTTTGGGAACGTATAGATTCTATTGAGTTACCAAAGTTACTTGATTCAAATGATATAACGCAAGTGAGTGCTCAGCATTATGCATTTATTGGAAGCAAGATGGAAGAGCTTTTTAAAGATGTTGAGCATAGCTGGTATTTTTCTATGCTTGGAGATGCAATGGTTGAGTGGGCAAAGCTTTTTATCAAGTGAGTTATAAAGGAACATATAAAGGAAACAAGTTTAGATCGCTGATGGAATTGTCTTTCATGCTTTTAAAAGAATCTGAAGGGCATATCATTGGTGAGACTTTGCTGTATGAAAAGCTTTCAGTCTATTATAAGATTGGTAAGAACGGCAGAGATAGAAAATACATCATAGATTTTTATGATGAAAAAAATAAAACAGCTTATGAAGTTAAACCAGCTTCAAGGGTCAACAACAGAATCAATGTTGCAAAAGCAAAAGCAGCACGAGAACATTTAAAAAAATGTGATATAATATACAAAATAGTTTGTGAAGCTGATATTAAAAAGTTAATAACTTATAAAGAAGCTAAGCTAATAAAAGATGTCTCTTTTAAGATGAAAAGGAAAAAGCGTGCAAAATAGATTAGCACTTTTTGTTGTTGGCGCTGACGGTTCTGGCAAAACAGAAATAAGTACACGTCTGTCTCAAATTACGGGTATAGAAAGATTTAAGTGTCCATCTGAGAAAGAATGGTTTAAGACTAATTCATTTCATAAGAATTTAGCATTTGATGCTTTGCTTCCGTCATTTTGTAAGCAAACAAATACAAGTTTTATAAGTGATAGAGGATACCCATGCGAATGGGTTTATTCTACTTTTTACAAAAGAGAAACTGATTATGTTTTGCTGAAAAACTTAGATAAAATGTGGTCAGTAAATGGCGGTGCAATCTTGCATATGACAAGATCAGATTATTCAAAAGTTGAAGACGATCTTGTTGATACTAAAGATTTAAAGTCTATTGATAATCTTTACAGAGATTTTTTAAAGCAATCGCTGTTGCCTTCTATGACAGTGTGCACAGATGATTTTGTAGATGATACATCAATAAACTCATGGATAAAAGGATCAACAAATAAAGTTTTAGACTGGCTTATAAAATTAGACACATACCACGGAATGCTGTTTGCACATTGAGTTTTATGTCTGACGATAAAAATCTAAAAAAAGATCCAGGTGAAAAATATCAAGAAGATTTTTTATCTGCTGATGGGTCTGTCATTAACAGACGTTACGTTGACAGCAATCTGTTGTCACATGATTTAAGAAAAAGAGTAGATGCTGCAATAAGAACAAAAGTAAGGCATATGACAGGATTCAACAAGAAAATAAAATTGCAGCAAAGCGGATTGAGAATAGGATATTCTTTTTGGGGTTTTCTTGGTGATCACAAAATGAGTGATGAAGGTGATAGACTTTCAACACCAGACGGTAATGCAACATATTCATGGTCTTTTATTCTAGAGGCTGTTAGAAGAGGCCACAGAGTAATACCGATGATGCCAGATAGAGATAAGCCGGCATGTGATGAATACGGTGTCGCAAACTTTGAATCAATAGCGCAGGCACATAGAGTTACTGTTTACACACACTTGGTTGAATCTACAGATGTATTTCATGGAAACGGTAACAGTGAAAATGATAAGTTTCCAGAATTAGATGTGCTTGTACTTGAGTGGAGATTTCCAATAAAGGGAAGAAATTTTGGTTTGTTGCCAGTAGATCCTGGTTACCAACCAGATTTTGACAGACAGACTGCGTTACTAAAGCATTACAGTGACAAGAAAACTAAAATAATAATTTGGGATTTAGACTTAAAATTAACAGAAGAAGATGAAAAAACTTGGCCGATTTCTTCAATCATTGAAACAAGTGTACATCCAATTCAGCAAGTACACAAGCGCGTGCAAGTTGAACCACCTGTTTATATTGATTCATTGATGGAATGGCCGACAGTTTTGGCAACAAATATGTTGTCATATATTGGTTCGAGGTATGAACGTGATGATGTAATTGATCACTGGATTAGACCAATTGCAAATAGAGAAGGGTGTAGAGGTAAAATACACTTTTACGGAAATTGGATGAAAGATCTATCTGAGTTAACATTGCGTTGGCCTGGAGTATGTTTTAATGATAGAGTAACTTTATCTGAGTTTAAAGAGATATTAAGATGTGCAGCAGGAGTTCCTCTGCTTGCAAAAGAAGAATATAGAAAAAGAGGTTTTATAACGCCAAGAGTATGGGAAGCTCTTGCATTCGGTTCAATTCCTGTTGGACTACACGGTCATGCTGCAATATCAAAATATACTGATTTTGTTGCAAAAGATCCAGACAATTTAAAAGAAATTTCACTTGAATTACTTTCAATGAGTCTTGAAGACCGTGATAAAGAAAGAAAAAAAGCAATTGACAAGATTAAATTTATGGATGTAAAATATTTTATGAATACGTTAGAAGGACTTTTCTGATGTGGTTAAAAAGATTTTTTATTAAAGATATTGAGGAAGAAAGTAATATGGCAAAAAAAGTTTTTACGTATAAAGTTCATGGTGACGGTGTAAAGCCGGGAGTTGCTCCACACGGTTTAGTTTTAAGGTCTCCAATAGACTTATCACTTAAGCCAGGACAAAGCACATCTCTTGACTTACTTGTTTCAGTTGATGCATCATGCTTAGCATTTGTACGTAATCCGATCGCTAATGAAATGATAAATGACGGCGATTTAGTCGTCTACGTTTCTAATGCTGCAAGCGGTGTTCTTCTGAACGCAGACGAGCGTCCAGTTTTATTTCTTGCGAATAAGTCGCAGTCAAAAACATTTGATGTATCAGCAAAAGATGCACTAATTGAGTTAGTGCCTCAGCAAGATGTTACAGTAAAAGGAAGCTGATATGCCAAAAGGCCGCCCAAGCTCAGGACCTGCTTCTTTCGGAAGACACGCAATGAAACAAATAATTGCGCGTGTTGATAGAAAGCAGGTAGATGAACTTTATGGCATGCTTAGAGAAGAAGGCATAAGCTTACAAGCTTTTATAGCTTTGTGCGTTAAGATGTACATAGAATCAAATCCAAGTATGAGAGCTATGATTGAATCATACAGGAGAGATTTGTATGTTACTAAAAATGAAAAAGATAGTGGTGAAGTGTTTTCTGATGATGAGCGTGCTGCAATCCTTCGTGATATCGAAAGGTGATATAATAAATTAATCATGGGAATGAATAGAAAAATAAAAAGAGCGTCTATGAGATTTGCTTATGATGTTTTATCCAAAAAGTGGAAAGAGCAGTTGTTTAAGCAAAATTTTTATGCTAGACTTATGGGTAACGATAAGATACCTGACAGTATAAAAAATGAGATGGTTGGTCGTAAGCCACCTTTTTCTGTTTTCATGAAAGTTATGAATGGTGTGAGTAATCCTGTTAAAGTTATAAGTGAATCTACGCCAGTAGAATTTATAACATTCGTAGATGAAAACTTAGAAAGCATGGGCAATAAAATTTTTGTGGCGTGGAATTGTTCCAAACATTCAAAGAGAGCAAACTACAGATGGCGAAAACACCCCGTTCGTCCCAACAGCAACAGAATGACCAAAGCAAGAAGAAGATAAAGCCAGGAGATAGAGTACGCTTTAAATTGAAACATTTGATGAATGGAAGCTTTGGAATTGTAATTGAAGTTATTGAAGATAAAAAGAAAAAAGAATAATGACTATATCTGCAAGAATAGACACAGATTCAATAAATGAATCTGGTGATAGAATAACAACATGGATTTTAAGATATCCACGTTTTATTCATGCTGACTTTATGACTCACAGAGTGTTTAGTAGGAATGGATCGTCTTCAAGAGCTAGGCGTGCTACTAACATTCTAAAAGAAGTTGTTTTAGATCCCGTTGTCCCAATAGAGTGGGGCAAAAATGGAAAAGGCATGTCAGCAGATAAGACATTAAGCAGTTTTAAATCTTGGCTTTGCAAGAAAATTTGGTTGTCTACAAGATTGCCTGTCGTAGCGTCTGTTTGGCTTTTAAACAAGATTGGTTTGCACAAGCAGTGGACGAATAGATTACTTGAGCCGTGGGCTCACATCACTGTTATAATGACTGCAACTGAAATGGATAATTTCTTTGCATTACGCGATAGCGATAAAGCACAACCAGAAATTCATAAATTAGCCTCTCAAATGAAGAGAGAATACAACAACTCTATTCCTGTACTTTGCATGAAAGGTGAATGGCACATTCCTTTGTTAACACAAGCAGAAAGAGATAGACTTACATCTGTGAATTTACGTTCTAGAGGATTTTTTCTTCCAGATAATACAGGTGAAGATCTGAAATGGCTTTCTGAAACAATACGTGTATCAACAGCAAGAGCTGCGCGTGTATCGTACAACAGAACAGAAATGATTAAATCTAAAGAAGAAGATTTAGATTTGCATGACAAGTTAAAAAGTGATGGTCATTGGTCACCATTTGAACACTGTGCATCAGCTGAACCTGGTGTAGAATGGGTTGGCAATTTTTATGGTTGGGCTCAATATAGAAAATCATTTATGAACGAATCAGGTTCAGATAGGAATTCATGATGAACAATAAGTGCAGATGCAAAGAATTTGAAGAATGTAGACACTGTACTCATAAAGTTACTAAAAAAATATCATCTATGACAATGGCTGGTTTTTTGAAAACAGAAGAGCTAACAGATAATCTGATCGTTGATATCGACGATGAAGATATTAAAAGCATTCTCAGAGAATGCTTTGAAACTCTGTCTGACAAAGGAACAGATTACTCAGCAGGTACAAAAGATCGCCTTTATAATTTCAGACGAGCATCTGAAGAGATTGGTCTTCCAATGAGAAAGATTTTGTACATCTACCTGTGGAAACATTTAAGTGCAGTTACAAAATACTGCAACGATGGAGAACTAAAGTCTGAATCATTAAAAGGAAGAATAGTCGATGCAATCAACTACTTGCTTCTTCTTTATAAAATTGACTGTGAAGAAACTTTAGCAAGTAAAATTTAAGGAATTATAATGTTTGCAAATGTAAAAAATTCAACGTGGATTTTTCTTGGAATTGTTCTTTTTCCTTTTTTGCTGTTTTACATTGCTATGAAAGCTATACAAAGATTTTTTGAATGAATATATTTGTTTTGGATAGAGATCCAGAATTAGCAGCAGCTTATCTTTGTGATAAGCATTGTGTCAAAATGCCGCTTGAATCTGCTCAAATGCTTTCTACAGTTGTAAACAGTTTTGGCATTGAAACAGAATATAAACCAACCCACACAAAGCATCCGTGTACAATCTGGACAGCTGAGTCATTGGAAAATTTTCTTTGGCATTCTTTATTAGCAATCTCTCTTTGTAGAGAGTATACTTTTAGATACGGCAAAAAACACAAGTCACAAAGTGTTATCGAAAAGTGTACAGATATTTGTTTAGATGGTAATATTAAATTTGAACGAAAAGAAATGACAGATTTCGCTCAAGCGATGCCAGAAGAATGTAAAGACAAAGATGCTGTCGTTGCATATAGAAAATACTATATGATGAAAAAAAATGATATTGCAAAATGGAATAAATGTAGAAGTGCACCAGAATGGTGGGTGATATGAAAGTTTGTCTTATTATTCCGCCATCACCGTTTCTTATGGATGAAAGAGTATTCCCTTCGCTGGGAATACTTCGCGTTGCTTCATCATTAGAAAATCAAAATGTAAAAGTAGATCTGATAGATCTTTCAGGTGTACAAAATTATCTTGATGTCGTATCGAAATATGTATCTGAGAATGATACTCTGCTGTATGGAATAACATCTACAACTCCGCAATTTCCTGCTGTTTGCAAAATTGCTTGTTTAATAAAGCAAAAAGAAAACGTTTCTATAACACTCGGCGGGCCGCATGCAACTCTTGTTGCTGCTGCTGTTAAGGGTGAAGATAAAAGAAATGTTGTCGGAAGAGCACATCATGCTATGAATGACATGACTGGTCGATTCGACACTATAATTGCTGGCGATGGAGAGATGATACCTCACAACGTAATGTTTGGTGGTGGTATCGTTGATGCAGATGATCCAAATGGAAAGTATTTCATGACAGATTATCAGTACTCAAGTGCTCCAAAAGAAGCCAGATCTCTCATAGATTTAAGTTCTTATCATTACAAGATAGAAGGACATGAAGCAACAACTCTGATCGCTCAGTTGGGTTGTCCATTCTCATGCGGCTTTTGTGGTGGACGTAAATCACCAATGTTGAGAAGAATTCGTTCACGCCCAACATCAACAATCATAAGTGAAATTAGAGACCTCCACACAACGTATGGATACACTGGTTTCATGTTTTATGATGATGAGCTCAATGTTTCAAATTCAATGATAGAATTGATGGACTCTATCTATCTTTTACAAAAAGAATTGAATACAGAATTTAGACTTAGAGGCTTTGTAAAAGCAGAACTGTTTACAGATGAACAAGCAGAATCAATGTATAAAGCTGGGTTCAGATGGCTGCTAACTGGATTTGAATCTGGTAGTCCTCGTATTCTAAAAAACATCCAGAAAAAAGCTTCTCTTGAAGACAACACTCGTGCAGTTGAAATTGCAAGAAGACATGGACTCAAAGTGAAAGCGCTGATGTCAATTGGACATCCAGGTGAATCAGAATACACAATAAATGAAACTAAAAATTGGCTGCTAGATGTAAGGCCAGATGATTTTGATTGCACGATAATAACGACGTATCCAGGAACTCCATACTATGATGATGCTGTTTTGACAGCTCCGGGCATTTGGACGTATACTGCAAAAAACGGTGACAAACTTCATGCAGATGAAGTTGATTATACAATCACCGCTGATTACTACAAGGGCGCGCCTGGGGGTGGTTATAAAGCTTATGTACATACCGACCACCTAACATCAAGTGAGCTAGTCACACTACGTGACACGCTAGAGGATTCCGTTAGGCATACGCTTAATATACCATTTAACCAATCAGCTGCTGCAATAAATTATGAGCACTCGATGGGCCAAAACATTCCTCAGAATATTTTGAGGAGTTCAAAAAATGATTCTAAAAAACGAGTTTACTTGAATCTTGTGAAGTAATATTATGGAAGAAATATCAGAAGAAGATAAAAAGAAAAGAAAAATATCTCTCGGGCCAGCAGAGTTAAGACCTTTTGAAGAAGAAAAAGGTGCATATGCTTTGTATAGACCTGTATATGTTGACGGGTGGGATGACTCAATAAGAAAGTTTGTCAGGATATCTACAAATGAACCTATTGGGCCTCTAGCTGTTTTTAGACCAGCATCTAAAAATGAAAGCGTCGACATGAGAACGTTTGATCCGATTTCTAAGAAAGAAATACAATTACATTGTATTTGGGATCCAAGCGGAACATTTTTAAGAAAACACGAACAATGAAACGCAGCTTAAAATTTTTTGATGATATAATGTCGAAAGCAGATGGAGAGTGCCCGTCATGTGTTATAGACGGTTGGGTGTGGGTAGATAAAAATGAATTTGGAAGCAATTACTTCTATGAAGTAAAAACAGGTAAGTTTTATGATGTTAATCATGATGTTGCACAAGTGTATCCAAGCATAGTAAAAGAAGTTAATTGGTCACATTTGTCTAAGTTCAAAAGTGATATTGGTGTAAATGATATTATGGATGCTCTTGGCTTTGTAGCATTTTCTGATGAAGAGTTAAAATAGACATGAAAAAAGTTTTCATTTTTGGTGGGAGAGCATTTAAATGATTTCTATTATGACAGACAAAGGCACAATTGTCGGCGAATTGAAAATGATAAAAGACAATGTTGCATATGTCCAGAATGTAATTTCTGGTAGCACTGTTTGTGGCCCTGCATCTACAATAAAGCCAGTTTCTGAAGAGCAGTTAGAAAAAATTGAATGGTCTATAGAAATGGCAACTACTTTAATAAAATCACAAGAAAGAGTTGCTGGTGAACAAGCTGCAAGTCCACGAAGAAAGCTTATAGACAGATTGTCTGAATATGCAATATCAAGTGGTATGCAATTGGCTGAAGCAGGTGCATTTTTTAAATTCACAATCAGCAATTCAGACAACGTAATCTATCTTTCAAAAAGGCTCGGTAGAATAGACATAGCTGGTTTTGAAGTTAAATCAAATTTGTTTAGACAAATTGATAGAGATGAAGCAAAGAAAAGAAAACTTGGAAGAATATCATCACAAGCGATTGATATAGATAATGGCTCGATAGAAGATCTGTGGAAAATGTGTGTTGATAGCGCGCTTGTAAAAGATCGTATTTGATGCTTTTGTTCAAATGCAAACGTTCCGCGTATTTTATAAAGTGTTATAAATTCTAATATGCATATTTACAAAAATTGTGAAATGCACACTTGGCCACTTGGACGACCAAGTGGTATTTATCGTTCTATAGGTTCTGTTGAACATACGCAATGCAACAATTGTCTTGCTATGCGTATTAGATTTTTGACAGACGTAAATGTTGATGGCAAGTGGCTAACTGTAGAGCAAGAACAGATTATTGAACCTGTTTTTGATATAAGTCAAGCTAAGTGAATTGCTGAAATTTATGTGTAGGAAACAACAAACAGCACGGAGCAAACTCATCAAATGAGCCATTTCGCAGGCAAAGCAAGAGTACAAAAAGTATCAGATATTGTCGTACCAGAAAGTTTTTATAAGAGGATTTCTACAGGCATTGAGACTTTAGATTTGATTCTTGGTGGTGAAGAGCTACCAGGCATTATGCCTGATACAAGTATTCTTGTTTCTGGTAAGCCGGGTTCATGCAAGTCTACGCTTCTTTTGCAGGTAATGCATAACATTTCAAAGAGCGGAAAAAATTGTCTTATAAATTCTGGTGAAGAAGTACCAGAAAGAATTGCATTGAGAGCTGAGCGTCTTGGGCTTAAAGACGTAGACTTTTCTGTTTCTACTTTTTCTCATAGAGAAGATTTAGAACTGTATGTTCGTAATGAAGGAATCAATGTACTTGTTGTTGATTCTGCGCAAGCGCTTGCAAGCTCTGATGAGAAAGAGCGCGTGCATAAAATTGTTAAGTCATTAACGCAACTTGCGCATGAAGCTAATGTCACAGTTATTATCGTTGGCCATGTGACAAAAGCAGATATTTTTGCTGGCAAGAACTCAATTGAGCATGATGTTGATGTTCATTTTAGAATTGCTCTTGACAAAGATTCTGGCGAAAGAAAAGCGCTAACAACGAAAAACAGATTTGGCCCCGCGCATATTGAATATGATATGCTTGTAGGAAAAAATGGACTAATTGAGTTCATGAAAACAGCAGAAGAAGGAGCTTCAGCAAAGGCTCAAGATAAATTTGTCGGAGAAGTCATTAGACTTCTGACAGATGGAGAAAAGCTTAGCGGGTATTCTCATGATGAATATGAATCACTAAGACAATTCGGGAGGTCTGGTGGTTTTATGAGAGCAATGCTTTCGCGTGCAGCTGCAGAACTTGAGTCAAAAGGTTATATTGTTTGTAGACAAGTTATTAATAGACGAGAACACATCTACTTGGATGTACCAAGTGATAAGTATGATGAGCAAGAAGAAGGATTAATTCAATGATTTTAGATAAATTTGACAATTACGAAGCAGCTGGCAATCAACTTTTCTCAGATTATTTTTCTGTTGCTGATGAAGAGACATTTGGAGTATCGCTGATACTATGCTCAGACGGTAAGCATACGATGAATTTCACAGTAGATGAAAATGACAATACTGTTGGAATTTTGTCTGTTAGAGATTCAAACGGTAGTCTTGTAGCTTTTTCGAAGACATCTGTTGGTGAAGATATTGGTAGGGATTTTGAAGAGTTCATTACAGATTTCTTTTCTTTAAGAAGTAATGATGAACATGGCGATGTCGATTTACATTGAGTAATTTTTTACCAAAAACAGAAAACGGTGGAGTATACTGCTGCACTAAATGCGGCAGTCTTCAAGTTTCTGAATACGTTATATTAGATTCATTTTGTAGTGAATGTCATGCATCTAGAGATTCACAGGAACTTGTGACATGCGCAGGTTGTTCTATGCCTGTCGTTTTTGATTTTGACAATGACTATCTAAGATGCAGAAACATGCATGCTTTTTCAGGCGTTCAACCAGTAATGGGAATGTTTGCAAGAGAGCACCCAAGCGGCAAAGTAGGAAGAGTAGTTGCATTTAGTGAAAATGCATGTACTATTGAAATGTTAGAAGATAAAAAAAGAAGAACGTTTAAATATAGCGAAAAAGAATTTGCAGCTGTTTTATACAGATCAGATTCTATATTACATTTTTTTGGAAAAATAGTTTAAGGAATTTATATGGATATATACAACGAGACAGATTACAAGAAAGTCATCAAATCTTTAGAGGCTCTATCTAACAAAGTATCTGATGTCACGAGATTAATAGATCGTCCAGATGTAGTTGAGCTATTGGAAGAAACGTGCGATATTTTTAGAGAAGCTATAGAGATATTAAAAGACGATGTAGAGCCAGAAGAAGAGTATGATGATGTTGAGCCAGAGGAAGACTTGGCTGATTCTGTAGATATTGATGATGAAGAAGACGACGAATAGCGATAATTGCAACGACTGCATCATATTTATATGATGACCGATCGTTACATTTTAGAAGCAGAAGGCGATGATTTAGATAATGATGTTCCAGAGTTGCCAAAACCGCAACTAGCTGCCCATCCAGGGCACGATTTTAAGAAAATTACAAACGTAGGAAGAGGAGGTTCAGAGCTTACAAATGTTGTAGGCGATGGGCCTGTTTCTGTTAGAGGCCCAGACAAGAGACAGATCGGTAAAGACAGACAAAACGTAGTTGCTGTTTTTAACTTTAGAGATAAAGCTAAAGCGATGACAGTACGCCAAGAGTTACTTGATGGCAAGCTTGGCTTAGAAGTTCCAAAAGTTGACGGCCCAAGGCCTGCAAGAATAGATAAAGAAAAGAAATATTCAGATCCTGGAAATCTTTACTATCAACTGTCAGCGACTGTATTTGTTCCAGAAGATTCTTCTTCTAATGAACTGATCAGAAAACTTAAATCTAGAAAAGCTTCTGATGTACTTGGTCCGTTTAAAGAGCCAGGAGCTGCAAGATTTGAACTTACTGTTCAAAAAAGATCTGGTGCAACAGAAACGATGATGTTTAAATCAGAAGAAGAAGCAAACAAAGCGAAAGAAGATATAGAAAAAGGAATTAGAGACAACCCAATAAAAGGTGTAACAGCAAGAAGAGTTGCTCCAGGTGTAAGCACAATTGCAAATCAAGGCCTCTCTAGAAACAGATTCTTTTCAGACACAGCTGTTCTTTCTAGAAAACATTATGATATGTTAAAGAAAGATCCAGAAAGAGGCCGTTATGAAATTGCCCGTGACATTGGGTTGACACTTGCTCTGACTGGTGTACCAGGTACAATCGGTGACGAAGCAAGATTAGAAAGAAACATGCTTGTTAAGAAAATTGGCCAAGAGAAAGCCAATTTGCAGATTAAAAACGCAGAAAGCCAATTAGACGATTACATTAAAAGAGTCAAACAATCTCCAACCACTAGAAGTGGTGCTGATATGGAGAAATTAAAGCCTCAATTCAAAGGGTCTTTCGAAGGCCAGAGGCATACTGTTAAAGGTCGCTTGCAACATTCAATGCATCGTTATGTTGACCCAAAAACTGGCGAATTGAAAAAAGCTAGCCGTTCACGTGAATCAAGATCTCCATACGAATTTATTTGGAGTAATAAGTTTGAAGATTGGTTCACGCCGCTTGAGTATGCTGCGAAAAGAAGAGGTGATGAGCTTCCTACAAAAAAGAGAGCAGAAGCTGAGCCTGTTAGCTTTGACCCAAGCAAAAATGATAGAAAAAAGGGAATGCCAGGAAAAGAAACTGGTGTGGGTCCCCGCAGACAAGTTGTTCCGCCAGAAGCAAAAGCATATGTTGAACAGTATTTGAAAGTATTCAATGCCGTTGCAAAGTACTATTCAGACAGTCCGCTAACAAATGATTTTGCAGAAGCACTCCAAGGTATTATACGTACAGTTAAAACAAAAGGTTCTCCAACGCGTCAATCTTTAGATAAGTTAGAAAAAGAAGTTGAGAACATGCGCTCGAAATATGAAAAGAGCGGTGAATCGCTTACCATTACAGGAAAAGAAAAACTGCAGCATGCTATTGCAGTTGGCAAAAAACTTGTTGCGCAACCACCGCCAGAGTACGATGAATATGATTATGGTGCTCAAGGAGAAGAAGAGCCAGATCAAGATTTCGCAAAAGCAGCATCTAAAGCTGCAAGACTTGGCATTGCAAAAGGTGGCAATGAACCAAAGTCTAAAGGTCATGATTTTAAAGAACCAAGAATGCCAGGAAGACAACAGGTATTGACAGCTCCAGGTTTACCAACAAAAATGGTAGAGCCAGGAAAAGCTCCGCCAGAATATCGCAGTCACAGTAAAGACTGGGCAGATCTTGACAATTTGCTTAGAGGTGCAGATGATTCAGAGTTCTCTGGAGCAAAAGATTCAGATGCAATGAATGCTCTTAGAAGCAAGATAAATGCTCGCAATACTTCTTCAGATGACCCGAATGTTGTTGTCAAAAAGCCAGTAAGAAAAGCACCACCTGCTTCCAAGTCATTTACAGTTCACCCTGGGCCAACGCGTAAATCACCCAATGGCAACCATGACAAAATTAAAAACGTGTCTCCTGACACTCCGTGGAGGGCGTTAGCAAAATTACAAGGTGATGACCAACTGGACGATCAAGAAGATGATAATCAATAATGTTATAAAATAAAACAATGATGATAAATTGTCATTATTGAATTTAGAGTGCAACGAATTGATCGTTGCACTTTTCATTTTATGGATATAAAATTGTCTTTGGTTGTATTGCTTATAGCAATAATTGCTGTATTAATTGATCTTTATACAAAGGAATAAGCAGTGAGTGATTATCATCCAATCGTTGTTAAACTTAAAAATGTAAGTCCACATCCAAATGCAGATAGCTTGTTTACAGCAGACGCTGGCGGCTATCCTGTCGTTTTTAAATCTGGTCAGTATGCAGAAGGTGATTTAGTTGCATACATTCCAATTGATTCTATCGTACCAGACACAGAAGAGTGGTCTTGGCTTGGCGGGCACAGGAGAATCAAAGCTAAGAAATTGCGCGGAATTTATTCAATGGGACTTGTTGTCCCTGTACCAAATGGGCTTTCTGAAGGTGATTCTGTTATGGAAGCGTTAGGCCTTCAGAAGTATGAAGCCGATATAGATGTACGCGCATTCATGAATACAGATAATGAAAAAGATCCTGGATTCATGCCATGTTATACAGATATTGAAAGTCTCAGAAGGTATAAAAGTGTTCTTTTGCCTTCGGGTTTTGTACGTGAAGAAATTCAAACAGAATTTGGATATACTAAAAAAGTTTTAATGGCTGAGCTTGGTGCTGTTGGTGAAGAAGTTGTTATAACTGAAAAGATCCACGGTGCAAATGCACGTTATTGCTGGAAAGACGGAAGGATGTGGGCTGGTTCAAGATCTTGCATTAAAGCAGAAGCAGAAAACAACATGTGGTGGAGTGCTGCTGAGAACATCTGTTTGAAAGAAAAGCTTGCAACTGTACCAGATGTAGTTCTTTACGGTGAAGTATTTGGTCAAGTACAGGATTTAAAGTATGGAAAGAAAGGCTTTCATTTAGCTTTCTTTGATGCGTTCGACATTAAGACCGGTAGATATTTTGATTATGATGATTTTGATAAACTTATCACAGATCTTAAACTAACGAAAGCCCCTGTTCTTTATAGAGGACCGTGGAGCATGTCTCTTACAGATCTTGCTGAAGGCACTACTGTGATTGGTGATGGAGCCAATGTGATTGAAGGTTTTGTTGTAAAGCCTGTCAAAGAAAGATATGATGACGCGCTTGGCAGAGTAATCTTAAAGATGGTTGGGCAAGGTTATACGCTTAGAAAAGGTGGATGAAAATGGTAGACGATGTTAGTGATTTTGTTTCAAATGTTTTGTTTTTAGATGATTCTGAAGACAGACATGTAATTTTTAGGAACTTGGTAGACAGTAAAACCAAACTGCATGCTGTATACACAGCAGATGAAGCAATCAGTTGTCTGGACAAAATTCGCTTCTACCAAGTATTTTTAGATCATGACTTGTGTGAAGAAGATATAATGTGTGTTGTTGGCAAACAGACAAAATACAAAACTGGCATGGCAGTCGTTGACCATCTTCTAACGATGCCAAAAGATAAACTACCGTCGCAAGTTGTAATTCACTCAATGAATACTCCAGCTGTCATGGAAATGTCTAAGAGATTGGATTCAGCTGGAATTAAAAATGTTAGAATCCCGTTCAGTAGGATGTTAACGTCAGTGCTGTGATCTATAATGTATCCAGTATCACAAAATAATTTTGTGATATGATATACAATATAATGAAGGATGTAATACAATTTGGAAATATATTAATCCCACCGAATCCATGGCCAGATAGTGTAATGGATTTACTTGTTGAATGTATAGATAACCAAGCAGAAGGTAATCCGCCAGCTTGGCATATGCTAGAAATTGCTATGAAAAGTGCAATACAAATGTTCCCAAGGAGTGAATTGTCGTAATGCCAAATAATTTTCGTTTTTTATGGCCGCCCAAAAAAATACCAAGAGAAGGCACAATAAAAAGACGTGTTGTTGATAGCTTAATAAAAGCAGCAATTAACAAAAAACCGCTAAAATTCTCAGAACTGAGAATGGTATATCAAAATGTATTTTCTGAGCGTGCTAAAAAATATAAAGGGCATGATTTTAACATCGGCATATATACAAAAACATTCGGTGTGAAAAAAGGAAAAGAAGGGTGGGTTGCTTCTTCTTTAACACTTTTCCTCGCAGGCTACGATGATCTTATTGAGGATCGAATCAAACGTGAATTAAATGGTGTATAATATAAATACGTTGAATTCAATAAGCAAAAAAATTGAATCAATAAGAAAACAATTAAATGGCAAAAGAATAATTGATGACTGGCTTTCAATTGAAGATGGAACTTTAATACTTTTTTTAAAAGTTCATATTGATAAACTTGAAGATGCCAGCTGTATAAGAGAAATTATAAAAACAGATTTTATGGGATTTTTTACCAGTTACTATGTCACAGAGTCAAAAGGTCGTGGGAGAAAAAAAGCAGATGGTAAATCTCCAGTTACTTCAATGACGATAAGAATTTGTCTCTCAAAGGACTATTGATGCAATCTTCTAATTTTAAGATAAATGTAAGAGATAATGGGCTTGTAGAATTTTTGTTAGTAAACCCGATTGCTGCAAATCCAAATATGTCTGTTGACGTATCTGAACTAGCAAGAATAACTTGCCTTGTTGAGAAGCAGTTGACTGACTTAGAGATACAAACAAACGCAGCATTGACAAAATCTTTTCGTAAAAAGAGTGACGGCACATTTGAACTCTATATGTTAACAGCTGCTGTCCCAGGAACTGTACAGATGAGGCATGGTAAGAAAGGTTGGCCTCCAAGAAAAAAGAAGTAATAAGCCCGTGTAGCTCAGCTGGTAGAGCACTTGATTTGTAATCATGTGGTCGGGGGTTCAAATCCCTTCACGGGCTCGAAAATGGAGAGGTGGCCGAGTGGTTTAAGGCGCTTGTCTTGAAAACAAGAGGGGTTTAAAAGCCCCCGTGGGTTCGAATCCCACCTTCTCCGCTAGTATGTGGTAGCCCAAGTAGAGGCATAAGCCTAAAGCTGAAAAAGTGAAGGTAGTTAGTCCTTCTCACATACAGTTTTTTAAATGTTAAGGCCCTGTAGTTTAATGCAAAACCGATAGGCTTATACCCTATAACAGCGCCAGATTAGCGCCAGACTGTTGGTTCAAGTCCAACCGGGGTCACTATGAATATTATTGAAAATATGATTCAAAATGCTTTGAAAGGCAATAAAAGAACGTATTACAAGTTATTAAAGCTTGCAAGTGCGTTTGAAAATATGGGAGACGGTGAATCAATCACTGGAACTTATATTAGAAATGTGCTGTCTGGAAGTAATAATCTGAAAGTAGACAATGTCAATTAGAAAAATTTTAAATGCTGGCATTCATGTCGATATGCCAAAATGGCTTCCAGATAATCTTTGTTATGAAACAATGATGGGATCTGAAGCGTATGGCGTTGCATCAAATAATTCAGATATGGATGTCTATGGTGCAGTATTCCCGCCGAAAGAATTAGTTTTTCCACATCTTGCCGGAGAAATTCCGGGATTTGGAAATCAAATTGAAAGATTCAATCAGTGGCAAAAACCTCACATTGAAGCATTTGGAAAGCAGTGGGATTTTAGCATTTATTCTATTGTAAGATTCTTTCAACTTGCAATGGAAAACAATCCAAACATGCTTGATGCTTTGTTTACGCCATCAAGATGCGTGCTTTCAACGACACATGCGTGGCAAAACGTTAGAGACAATAGAAAGATATTTCTTCATAAAGGAAGTTGGCATAAACTAAAGGGTTATGCATATAGTCAACTTGCAAAAATTAAGACTAAAAATGCTGTTGGAAAGCGTTTAGAATTAATTGAGAAATTTGGCTATGACGTAAAGTTTGCTTATCATGTTGTTAGACTGCTTGATGAAGCAGAACAGATTCTTATTACTCATGATTTAGATATTGAAAGAAATAGAGAACAGCTTAAAGCAATTAGAGCTGGTGAATGGACATTGGAGCAAGTTGAGAATTGGTTCTCTTCAAAAGAGAGAGAGTTGGAAACAGCTTACACTAATTCAACATTGAGGCATTCTGCTGATGAACCAGCAATTAGAAAGCTTCTTATTGATTGTTTAGAGCATCATTATGGAAGCCTATCTACGATAGTAAACACAGTGAGTGATGAAAGAAGATTGCTATCATCGATAGCAAATATGGTAAAAGGATATTAAAATGGCAAAAAGAGAACGAGAGTCAATTTTTCAATTGACTGATTGGAGAGGCAACACAATTGAAAGAGGCACGATTGTGTTATACACAAAGTTGAGTGGGCGCAGTGCTGTAATTGCTGAAGGCGAAGTTGTAGATATCTTTCAGACAAGATCATCAGAATATTCTAGTTTTGAAAAAAGAATAACAATTAAGCCAATTAGAACACCATATCACAGTGCTCCAAAATATACTGCAAATTCTATTATTTCAAATATAGAAAATGTGACAGCTGTAAAGTAATTTATGCAAAGTACGTTCTGTAAAGATTGCGGATCACCAATGGTAGAGATGATTCTATCTTGGTATTGTCCAAACGATTGCGATAGAAAAACTGTTGAAAAAGATCTTGTTTTTGGTCATATTGATGCATTTGACGCATTATATAATAGATCATACAGTGATGAGTTTGCTGCGAATTTTATTTTGCACACGCATAGTATTGTAAATGATTCTGAACAATATTTTATTGGAACATATAAAGGGCTTTCTATGTCTATTTATGTGAAATATGAAAGCAAGCATTAAAATGCAAAGTGCATTCTGTAAATAATTGTTAAGAATATCTTGTTGAGTTAAAGTTGAAATCAAAGTAATCAACGAAAAAATCAACGATGTTTATTACGAACAAAATTATGTGATATTATCATTTCATAACGTTGAGCAGGTTTGCTCAAAAAATAAAACGGTTCTTAAAAACAAAGAAAGAAAACAGGAGAAAGAAAATGAGTGAGACGAAGAGTAAGGGTCCTGCACTAGATCACACCAAGGTTGCTGAGGTTCTTTTGCGTGTTGTTGAAACGCATCCAGATGCACTGAAGACAGAAGAGAAGTCTGGCTTTACTAAGGTTGAGAGTGTAGCGACTGGAAACAAGGTATACGTTCAGCGTAGGGATGATGTTCGTGAAGTTCATCTTAGCGGCTTTGGCGCTGGTCGCGTCGGTACAGTTGAGCCACCACGCAAGAACGGAAAGGTTCAGGCTTGGCTTGATGTTAACTCGGCAGATCCGTATGCTGTTCTTGAGGAGGTTCTTGTTGAGCTTGCAACTCAGCAAGCTGCTGACAAGCCTGCTGCTGCTCCAAAGGCTCCTCGTGAGCCGAAGGCTGATAAGCCAAAGGTTGCTAAGGCAGATGCGACTTCTGATGCAGATCGTGTAAGTCGTATTAAGGCGCGCGTTGCAGCATTGAATCTTGATGGTGATGCTGCTACAGTTCCTGCTGTTGATGCACCGGCAGATGACGCTGTTGTAGCTGATGCTTGATTAAGTTGAGGTAAAAAACTTAATTGTCCCTATAAAAAGGGAGAGGGAATTGTTTATGTCCCTCTCCCTTTTTTTGATTTAAGGAGCTTAGAAGAGATGCCTAGATTAGGATTTTTTGGAGATACACATGGATATATTGAAGATGCTGAGATAGTTTTAGATTTTTTTAAAGGCTATTATGTAGATGAAGTTATTTCTGTTGGTGATTGGGGTTTTAATCTTGGCACACAATATAATCTTGTATATGAACTCGATCTGATGTTGTCAGAAAGAGACATGAAAATGAGATTTATTGATGGAAACCATGATAACCATATAGCTTTAAGAGCATTTGATAAGTGCGAATCGAATGTAGCTGAAAATATTACATACATGCATAGAGGTTCTGTTTTCACTTATGATGATGGAACAACTATTGGTTTTCTTGGTGGTGCACCATCAATTGATAAAAAATATAGATTGGAAAATAATCTTCACTGGTTCAAAGAAGAAGAAATAACAGATAGTGATGTTAATGAATTTATCAGAAATGCAACTGATAAAAAAATTGACATTCTTGTTACTCATGATGCTCCTAGACTTCCACCAACAATCTATCAGATAAAAGACGATGTTACATTTTTCAATTCATCACAAGCTTCATTGAGTAAAATAAAGCAAATTGTTGATTATGCAAAACCTAAACTTTTAATTCATGGGCATTATCATAGATACTATATTGACAAAATTAATGATACAATGATTGTTGGGCTTGATCATTGCGGTAAACAAGTTGGCGTTTGTACTTTCATTTACCCACAACATTTTATGGCAGATTTATCAAAATGAGCGACACAGTTTACATCATTTATGTAATTCTCAGTGGATTATTTTTCAATATTCTTGATGGCTATCAAAATCGAAAAGCGCATAACGAATACATCAAATCAAGATTTGATGAATGATCAAATTAATGTAATTCAGTGATGAATTATTATTATTAAATGGATCAACTTACATACGCAAAGTTGTATGCAACTCAAAAGCATGGCAATCAGATGTATGGTGTTTTGCACTATACACATCATCTTGCTGATGTAGAGAGTGTTTTAAAGAAAGCTAGTCCAATACCGCTTAAAGCATTTCCATCTAATTGCTTGCTTATAGACAAGCAGTCTAAAATTATTTCTAGATATTCTGAAAAAGAATTCAGCATTCTTGAAATAAATGATGGTAATTGTCTTCATTCAGATGATTTGTTTTTTATTAAAGCTCTCGATCATTCACAAGAATATGTAAAATACATTTATCAAGGAGATGCAGATCTCTATTACATTAGAGACAGAGATGAAAATCTATCTGCTACAGATATGTTTGTGGCTGCATGGCTGCATGATGTTATTGAAGATACTGACACAAAGTATAGAGATGTTGAAGAGCTGTTTGGACATAATGTTGCTCAGCTTGTAGACGCAGTTACTTCAGTTGAAGGCCCGAATAGAAAGCTTCGTAATGCAGCAACTTATCCAAAGATTAGGAATGCTGGTATTTGGGCTGTTAGACTTAAACTTGCAGATAGGATTGCAAATGTTTCAAATGGTGGCGGATCTGTAAAAATGTATAGAGATGAGTATAAAGATTTTAGACATGCTCTTTATACAGCTGGTGAGAATGAAGATTTGTGGTTTAGATTAGATAATCTAATAAATGGATGTGAATAAAATGACAAGACCAGAAGAAATTTTCAATTCAAAAAAAGAATTGATTGGTTATGCATGCGGTAGTTGCATGCGTATTTCAAGCATAGGTGTAAGATTAAAATTTGATAGTTATGATAATATTGATGCACTGCAGCTTAGTCTTGATTCTATAAAAGACTGCTGTATATGCAGTGTTTGCGAGCTAAATGAAATAGAATCACAAAATACTACAGTTTGTGCTAAGTGCAAAGTCAATGAGTTCTTTTCTAATTTAATTGATTTTTTAAATGATTTGAAAGAATCAATTGAACTGAATATAACAAATGAAGTTGTATGGGAAGCTTGGACAAAATTTAGACGATACTACCAATATCGTAGTACAGGAGATTATTTAAATGGCTAATCCACAAGAAGTTTTTGATAAAAATCATAATGTTGTAGCATATGCATGCAACGTGTGTGGTGACATAAGAAAAAAATATTATGGTGATGATGATTATGATTCTTTAAAAGAATCATTTGACTCTGCAAATATGTGTTGCACATGTTGTAAGTGTAATAGTGTATGTGAAAAAAAATTCTCATATTGTAATAGTTGCGAGTTTAATTTCAAATTAAGATATTTTGGAGAGTTTTTTAGTGATATTTCTGAAGCTTACATGTTTGAAATTAAAAATATTGAGCTTTGGAATGCATGGAAGAATTCGCAAGAGAGATATAATTTTATCAATGAAAAGTATTGGAAAAGTTTGAATGATGAGAACGATAGTAATCGGTGATGTACATGGCTGCATTGATGAATTGAAACTTCTTCTAAAAGAAGTAGATTTCAAAAAAGGAAATGACAGGTGTATAATTGTTGGTGACCTTGTTGATAGAGGCCCAGATTCTGCTGGTGTTGTTTCATTTTGTGTAGAAAATAGCATTGAATCTGTGATGGGAAATCACGATGAAAAGCATATTAGAAATGCTAGAAATTTAGAGAGGCATCCAGATTCAAGAGTTAAACTAACTGATTCTGAGAAAGATATGTGGAAAAAACTTTCTCAGAATCAGCAACAGTGGCTTTCATCTTTGCCAAATTTAATTTGGATAAATGAAACAACTGTTTGCGTTCATGCTGGTCTTATGACAGACATTGAACCTAAAGACACTCATCAAAGAATACTTCACAGAATAAGATACGTTGAGCAAAGAAAATCAAAAAGTGGTTCTTTGAATTGGGAAATGTCAAGAATGAAAATAACTGATGATGGTGGATTTTTAAGGCCACGAGGATCAGTTCCGTGGACTGATGTGTACGGCGGAAAGTATAATGTCGTTTATGGTCATTGGGCCAGAGAAGATGTCAAGATAGACAAATATGAAAATTCATTTGCACTTGGCATAGATACTTCTTCTTGTTTTGGTGGAAAATTAACAGCTGCTATATTTGATAATAGTACAACAGAATACAAATTAGTTTCTGTTAATTCTAGTGTTAATACTGACAATGATAGGTTTTATGAAGGAGAATACGATCCGTGATTTCTGATTTTAAGGTTGGCGCAAAGGTTGTAATTGCTGTCGCTGGTTGTGAAATGAATGGAACGATTGTAAATTCTGTTTTCAAATCAAAACAATGGTTTCATACTGTGCTTGTGAATGACAAGCATTTCATATGCCAAGAATTAAATCTTAGATATCAATAATCATACTTGAAAAATATTCTAGACTCATAAATAATCATTATGAGTCTAGAAGATATTCCTTCGCATTATTTGATAATGCATCAATTTATTTATCAGGCCGAAGCTCAGCTTAAGTCGCATACAGATATTGGTGCAATTGGTTATACTGGAAAAACAAAGCAAGTAGCAAACAAGTTAAGAGAACTTGGTTGGAGACGTGCTGATTACAATAGAGAATCGCTCGATGATGATGGAAATACAATCATCAGAAAGCAAATCAATAGAGATTCGTTTTGGTATAAGCCAGAACACTGGAAAAAAGATTCAGATATATGGCCGCCAGTTCAACCAATATCTGATGATGCAGAAACATTTGAACACGTTATCAGACGTGGTAGACGATTGATGTTTCCGCAAGATGTAAAAGAAACAATAATGGATGAACTTGTTGTCTTTATATCAAGCGGCAAAGTATCTCAATGGTATGGCGGCGCGGGCGGGCATGAAAGAATGAAAAAAAATGTCAAGGGAAGACTTGACAAACCACGTGATGTTGCAACTGCTTTGCCAGCAGATATCGATCCAGTTATAATTGTTCCGCATCACCTTTTGCTTATAACGGCAAGAAGAACAGATCCACAAAATGCTGACTCAGTTGAACGTGGAATGCAACTGTTTGGATGGGATCGAGCAAATAGAGGTAATAGAGAAAAAGAAATTTGGTTTAATCCAAAGCAATGGGAATTAGCTGTTGGCGGAGCATTGGGTTTGCTTCCTTTAACGAGTGAAGCAGAACAATATCTTTCAAAACTCGATCCAGAATCGACAAGCCTTACAAAGAGATTTATACCTGATGCATCTTATTTGCCAGATGTAGAAGTAATGGCATCAGCTGCTATGGAAGTTGCTGCAAATGCAACGAAACGCGGAACATTTACGCCGCCCGCAGCAAGCATTAGGCCTGATCCTAGTGCCCCAGATAGAAGTAAACCAGGATCACCAACGATTAAAGATATTGACGCAGCGACAAAAGCAAGGGCTGCTGGTAGAGATCCAGAGTCTGGAAGAAAAGTTGATGATGATTCTTTCCTCGGACCAATGCCAGCGAAAAGAGCTGGAAATATGGCACCGAAAGGATCTCGTGCTGAAGCTCCACCACTTGGTAAAACAGCTTTAGGACACCACAAGGCAGTTGGTAAAGATGTTTCAAACATAAACAATCCAAAACCAACTATCAGCAAAGATGAAGAAGACGATGAAGAAGATATTGACATCGAGCCAGATGAGCCAGAGCCAGATGAGTTTGATGATGAAATAGATGACAATGACGAAGAAGATATAGATGAGCCAGAGATTCCAAAAGGAAGACAATCTGTGGCTGATTTAGACGCGGCATATAAAGCGCGTGTGGAAAAAGAAAGACAGAGAGCAGCTGCAAAGCGTTCAATGTCTGGATCTAAAAACCCGCCAAAAGAACAAAAGCCAGTTTCAAATAAATCAATTCTTTTTGCAGATGATGATGAATGATATACATTAACGTTGTTTGATTTTGTTGTTAACAACGTATTATAAATATACATGTTGTTAACACAACCAGAGAATTTTGTCGTATTTACAACTGTTGAAGATGAATGCGACTCACCTCGTGTTGTCGGTATGTTATTGTCAGATGAGCCTTATAATCTGTATAATGCTTACGTTGACAAACATGTCGGCGAATTTCTTGAAAAATCTAATGATATAGATTTTGCAATTTTTTTGCCTGTTAATTCTTTTGAAGAATTTAACTGCATTATTGAAGAGTATAAAGAGAATAAGGGTACAATGGCCGTCGCGGGCTTTGGACCTTTTTCTAAAGAAGACCTAGGGATCAGTAATTGGAGTTCGATTGTTAATTTTCAAAACTGAAAGGGATACAAATGACTGACACCAAGGATCTTGTTTCTGCTAATTCTAACGGCTACGGCATCAGTTCTAAGAATACTTACACTCGTATTAATGGGCAGACTGACAAGTTGCCTGCTGGTCAGTATTCATTCTTTATGGATATGAACGGCAATGTTCATTATGAGCTGAGTGCGTATTCTTCTGATAAGTTGTTTTTTGAAGATGAAGCTCTTCCAAATCGTATTATGGATGAGATTAAGTCTTGGCTTGATAAACGCGAGCAGTATGAGAAGTTTGGGTTTATGTATAAGCGCGCGTTCATGCTTCACGGTCCTCCTGGCAACGGCAAGACTTCTTTGATCATTGAAATTTCAAGGTTGTTTGCTGCAATGTATGATGGCATCACTCTTCGTTTGAAGGGTAATCCGCAGAATCTTATTAATGCAATTAAGGGAATTCGTGAGACACATCCAAATAGACCTGTTTTGGTCGTCATTGAAGAGATTGATGATGTCTATTTAAACTGGGGTGGAACTCTACTTGATGTTCTGGATGGTGGATTTGATATGTCTGGCGTTTGCTTTGTAGCAACGACCAATTTTCTTGACAAGCTTGATGCACGTATTCGTTCTCGCCCAAGCAGGTTTGATACCATTGTCGAAGTTGTTGGTCCGTCGAAGAATACTCGCAAGAAGTATTTGAAGTCTTTGGGTGTTGATACGGAGAAGTCTGAAGAGATTGCAAAGGCAAGCGACGGCATGTCGTTTGCTCACCTCAAGGAATTTGTTATTGCAAGTGTAATTCTTGGCCAGAGCGTTTCTTCTGTCAGAGACCGCCTGCAGAGCATGATTGATAATCCTGATAGTTATGAAGATGATGATAACTGTGTGATTGAATAGACGTATGGATACCAAAATAAATCTAAAAATTCTTAGACTGCATGCGCCGAAAGCTTGCAAAGAAATTGCAAGGTTCGGCATTTTGCCGTTTTGCGAGCGCAATCTAATCGACTTGAAAGAAGATAAAGATTCAGGTTTGATTTCGCTCCAATATTCTATAACATCTGACATGACAAACGAAGCAGTTAAAGACTGCAGAGGTTTAGTTCTGTATACTGATGACCCGACATATCCAGTTGCAATGTCATTTAGAAAGTTCTTTAATATTGAAGAACTTGTAGCTGATTGTGTTGATTTTAAAGATGCAGACATTCTACACAAGATGGATGGCTCTCTTTTGACACTCTATTTTGATCATAGAGCAAACATGTGGAGAGTATCTACAACTGGCAATCCAGTTGCTGGTGGCCCTTATGGAAATGAAAGAGACAAAACGTTTGCCAAGATGTTTTGGCAAATCTTTAATGAAAGCAAATACTCTCTTCCTGATATACCAAAGTGTGAAATGGATGACATCTGGTATTCATTTGAGCTTTGTGATCTGTCTAATAGAATAGTTGTACGTTATGACAGTCCATCTCTTGTGCTGATTGGTGCAAGAAGGAGAGTTGCTCTACAAGAACTTTCGCATGATGAATATTCTACACATGCGAAATATTATGGGTGGATTGCTGTAAGAAAAATTAACAGTAAAGATATAAACAGCATGTCGATTAAGAAAATCGCTGCTGAAACAAATCCTCTTGAGCTTGAGGGATTTGTTGCTGTTGACACAAACTTCAATAGAGTTAAGATTAAAAACCCAAGGTATGTGTTGATACACAGACTCAAAGGAGAGAGAACTCCACGTGCAATTATAGATCTCTGGAAAGTAGATGGGACAAGCGAAATACTTTCTTATTTCCCAGAGTTCTCAGATGACTTCAATAAAATTGAAAGCAAAATTAATCTTCTTATAGAAGAATGCTGCAATGTTTGGAGTGAAACAAAAAACATTGCAGTTAGAAAAGATTTTGCTGAAAAAGTAAAACATCTTCCTTATTCTGGTATATTGTTTGATTTGTTTACAGTACAACAGACATTCGAAAAATATACAGATCTTTTGAATTTCGTTGAAGCAAAGCTAAGAAATATAAACTCAAATACTATTTTGAGAATGATCGGAGTAAAAGACTAGAAGTAGTCTAGAAGTAGTCTGGCTTAAAAAATCAAAAATAAAAACGGCAAGCTGATCTATTTGATTCAGCTTGCCGTTTTTATTTTTCTTCGTAAGACAGAACAGTTGGCTTGAATTCTGTTATTAGCTTTGCTAGTTTTTGATGACTGAATTTTTTGTTTCTGTAATGAGCTACTTGTAAAATCATTGCAAGAAACATCTCGTCTTTTGGAATGTTTTCGTTTGCAAGTTCTATTTTTCTTTTGCTCATTTTGCTACTCATCAATTGTCATGGCTTGACGATATGCCCAGCCTACAGTTTCTCCATCAAGATTGTCAGTTTCTAAACAAACAGTCCAATTTATTGGTTCATCATTACCAAACATGATGTGTACAAAACTGTCTCGCAATACAGTTGTATCATTCTCTAAACGAGCAGCACCAACTGCACATGCATACATTGCTTCTTCTGCTGAACAATGACTGATATAGTTCAGATCTCTATACATTGCGTTTTCGCAGAATCCAATATCTCTGGCTTTTACGTTCTGCAAAATCATTGCGAGAAACATTTCGTCTTCTGGAATGTTTTCATTCGCTGTTTCTAGTTTTTTCTTGCTCATTTTTGTTTCCTTTGTTATTACTGGTTTATCACTGGTTGTCATCTGATTTAATTAATGGTTGTATATTAACACATTATAAAGATTAAACCAGATAAAAACCAGATGATCTCAGATGACTTCAAATTAAATTTGGTTTGTATTTTTTAATTTATCAATTTTCAATTCAAGGTTTCGAAAGGATGAAACAGATATTGCTGTCTGTATATTCATCATCTTTGCAAAAATGAATTCCATCACCATCACAATAAATCAAATCCTGAGATATATCAAATTCATTATCTCTAGTTACATAATCAGCTTTTAGTTTGTTTTCTAGCTCTTCTGGTGAAGATATAACAAAGATTTCAATACTCTTTTTATCTGTATCTTTGTTTTGTTTGATGACAGTGAGATTTCGTGGCCATGTCATTTTGCGGCCAGCAACATTCTTCAATGCAAGAATGTAATCTCTTGAATTACATTTGTTATCGATTAAAATGTTACCGATTTCAACAATAACTTCTGCGTTATTGTTTTCAGATGTTTTAATCAAGTCAAAGATTTTTTTGTCTGCTTCTGACATTTTATTCCTCAACAGTCATTGCTTGACGATATGCCCAACCAATCGTTTCTCCATCAATCGTTTCTCCATCTTTTAAATCTGTATTATTGTTCCAGTAATCATCACAATCATTTCCATTTGTAATATAATGAAAGCCAGTACATTTCGTGTCTTCTTCTAACAAAGCTGCACCAACTGCGCATGCATATATTGCTTCTTGTGGAAAGCAGACGTCTCCATCACTGTTCTTGTAATACGTACCTTTTAAAAAACTAAGATCTCTAGCTTTTGCATTCTGCAGAATCTTTGCAAGAAACATCTCATCTTCTGGAATATTTTCGTTTGCAAGTTTTAGCTTCTTTTTACTCATTTTAATTTCCCTTGTGTGTTTCTGGTTTGTCACTAGATGACTTCTGTTTTTTACCAATGGCAACCATTATAAATTATAAAAGATTAAACCAGATAAAAACCAGATGATCTCAGATGACTCCAATATAATTTTGTTGTTTTTATATTGGAATTTCAATCTACCACTGAAACAGTGATGGATTGTCTACAATCAACGGAGCGCGATACCAATCGCTTTGCACACATTCATCGAACATCGTATCAATAGTTTCGCGAAGTACAACAAGGTCTACAGTTCTATACCAAGAAGGTACCTTGTATTCTTCATCACTATCATCTACAACAGAAGCATCAACGCCAGCAGTCTCGAAAACAAGTTCAATTCTTTGATCTCTACTCATATCTCCGATGTAATGAAACATAACTGTACCGTCAATCATTGCAAGCAAGCATTTCATGCTTCTTTCTCTGTTTATGTCTTGCTTGCCTTGAGCCCACGAAACAATTGGCTTATTTTCATCTAGCTTAGACTGTGGATCGAACAACACAACTGTACTGTTAATACTCATTTTTGCTCCTCTGGGAATTCAATAAATGAAAACTTACTTGCACATTTCTTATGCCTTCGTGCAAATGAAATTAGCACGAAGTCAAACAAACCAGTATTTGACGCAGACATTGATATTCCGCATTTCAAACATTTCACTCCCTGCATAAAAATTTCCTTTCATCAACAAAAATCTCCAACAATCAAATCCCAAGGGCCATCTTCATAGCCAATACATTTTACATGCACATCAATATCACCAACTTTAAATCTAACAAGGTTTCTTGGATCTTTGATTGCATCTCTTTGATCAAGCCACTCTTGCGTAATTTCATTCCACCACTTATCTTCACCAATTCTATTGTAGATGATAGAAAGCATTTCGTCTTTTGTCAAAATGTTTTTGTTTTGATCTTCAACATGAACTGACTGCAAAGAAAGAAATCTTTCAATCTCTTTAATTCCGTTTATGAACGGAGGCTTGATATGCAAAGAAAAAGTCCAACCAAATGAACTTTTTCCAATGTGATATCTGAACTTATCAGTCATACTATCGATCATGTAATAATTCATTTCATTTTCTTTCTTTAAATGTAAGTTTAGGCAGAATGAGTTTCCACCCAACTGCCTAATTTAATTCATTTAAATTTACGTTAGAATTATTCTTTTATGCGATCTTTTCGAAGCACAACAAAGTGTGCATTTTTTGGACGACCTTTTCTGTCTACACCAAACCATGTTAATGCATTTCCTTTTTTGATTGCTCTTTTGTTACCACGAGAAGCGCAATCAACAACACCAACAGCAGCCCAACATTCTTTCTTTAATGGGTCCCATTCCGCAGGTACAGAAACAACTACGCCAACGTGGCCAACTCGCCCGCCAGGCTTTCCGCGATCAACAGAACCGTAAACAACCAAACATCCTGGCTGAGGCTTATCAACAAATTCAAATTTTTGTTTTAACGTAGATGCATCAATTATGATTGCGTCTGTGTTGGCGTAGCCACCATAAGTGTGGAATTCTGTTTTGTCAGATGGTTCTTGTGCTGGACTTTTGCCTGGATCATACCTGTCAACACCAAGACACCAACACGCAAACCCAACGCAATCGCTTACTTTCTTACCGTCATAATCAGCAGCTGGTGTTTCTCTTTCAGGATCGTCTCCACCATTTGGATACTCTAATCTGTATCTTACAGATTCACCGTAGTCACCAGCCATCTTGTTAGCACGGTCTATCGTTTGTTCTGGTGTTAACCCTAAATCAACACCTCTTTTTCTTGTAGTCATGTGACTACATATCAATCAACGAAAATAAATTATCAATTCGTGATGCTAGACGTAGAGCAGAATCTTTGCTGATTACAGGAGCTCTCCAAGAATTACGAGGGCTATAGATCTGTAATCCAGTACTAACCCACTGAACTGCAAGTCTTGTATCATAATAGTAACCTTTACAGTCTCTAATCGTTTTGCGAGCAAGTTTCCAAGATGAATCATCAGCGCTTACAGATGAGAAAGGGTCTAGTCTGTAACCAAACAAACATGCACTAAATTTATCATTTCGCTTTCTTCCGATATCAATAAACTTACAATCCCTGTTTTCAATTACTTGCATCAACGTAAGATAAAAATCATTTGAATTAATATCATCGCAGCAAATTGCAAGTTCAACGTCTCTGCTTTTCTCAATTACAAATCCAGTTGACTCGCAGATATTACATGATGCATCTTTGCACATCTTACAATGAAAAAGCTCAGTGTCGTAAGGAATTTCAGTTGTAACTTTTACTGTTTCGTATGATGCATCAATAATTTTTCTACACTCTTTGCATGTTACGATGTAATGATCGCCATCATATACATCATCAATATTCAAATTGACGCGCTTGCCTCCGTAAGACTCTAACAATTCATCATGAACTTGTTCACACATTGCATATGTTCTGTCATAACCATTCTCAAGAATTTTATAAAAAAGATGACCTCTGTCTAGTGTCACTGTGCGACTCCTTTTAATAGCGATTTTGCTTCTTCTTCATCATTGCAATATCTTTTTACAACAATTAGAAGATCATTAATTGGTCCAACAAAATCAACTGTTGGCCAACCGTTTGGACCGTGTGCGCATACAAGTTTAAAACTAACACTTGTACCACTGCACAGTTCTTTTTCTGCTTTATCGATATCGATAAAATCACAACAGATATCGTTGTTTGGAATGCTAAAGATTTTTTTGCCAAACACTTGCTTAACTCTTTCGTTAAGAAGTTTCTTCAAGGAAATCTTATCTTCAGGCGAAAGAACTCCGCCCTTATCCATTCCATCAATGTCATATGCAAGCAAATTTAGATCATGTGGAAGTTTCACTGCGTGCGGATATCTTTCAAGCGTTTTGTTTCTCATTCGAAGAATAATTGGATTACCGATTTTTGAAACAGCAAGAACACCATTACGCACGAATGCATAATAGTGCACAGACTCTTCTTCAGCAAGCATGTAAAATCCTTTTGCTAATGTTTTCTATAAAAATGTTTGTACATTTTTTTTGCAAAAAAGAAATTTGGTGCCCAAAACTTTTTCTTTTGTTTTAAACCTTCAAAACAAGAAAGATATTTTTCACGTGGTGAATAATCTGAAGACTTTATCAACATGTCTTCACATTCATTACACCAAAGTTCAAAATAGCCTGCTGTAAAAGGTGACAAGTCACTTACAAGAAACAGCAAATTTAATTTGAATTTATTCATTTTATTTCAAACGTTTTGAATCTGAAAGCAAAACAGCAAACGTAATTGGATCATTTCTTAAAAGATATGAATACTGCTTAACTTGCGGATTACAGATTTGGCAGCTACTTGAGTCACTCTTATTTACAAACAAATCGTAACAATCAGCGTAAAATTCTTCAACAGCCCAAGAAAGATATTTTTTAGCATTTTGATAATCTAAAACAGAATCCATTTTTTCAAGAAAATCAATAACGAATTCTGTCATTTCGTCTTGATCATTTGAAATAACTATTCCATCTGGAAAAAATCGTTTAAAGAAATCAATGCCTGGATCACATGCACTAACGTTGTCTAACAATGTTAAATCTACTTTAAATGTTTTTCTTGTCATTTTTTTCCTTTTCTTGTTCTTGTTGCTTCTTAAAAACTTTTTCAAATGTATCTTGAATTCTTATTGCAACATCATACATCAATGACGTAACTTTTTTTGCGCTACAATCTTTTGAACGTTCAAACTGAACAACTGCGCGGTATCCTTTTACTTTCAATTCATCATTCACAAAATCAAGCAAACGATAAAAACGTACAGACGGTGCGACAGTTGCAGCCATCATCGCAGTTGTTATTGAAAATTCAATTGCATCTGCTGAATCACATGTTAAGTGTCTTCCGCGCTTATCTACAATCTTTGGTTCTTTTGACCAACCTCTTGATAAAAGCTTTTGAGAAACGACGAGATCATCAAGTGTCGACTCTAACTCGTCAAGAGACAGCCATGTACGGCTGTTTTCCATTACGAAAGTCTTTCAACCTCGTAAAGGTCTTTTCTAGCAATTACATTGCTAGAGAGATACGAGCCTGCACTAGAAGCTTGCATAATGTCATACAAGAGTGATTGAGCACCCTTGTACTTGTAAACACTTCCATTACAAAACTCTACAACAAGACTATCTGCTGTATAGCCAAGCTTGTTGATTAAACTAGAATCAAGTACTTTCGTATGCCATACAATTTCATGTTCTAACATATTCAATCTACCTCATCTCCAATGTTTGCATTTGGCGAAATAGCAACACCACGTTCGCGCGCAAAATCCTTAATGAGCTTTGCACGCTTGATCTTTTCCTCGGGCGACTCTGCAGTAGCAGCACGTCGCTGAGCAATAGAATTCGGAAGCTTAGGAACGAATGCGGACTTCTTCTCAGCAACTTGAGGTGCAGCAGTATTCATCCAAACAAAAACACTGCGGAGATTATCGAATGCACCTTCACAATTAGTATCAACTTCCTTGATAGCGCTTCCATTCGACTTACGAATGGGAATGATTCCCTTAAAGACAGGGGCGCCATCAACTTCTGGAATACCAAAGTTCGGATCAAACGTCAAGTCAATACGACGAACAGTTGCGGATCGAGCAATATAAACACGGTGACCCTGCGGTCCGCTGATCTTAAAAAATGCAGCTTGCTCACTGCAAGACCAGCGGTCTGTCATTACTTCTTCGAGAAGCTTAGAAATATCGTCCCAAAGGATACCGTTCTTGCGAGTGCCAGCCATAAATACCTCCAATGTTTATTTCATGAATTGAACAATTTCAATTCATTTTATTATCATCGAATGTTGTCGTTTGATGATTTATTATAAATCATTTTTTCAACAATGTTTATAAACATTGTTTATGTTCGTTAACGTAAGATATGCTATCGATCGTTATGAACAACAAGCAAAAAATAGTATCTCATATCTGCTATTAGTTGCTTTTTTGTTGATGCTGGAATACGATAACTCCAGTAGTGGCTGTCAATAATTACTTCTGAACACATTTCTCTGCAAATGATTTCAGCTTGTTCAATACTGTAATCTTTAAAACAATTGTTATCTCCAGTAAGACAATACAAAACTTCTTTTGGATTATCAATGAATGGATATGACAGCGGATCAGAATAAACAGTTATGTGCTTGCCTTCAGCCCATCTAAACTTAGAAGGTGCACCTTTCCACGGATTCGGTATACAAATTGATTTAACGGGAGCACTCCCAATAAGACCACCCAATCTATCTGAAGAAATAATTGCCATAGCATAAAAGTCTCTACTATCGAGCATCTCTTTCCGTGAGATAGAATCAATGTTATTGAATTTCATTTCTCCAATATAAACATTATCGCCATTGTAAACAACGTCTTTTAAACAGAAGCCTTTGTTTTTGATAGAAGTATTTACGTATGTTACACTATCTTTTGCATTTCCAATAAATTCATACAAGTAGTATGCAATTGTGCCAGCGGGCATTTCATCAAATTTGTCAACAAAAACTGCTTTGATGTAACCAAACTTGCAATCATCACATTCACTTACAAGGTTGAAGTTAAGAACTCCAGCACCTTTTTTACCACACTTTGGGCAATCAAACATGTTCATGTCCTCTCTATTATTTAGTGAAGAGATGAAAAAGAGAAGAATTTACTCTTCGTCTACGAAATCAGAATATTCATCTGAAGATACACTGACATGTTTGGCATGACGCTTGCGCTCACGCTTCTCTTGTAGCTCAGCTTCTTGCCACATAATGTCTGCCATCGTTTGATAGCCAGAATTGTAAAGCTCTTGTGCAGAAGCTCGAAGCACTTCAGCAGACCTACGCTCAGTTAATTGATTCTTTAGCTGCATTTTATTTACTTTCTAATGCTATAAACCATTGGACGGCAACCTTCATTGTTGCATCCAGATCCAGCCCTGTTTACAGAGCACTCAATTGGAACAAGTTCTCTGCGTGGGTTTTCGCTATCCCACTGAACAGATACAGAGCAAGTAACATATCCGTTATCGTCTGTATCACGTGTTTGACAATTAACGTTATAGTGTGATGCTCATCCATAGTTCTCCTGTGCAAACTGTTCTGCAAATTTCTTTGCGTCTCCCTGTCCGTTTATAATGCTACAAGCAGCAATGCTTGCAACAACACAACACGCTAAGAAAATAGAAAATTTATTCATATTACTCTATAACTCCAATCAACTGTTAAGTGCGAAATAAACAATTCCCATTACGGAATTTACAAAACCACTGACAGCCATACAGACAAATGAAAATCCACCGATATTACTCGTCCATAAAGAAAGCAAAAAGAAGAAGTAAAATAAAAGCAAGAAACACAATAGATAGAACAAGCATGGCAATCAACATATTATAGTTTCCTTTTTTTATTAAGTTACAATTCGTGGGCCCTGTAGGATTTGCACCTACAACCAACCGGTTATGAGCTGGCTGCTCTGACTGCTGAGCTAAGGGCCCGCCAACAACAACCATACACCAATCTGCATGTTACTTTGTAATAGAAGCAGCACGCCTGAGAGTCTTTACAACAAGCGCTCTATCATCTTTGTTTGCTTCTACGAGTGATTTAGAGAAAACATTCACTGCATCTGTAACATTTGCAAGATCTTCTTTCTCTAGAGCATGTTCAATGCGTTCTGCGAAACGAAGGATTAAATCCTGCATCAGTCATCATACTCCTGCGTATTCTTCGCAGCTTCCTTCTTCTTCTGCTTGTTCACAGACTTGCTGCCGCGCTTGGAACGCCTAGCCGCAGCTCGCGTCTCAACAATATAGGCAGGAGTAGCTCTCGGTGGATGCTTCGCGAAATGCTTGTTGTCAAGCCAGGTGTGAATGGCCTTTACAAGATCGCCGTTGTAACCATCTTCACTCTCTTTGTTTTCAAACTTAGCAAGAAAATTGTGCGCAAAAGTTTTCATAGAAACTTTTGGCGATAGCTTCTTCCAAGCAAAATGAACAAAACCAAAAGTACTCGGACTAGTGTTCGTATTACCCATATGTAACTCCGTCAGTTGTTAAGTAGCAACAAAATTGTCATCGAGGTTTTTTCGCCACGCATGAAACAATTCATCAACATCATTTTGATCAATGTACGGTGGCACTAATGCCAATGCAACTGTAATGACACCGCGCTTATACATACAAACACCTGGAATAGTATTGTCACAAACATTATCTGGAATTCCTCCAAGAATATTTGTGACTTCTGAAAAACCAAAATCATTAGATACTGCTTGAGTCGTAGAAACGATTGCTGGACCGATTGAATCAAACGACGTCCAATCATCTTCTGTATTCCTCCATGCTCTAATAAGAACACGAACTTCTTTTGGAATTTTTCCACTTGCAACTGCTTTTGCAACTGCATTTAAATGTTTAGCTGTCGCTTTACAATTAACATCAACTTTACTTGCAAGACAGCTAATCAGCTTATGGTCTGCTGAATGGTGTTGAATAATCATTTAACAACTCCGAGAGCGAGTGGCGGGATTCGAACCCGCATCTTACGGCTTGGAAGGCCGACACACTGCCATTGTGCTACACTCGCAATATGTAACATGCGTTTATTTTGCATATTACATAATATTACTTATATTACAACATTTCATCGAACGTTAAATTTTACATTAACGTCCAATGATACGAAGAAAAAGCTGAGGAAGTATCTCAGAGAAGATGATGTAAACAGCTCTAAATATGTGGTAAACTCCGATGATAATATCGGACATTCCCCACACAATAGCAGCTAACCCTAAAATCATTACTGCTGAAATCATAGAGGTCCTGTCATTCTTTCCAAGTTGCTTGGAATGATGTTGATGTTCCAAGTAACTTTTTTTGCAGATTGAAGCCCGCCATCAACATACACAGCACCAATTACAGCTTCGACTGCATCTGCAATCATGTTGCGGTTATTGCTCAAGTTTGCATTCTTACCGAATGAGCTTCTAATATACTTTGGCAAATTGATATTTCTTGCAATGTCTGCAAGTCGCTCTGTGCGAACAAGAGAAGCTCTAACAGTAGAAAGCCAACCTTCATCTCTGTTTGGATGGTAATTGAATAAAGCATCAGCGACTAGAATATCAAGAACAGAATCTCCAAGATATTCTAGTCGCTCATTGTTTGGCTTGCCAAGGCTTCTGTGTGTCAAAGCAAGACACAGATTGTCAATGTTATACCACCTATGGCCAAGCTGTTTGATAAGCTCTGACAGCATCTTAGTTACACTCGGTGATGATAGGCTTTGCGGAGGTCCAAGCAACAACATCTGCACCAGACATCACGTATGCACCAGCGAGAATCTCAGTAACTTTATAACAATCGAATGATGCAGTATACATCATCTCATCATGACCAAGCTTATCGAAAAACAGTTTGCTATCGCGAAACAAACCAGCTTCAGAATTGACAAAAACATAAGACCTGACAACAAATCCACTGAGGTCAAGATCAAGTTTGACATCAACAGAAACATCTGCAACGAGTGGGTTTACACTGTGGTCTGCAGAAGTTACAACTGAAATACTGTCGACATGCTGCACAGCAGCATCAACATCTACATGATCATCTGCACCACCAGAACAAGCAGCTACGATAGAAGCAATAAAGAAAACATTGATGTTACGCATAGCAATATCCTTTTCTGTTAATTACTCGTCACATTAACGAGCAATTAATCGAATAAGATATTAAACACTTTACCAAAGACAGGCCACAAGGGTTTCTCTAAGTGTGAAAGAGGCGCAGACTTTTCGCTGCCTAGTTTATTCCCAGCACTTCAAACCGTCATCATCTTCGACCAAATCAAAGATATTGCCAAACCTGTCAGCTAAACAAACATCACAACCTTCATACAAAAGTACAGCTTCAGAAGGCCATGGAACACCATCTCTAATAATGTTGCTTGCGTAATCAAGCTTTTCCCATTCTGCATATTCAGAGTCTAATTCACGAAGGACTAAAAAAGAATCCTGCATTGTCTCTGAAGGATCTCCAAAAGGAATGAATTCACCAAGACCTGAATCGACAACAAAAAGCTGATACATTAGTTCTTATCCTTTTTGTACATTTCATCAAGCATTGTTTTTAACAATGATTCAGCATTTGGAATGCCAGAAGTCATATCTCTTATTCGAATAAAAAGATATGATACGATAAGCATAACAGGAAGATCAGGGTAATCATCAAGAAAGCCTATAATAAGATTATCAACATCTTTAGCCATGTTGATATAGTCTTTATCTTCAATATAAGAAGTAGGCTTTTTCATTCGTCGTCCAGAGCAGATTTGAACTGCCGACCCCTCGCTTATAAGGCAAGTGCTCTAACCGCTGAGCTACTGGACAATTTATTAATTTAATAATATAACGTTAAAAATTGCATTTCAACGTTCATTACATGATTACTTCAACAGATGAATATCTGAAAGAAATGCAGCTGCATCAAAAACACTAATTTGCTTGTGCAGTTGCTTTCTATCAAAACCAGAAATATAGCAACCAGCAACTGCACCTTTGTTACAATGCACATCTAACAAATATGCAACATCAAATGCAATATCATCATCGAAATAAATATCAGCAAACAGATCATTCATTTCATCTTGATCATTACTGATTTTCAATCCTTCTGGAAAATAATAGTTAAATGTTCCAATAGTTCCATCAAGAGCACCTAGCTCTTCAAGCATAACATCAGTCAAAATAATGCTTTTATACATTGTATTTTTACCTTGTTTGTTGGTTTATATTTTGAGAAGCTTATTTGCAATTATTTCGTACGCAAAGTAGGGATTGAACCTACGACCACTGCCTTGTAAAGGCAGCGCTCTGCCGCTGAGCTATTTGCGCTTGTTGTCATAAAAAGTGCCCCTACTAAGACTCGAACCTAGATTTCACCGCTTAAAAAGCGGGTACTTTAACCATTAAGTTATAGAGGCAAATAACCACAACCCAATTGTGGTTAACATTTTATTACGTTCTATCAATTTTCTTTTTTGAAGAACGCGTTCGTCTACTGATTGTATTGCGTTTAGCTATCGTTTGAGGAGAAGTAACTTGTCCAACCCATTCAGTTGGAATCTCTACAAGTTTACCTCTGCGCATTCTGTAAAATTTTCCATCAACTTCTATTCGTTTAGCCATTTCTCACTTCTTTAAAATACAAGAACTTTCTGCTGACTAGTGTTCTTGAACATTGGACTGCATCGCTTACAACCAATATTACCACATGGGCCACTAAGATGGCGACCCTTTCGTGCAAGTTTCTTTACTGCTTTCTTTGCACGCTTACTCTTGCTGTTTACACCAGCAAGCTTCATCTGCTCATAACGAGCACGATTGGCAGCCTTGATCTTACGCTTTGCAGACTTACGCTCTTCAGAACGACGCTTCTTAGAACTCTTAGACATTGTAATTTCCTTTTTAAAAAGCCGTGACCCCACAGGGATTCGAACCCTGATTTGCAGCTTGAAAGGCTGCCATCCTAAACCCTTAGATGATGGGGCCAAAAGTGGGACCAGTAGGACTTGAACCTACAACCAGCGGGTTAAAAGCCCGTTGCTCTACCAATTGAGCTATGATCCCATATCTTATAATCAACTTAATCTACTAGACTAAAACATCCACAATACCCACTGTAAAAGTGGGGTGGCGATGATTATAAGACATTGCTCCCAAGGCTGGACTCGAACCAACATTGACCTTTCAATCCTCGGTTAACAGCCGAGTGCATTGCCATTATGCTACCTGGGAATTCGTGGATTGCCATGGAATCGAACCATGCTGGCCTTTTGAGCTTACGATCTACAGTCGTACCCGCATCCATAACGGTCTATCAATCCTAGTTGCCAGCCTCACCATGCTGACATGTGCCACTTTACTATAGTACCCTCCTGGCTAGCAGGCTAATCGTAGAACAAGGTGTGGCATTTACTAGCAGCTTCCTAGTCACTTATCATTTCTCAATCGTATCCAAAGCGGGACTCGAACCCGCACGGGCTTTAGCCCACCGGCTTTTAAGGCCAGCGCGTCTACCATTCCGCCATTCGGACAAGAAATTTAATTTATAAGTTGTTGTTATCGTTTATATAATATATCTCATTGTGATAAACTTAATTTTTTACTTCAATGTTTTACCTATTAAGTTTTAAAAGAAGAGTCAGAGTGACAGGATTCGAACCTGCGTGATCTTGCTCCCAAAGCAAGCGCCTAACCAACTAGACTACACTCTGTGACTTGTGTATATATTCTACTATATCACAAGTAAAAACATCGTTTCTAGCAGCGTGGATCGTATCCCCACCACGGCTTGTACGTCATACCGAACAAAAGAAAAGCAATATCACTGATAATGCATACAGATGCAAGATAGTGCTTTGAGATAAGATTGAAATGATCGTAGTCAATCTCAGCAATCTTATCAGAATGAATCCTAGGAGTACCTCTAGTCAGAGCTTTGAATGAATAAAGAACTGTCAGACGCTTCTGAAAGAATTTCAGCTTTGATTGATCATCACGTGATAGTTGATTATGTCTCTTGTGAATACAGCGCTTCAACTCTCTGACAGAGCTCTCATCAAACATAATCATTTCATTGATGAACATGCGAGCATCATACCGAGTCTTAATCGACAATAGATTATCAATCATTTACTTGGCTCCTTGGGCTGGTATAGAATTTGAAAAACTCTATGCTTACAATTTCCATCAATGTCGATTGGAGGAGTTTCAAAGTGTTCTTGTTTATCTTGTTGTTCTGCTGCAGTATCATTCCTCATACACTGCAAGCATTTATCGTGAGTACCTTTGCAGAGAATATAGTCACTCATATGCCATACTCATTGCAATAGACTCTTTTACAACTCGTTTTACACAAAACTTTTCAATTTTTTTATTGCCATTTCGACATCCACAAATAATTCCACACTTTTCAGCAGAGTGAAAAATATATTCACTTCTTTGTGGATGTCTGTTTTCTGTAAAAAATTGACATGCAGTCGGATCAATGATTGCACCGTCGGTAATTCTCACACACCACCAATGACCAACACCGTATACTTCACCTCCAACAACTGCTAATTCATGAAAATTATCAGCCATTAGATATGAAGCATCAACACACAAACCACCGAGGTCACCTTGACTCTTAAGCCAACTAGAATATTTTGTTCTGAACTTATCAACCCAATCTGTATAAAGCTGATTGTCAAACTTCATTGGTGGGCTAATAATTTTTTCAGTGCAGTATTCATTCATTGTTTGTTCTCCACGTTAAAACAAACTTTATCGCGGCAACTGGTTGGATTCGAACCAACATGAAGTCCTCACGGATATTTCATCTGAAAGGTGCAGATCATTACACCCTGCAGACTCGTGTACCAATTCCGACACAGTGCCTTATTAATCAACCAAGAAGAAGCTTTTCACCTTGTTCAGCTTCTTGTTTTGTAAGTTGCTGAACAGAACTTACTACCCTTTCAGAATATATTACTCCATCACATCTATTCATTGGACAATCAATTGAATAATTGCCAACAATTGAAGACATTCCAGGAACTGTTTCGTTTTCACTAAACTCAACTACAGCACTACATTTATTACATGTACCTATATGAACTTTTACTTCTGGCCTTTTAATAATTTTCATGAGTGATACCGAGAGGACTTGAACCTCTGACAAATGGTTTAGGAAACCACTACTCTATCCAACTGAGCTACGGTACCTTAAAACATTTATAGTAGCCCATATAGGATTCGAACCTATGACCTACGGCTTAGAAGGCCGTCGCTCTATCCAGCTGAGCTAATGGACCATATGAAGCTATAACTATAGCTTCATTGAATTAACATTTTCTAACATCTCTTGGATGCTCTATCTCATAGACAGAACCATTAACAGATTTGACTTTCATTGAAAAATCTGTTAACTTAACAACCTCACCACAAACTTTACCATCTTCCCATCCATGTCTATGTCTGATGATAGCAACAGTGTCACCAACAGAAAATTCATTTGAAAAAATTCTTTGCCGTGGTTGCTGTATGTTTTTTTCAGCTGCCATTTTAAATTTTATTTAAAATAATACATTCAAAACAACGTTTGAAAGAGCATCACTCAGATTCATCAGTAGATTGCTTGAAGCCTGAGTAGTTGTCGTAATCGACAAGCGTTGCTTTTTCATTTACATTACACAAAAACTTTGGGCATCCATCAACATTCAAAAGCATTTCATCAATTTCAATAAAAGCGCAAAATGCCTTGTCATCTTTTTCAAGCTGAATCTTATTCGCAAACATAAACGGATCGACAAGGCGAGCATGTTTACTCTGCTCTTCATCAGAAACACTTGGCAGTTTGAAGTTGTCAATCATCCATTGAAAAGTTTCAACTGTCTCATTAACCTTTTCATCGTCGATATTCTTAAACCGTGCAACAACTTCATCACAAACTCTTTCATAATCAGACCAAAGCTTTATCATCTTATCTTTATAGAGCTCATACAACTCACTTTCAGGCTGATCACAAATCCAGCAATGCCCGCATGTAGGACACTCTTTGTGGATGTTGTCATGATCGGCACTGTCAGACAAATCATCAATAACATCTTCATGACTTCTACTAGAAATCAAAACATTCGAATGTCTTGGAGTGACATTCACTTTGCAAGAAGGACAAAAAATTTCACTCATAATAATTCTCCTGTTGATGATAGATTGAAATCTACAATCAATCAGAGAAATATTCTCTCTGAGATGCATTTTTATTTTGCATCAAATTCAGATTCGAGAGCAACAGATGACGACTCAGTTTCTCTCAAACAATCATCAAACTCATCTTCAGAGTATTTCTCATCTAAACGCACGATCACAGAACACCCGTCAACACCTTCAACAACACCTCTTTCTTCTGGCAATCCGACGACAGGAACATTTTTCGGTAAAACAACACGATCACCTTTATTAAAATTTATATTTTTGTACCACTCATCATCTTCAAGAAACCAAGTAAAACCAAGATCATCGCGTACTTGAGGTTCACTGCCATCAAAATTTCTGACAATGTCAGAAACATCTGACTTTCCATCCCAATCATCAAGTTGTTTTTGAAATCCAGCAACTACTGAACTTGCTTCAGCAAATGAATCAACATCAATTGTTGTTAGAAGGCCGCCTCTAGCACCCATGATTTTCAATTTCATTTTAAATTCCTATGCTGAAATTCTTTAACGTTGTTCATTTTCTAGTTGTTTACAGTCATTGTATCCATGCAGAACATTGTCTTGAACTAGAGATCCATGCTCTTTGCCACGTTCATCATAGTACGGAACAAGGACTAAATTGCATGCGCAAAGAAGACCATTCTTTTTGTTAATTTCGATTTGTTCTTTTCCCATTTTTTGTACCCCTCTTGTCAAATAGTTGAATTAACATTCAGATATTTGATCAGACTGTACAACAGTCTAAACGAAATTGCTCAGTAATCGTAACCTCTATCTCTCTCAAGATACTCCATCAGCTTCTCATCTTCATTCCAATGCTCATAAGGTCGCATCATACGAGCGCCGAGCTCATTTAGAGAATCAAGAAGAGAATTCATTTCTGCATCAAAAGCAGCTTGCTTTGCATCATCACGTGATTTATTCATGATGCGAGCAAGTTCAGCTTCTTCTTCAGAATCATATTCTGGTTCATAACACTCTTGATCATCAGGGTACCCATATCTCATGCCATGCATAAGATTTTCGTTGTCTTGTTCTTTTTGCATAACATTGATTCTTGCAACAATTGGAGCAATAAGCTTTTCTCGCTTATCTTTTTCCATTGCAATAAAATCTTCATCAGTATCTTGATCGAAATCTTTAAAAACACCGTCAAGCCATGTCCATCCAGACATTTTCATTCTCCTTAAAAGTTGTGAGAATTTGCGTAAACAGTTTTTGCAACTGAAAAATCTTCATCGATCAATTGATAGATGTATAAATTCCAGTCGCTGAAATGAAACATTGCGCGTCTGCCGTCCTCGAGACGAACTTCAAAGCCACTGTGATTATAGACAATAGGATAATCACAACCAGGTCTATAAAGTTCAGCAAACTGATGCTTCAAATCATAAACATAACTTTTCAGCAGTTCATACTTGTGCTTTGTATCTTCGTCTCTAGAAAACGTTCCATTCATGCAATCGATCGTAAGCAATTTAGCACTACGTCTATTGTTTCCTGCGTCTTGCCACTCTCTGTAAGACCAATATTTGATAATCGAATCAACTGCTGGTGCATCAATTCTTTTGCACAATTCATTTACAACTTCTTTTGTTGACATTTTAACCCTCAACTGTTTACAGCAATGTTATTACATTCGTTACAAAGTCCAGTTATGTGAGTTTGTGGTATCTTTTCGCAACTAAAACACATTACAACTTCACATTCGCAATCATTCCAGTAAAAACCGCTATATGGAATGTCATTACCATCCCACAAAATCCATGAATAGTTATCGTCATCAATATCAATTTTTACAACTGTTCCAAACCTCTCTTTTGTAAGAGATTTAACTCTCAAACCAACAACGATTTCACTTATAGCAAGATCAGAAATTTTCATTTTGTTCTCCTGTTGACGAATAAAACTAAATTCATTCGTCAATCAAACAACAAAACGTTTCTATTTCATTTTCCTATTGTCTATTTTGTTTCCAAGCCTCTGCCCAAAAAGGAATTTCATCTTCAAACAATTCAACATCTGACTCACAGTCATACTCTGAATCAGAGATTGCTTTTTGTCTTGCGCGTGACCTGTGATCAGTGTTAAACCCTTTTGGTACACACCATGAACAAAGGCACGATTTTCTTGTCAATTTTATTGGGCTGTCACTTCTTTTCGCGCCGTATGGCTTCATTAACTATCCTTTAATTTTTTCGCAGTCGCAAAAACACCTTTACACCCACTACAACTTAGTGGATCTGTACATTTTCCAGTACAGCGGATATACGATTTGTTGTAAAATTCTTCTGCAACTGCAACAAAACTATCAAGCAATTTTCTTTTTGCCCAATAGTTTTTTGATTTTAGAATTTCTCTTCCAATTGTCAAAAGAGCTTTTTGTTTGTTAGTCATTTTAATCACTTAAAATCAAAATCTAAAAGTTGCATAGTGAAGTTCGCCATTTGGAAACAAACATTCAAATGATTTAACTTCATTCATATCAATTGGTTTTTCACCAAAGCTGTTTGCGTTTCTCATTGGTGCAACAATAAATTCTTTAACGTCAACACCACAAAAGTACTTTAAATACCCATGTACTTTATTTGCTGCATCTTCACAGTTTTCTGCTGCTTGCAAAAGATTCTTTCTTTCTGAAATAAAATCAAAGCAGACAATGTAAAATTGCTTTTCACTCATATTCAACCCACTTTTCTCCATTCCAAACCAATGGTGAACTCTTTTTAAAACTCATTATTAATTTTCCATCTTCAACTGAAAGAAAACAATCACTAAGAAAATAGTCACTTGCCATGTCGTTAACAGCAGTAGGAAACATTTCACTAACAACATCGAATGTCGTGTCAATAAATTTAATAGTAGCATTGTTGAATTTAACAACTTGCATTTTGATATCCTTTCAAATGATTAGAAAAATTATCCGGCAGTACATTTGTTGTACTGTCGTGTAAACATTCTCTAATCAAGCATTCGATTCAAAATACTCTCTGATCTTTGAAAGATACTTCACAGCATCATTAGAGCCTTCAATCGTTAAGGAATAAGATTTGGCTGCATCCAACCAAACCACTTGCAAGTACATTTGTACAGCCTTGCAGAGCCAGGCATGTACTCTGTTCCGTAAACATGAGTAGAGTTTGATATTCCTTCGGTGAGCTTGTGACCTTCACCAGAATGCTCAGCTAACCGATTCTTTTCTCTTTGTGTTAGCTTCATGACAATGTTATTTATTGCTTATTGTCAAATCTCTCTGAGAGAAAGCCTATTGCAATAAGCAAAATGCAAATTGTTTGAAATGCAATCACTTTACCTCAACTTAATAACCAAGATATAGATTAGTTCAGGATGTTGTTCTTCATATTTCTTCAAAGACTCTACAGCTTCTTCTAAAGAAATGAAATCTTCTGGCACTTCATTCCAAGTAAAGCTTGGATGATTTCTCCAAAGAACCATGTAATCCATTGTTTTATCCTTTCACACATTTCGAAAGTTTTTCAGCAATACTTTGGCTTGCGAAGCTTTTCCATATACCCAAGATCAGCTTCTTTAAAAAGAACATACCCATTACCACTGAAAAGCTTTAGAAGGCGCTCTTTTTCATTGTTCACAGCTTGCTCATCATCCCACTTCAGAATATTGTTTTGCATGATTGCAAGATGAGTGCTGTAAGTCTTAATGAAATCTTCAGGAATACGAGATCCATATAGATCTTCATCTGAAATTTCATATTCAGTCGTTTCTACCGTTGCAAGAAACGGAACAGCAGCTTCAAGCAGATATTGACCATAATACCAACCGCCTTCTTCTGGTCCGCCATACATTTGTCCAACAGTATACACAGAGAGAAAACAAATCTTTTTAGACTCGCTCATTGTAGCTCTCCTTTATTTTCTGACAATCGTAATTCCACAACTCATGCAAATATTATCACCATTGTCAGCACGTTCTGTACGATCATGGTGACAATAAACTGAATATGGAAATGCTTCACTGCGACAAGTTTTACAGTTTGGATCAATTGTAAACATGTAAAGCATATTCGGCTTTAAAACAAGTCGAGATGCTTCACAAAGTCTCATTTCACAAATGTGTTCAGCCATTTGGATATTCCTTGTTAAGTCTTGCCAACAAGTTTCTTGTTACAGAATTATATACAAATTCTGCTTCAATACAACTTGTGTTGTAATTTTCATAGTTTACAACCCATTCATTTTCTTTATCACTGAAAGAAACAGAAACGATGTCTTCAATATCTTGCTTTTGCCTTTCAACAATCAAATCAATAATTGCTTGTTTGTTCATTTTAAAGCCTTTCAGTTAAAATCTTTTGTGCTCCCTGTCGGACTCGAACCGACACTAAAAGGATCCTAAATCCTTCGCCTCTGCCATTGGGCTAAGAGAGCTAGTGGTAATCTCTGCGGCAAGTGTATCTGTAGTTAATTACTCTACAGTCATTCTTGACGGGTACCTAGGTTTATTTTTTGAAGGGTAAACCTACAAATCTGCTGGGTTTATAAGACGCTAGCACCCTGAAATTAGCGAATTAAAAATACATTCGCTCATCAACATAATGACTTTCATTAATCATCATCAGCTTGATAATATCACGATGACGAAGATTAACAATGTCAAGAAACTGATCATACACTTTGTCATCTTTTTCAAGAATATCTGCGTACGCAATACACTTGCCATCAACGTTAAGTGTAGACCCACTCAATCCGCAAGAAGTAAATTCAACTCTGCGAACTGAACCATCAGAGAAAGTTTCAGAAAAGCACATTGAACTTACTCCGTAAAGGTCATGAGAAGGTCCAATCGTCTTGTGCTTCTCAGTAAGCTTACGTTTAATAACAAGAGTTGTCATTTTTTTCTCCTTAGAAGATTTTAAATCAGAGTGCATCATATAGGATTCGAACCTATGACCTACGGCTTAGAAGGCCGTCGCTCTATCCAGCTGAGCTAATGATGCATTGTGAATGCATAAACTGTTTGTTTGCATTCATATTAAATTATACAACATTGAAGTTGTACATTAATTTGAACATTAGAAGAATTCCTTATTTGTATCCTTTCCAATGCTCAACAACTACTTTATAGATTTTATATCTATTACTATTTGCTTTGTTAAATTCTCTTGTTGTACGTCTGTTTAAAAACAAAGTACCAACACAATTTTCAATGTTTAGTGCGCGAGTTACTCCTTTGTAAACACAAAGCCAAAACTTTTTTCTTTTAATTTTGCCTCTGTATTTCAATTTTCTACTCGTGCAGTTCAATCAAAAGAACAGGATACTTTTCATGGCGATCGCAAGAATGGGTAATTCTTACGATTCTCAATTGTGGCTGTGTTCTGTTAGGGCCCTCTCCTTCAACATAATGACCAATTTGTGGCACACATGCAAGAATTTCTGGCCACCTTACAAGCTTAAACCTGTCAATATTTGTATGACACTTGATCCTGATCATTTTGCAATCCTTGTTTTAAATTTCATATCTGAAAATTTATCTCTTTCTAAATTCGATTAAGACATTTAGAAAGATGTAAACATTCAGTATGTTCTACTTTCTGAAAAGAACATCGACAAGATTCATCCGCAATGTAGTAAGGCGTTCACGAAGTGCATGGACATCTTTCGGAAGATCGAGATCACTTGGCCAAAGCTTGGTGCCATCTGCTGGTAAATTTGAATCGATATCATAAAGCAAATGATGAATGTCCTTTGCTTCTTGCAAAGAAATATCAACACGCTTTTCAGTATCACAATCAGAGTAAACGTCTGTTTTCCAAGGCGGAAAACTTACAATACGTTCAGCTTTGTACATGTGGCAACGACCTGCAACTTCATCATTATCAAACCACCCAGTGCTAGTTGTACTGTCATCAATGTAAAAAGAAAGGTCTCTATCACATATATGCTTGTACGCGTGAATTACTTCAGCAGAAGAATGAAAAACTTTTTTGCTGATGATAGAAGAAGTTTTGTCTTTGCAGTTAAGATCAACTGCTCTAACAAGCCAATGATCCCAATTTGACATCACCTTTCTGATATCTGTAATTCTACTGAAACCAGATTCAGACAACACATCACTGCTTGCATCATCGATACTCAATCCAAATTTCTTTTGCTCATTAAGCAAAGAACATCCACCAGTACCACAATCATGCAAATACCATCCAGATTCAAAACGGAAAATCGGACCTTCGTATACTCCGAATCGTGGATCGCCGCCAGAACTTTCTTCAATTTGATCATAAACCCAAGGAGCTTCTTCTTTAAGATCAATTGGATTTACAAGCCTGTTGAAGATTGACACACCATCGATACGCCTATGCATATCATTCCACATGCGGGTTTCATCATACCAACGTCGCCAACGTTCGATTGACATGAGTTGTTGCTCCTTTTGTTGTAATAAAAGTAGTGCTCCCAGCAGGACTCGAACCTGCAACCAACGGATTAAAAGTCCGCTGCTCTACCATTGAGCTATGGAAGCGAAATACAGGCAAGTGATCTAAAAACGAATCACCTTTCAGCTTTCAAATCTGTTTCTCAAAGACATGCGATTACCATAGTAGCATTTAAAATCTATAAAAGAACATGCTTCAATTGCTACGTCATCTGGTATATCTTCATTCAAAAATAATCCAAGCATATCACAAAGCTGGCCAATTTTATATCGATCAAAATGCTGCGCAGCTTCTTCTCTACTACCAAAAACAAAATACCCAAGCACTCTCCCAAGGCCATTGAGACCATCATCTGTCACAATTAAAAGAAAGTCTTCATTTTTTAGATCTTGCATCTGCATTGTGTTTTTCTCCTGTCAACATATTAATACATCGATTAATACGTTGATCAGAGGCATGTCTGTTCGACATGCAACCGAACATCAATAGTTACTCATTACCGTGAATAAAAGCGATTAGCTCGCAGTCGGCTTCCTCCTCACCGTTACGATCGACAAACACCAAGTGATGCCGACCCTGCGCACGAACAACATGCGAATTCATTCGAGCAGCGGTTTGAGTACAACCAACAGTGATGAAGACAGTTGGGTCATTTTCATTGCCGTCAACAACGTAGACATCTTGCGAAGATCGAGTAACACTTGCATGCTTCTGAGCAGCATGAGGAATGATCATAGAGATGAGCATGATAACCTTGTTGAGCATCGTCTTTATCCTCTTGAATGCCATAATCAACCACTGTGATTTGTTATGGCATCCAATGGGATGCGTGAATGTCTCACGCAACGATTTGTTACTTATTTTGTACGACGATATGAAGCACCAAAATGAAAATCATCATCGCCATCATCGCCATCATCGTCATCATCAGCAATACGCAAGCGATCAGCTTGCTCAGCGTAATCTAGGTCAGCTTGCTTTAGCTCATCAGTGAAGCGGTCAACCTTCGTTTTATAAAAGCTAACATGCTTTCGAGATTCCTCAAGCTCACGCTTAAGGCTTTCAACTTCAATGCACTTATCTTCAAATGCCTTGTTGTTGTTTTCAATGAGTTTTGTAATCTCGCTCATCTGATCACCAATGGAAATGATCTGTTGAGTAGATTCATTCATTCGCTTTGTACTAGATTCTAGCTGCCTGCGAAGATAATCATTCTCAACATGCAAAGCAGCGATCTCTTCATTCTCTTCGCTGGTGCTTTTCGCTGGTTGTTCACACAAAAGCGTGAGACCAGCTGAAATACAGCGAAGCCGCTGCATCAAATCTGCATCACTTCCACGCTGAAGATTATTGCATAGATTTGCAAGTACATCTTCAGGCAAAATCTTTTCGTATTGTAGCTCAATATCTCTATCAAGCTTTTCTACAATTTCGAGAATATCAAGGGTAAGGTTGATGTCAATGACACACGACATTTGGTTCTCCTTAAAATCTGTAAGCTTCTGCAAGCTCACGAGTTAGAAAGCAATGAATTCCACCACCACACACAGCGTTTTCATCCCATTTATCACACTTTTTTGTTTCACCAACGATCCACCTGCTGTGGTCATACCACGAAACAACATCACCATCTTTGAGATTAGTGAAGTTGTGACGGGCATACCAAGAAGGCTTATGTGCGTCGTGCTCTTTAAACAACAGATTATCAAGAAAATCAATTGCAGCATATGCACCGTGCTGGCCGTTCACTGCTGCTGTACAAGCAGGGAACGAGTGCATTGTAGCATCATACAAACGAGGGCATCCAGTAATTTCAATAACTTCTACTTCAGGGACTTTGCACTTATTACTACTGATTTTTAGCAGCTTACTAGAATCACACTTCATCTTGATGATTACATATTCAAAGTCCCATTCAGCAACAGAAATAAATTGAAGTGCTTTCTTCCATACAATTGTAGTGCTCACTTGTCAAACTCCATGAAGTGATTGGCCAAGCGAATGTTGTACATGCGCCAGATTCCACCACAACCATCACATACATTGCAATCGCAGCTTAGAGTATGCGCTCGCATACCAGTAGCTGGAAACAACTCAAAAGCAAGAATTCTATATGCTGCAATCATATTGTTTGCAGAAGTTAAGTCTCTATTCTTGAGAATTTGACGCCCCAAAAACAGCATGATTTTTTGTTTCTCGGTCATTTGAAACCTCCGTGCTCTCTGTCAGATTCGAACTGACAACACAGGGATTTTAAGTCCCCTGCCTCTACCGTTGGGCTAAGAGAGCGTAGCAGAAAAAATCTGCTAATGAACTTAACTTATTTTTTAGTGCTCAAAGCGCGCCTTTGCACGCTTATCCATCTGAACAATCACTTCATTGTACTCTGCATCATCTTTACTAGCATCGTACATGCCACTGCTTGTAAGGTACTCTTCAAAAACCTCATCCCAACAGCTCTCAGTTTCATTCCAAACATTGAAAGAAAGATAGCACCCATTGTCATGAATGAGAAACAAATTCTTTTCTCCATTCAAGACGCCAACGAAACTTCCAAGGTTAAGCGGGTCCTCGCAGAAAGAAATCGCTGCAGTGATTTGAGATTCGCTGAGATGCTCAATCCCATAGAACTCAACATCAGGCACGCTCTTCTTATTTTCAGAAACCCAAACACCAGAGTTCTTGTCGAACGTGCTGATTTTAAGATCAGAAGAAGAGCCGAATGAATTTAGAATACGATCCATTCGACCAGTCAGCTTCATCTCAATCCACCAATCAGCAGGGTAACTGCCGTTGCGCTTATTCTTGACCTCACTACACAGTGAATTCCACTCGGTTTCATTCTTGCAATTCTCGAACTTAGCAATTTCATCAGCAGTTAACTTTGACATTTCTGATTCCTTTCTTGTTTTGTGAATCAAAAGATTATCTCATTTCTGAATAACTTTTTATATTCAGAAAGATGTAAACTCTTGTTCAGCAACTGTTACTTCAGATACTTTCCTTCAATCGCATTTGCAAAAAAGACATCACTTCGAAGATTAACTGCATCTTCGACAATTGCAGCAATATTTTTCCTGCTAACTTCTTGACAAACATGCTGCTGACCATCACGTTTATCATTTATGTACAGCGTCCACGCTGTACCATCTCTGTATTCTGCTAAATCGATTTGCAGATAATCTATTGACATCGAGATTGTACTGACGCTATCATCATCTTTTCTCATTTTATTTCTCACTTTCAGTTATCAACTTGCAGGCTCTTGTAGACATCGCTGCTCATTGTTTTTTCTCATTGATGTTGCATATGTCCTGCACAATCACCTAGTCTCCTAGATGATTCTAGAGGGCATAGAACATACTGTGTGTTCTACTCTAGCTTATTCTCTTTCTTGAACGCATCGAGAAACGTCATTTGTGCGTCTGAATACGTACCGTTGCTATCAACTGCTCCTCGGCGCAGCAATTGCAAACCAGCTTCTTCACGAAGCTTATCAATTTCAACACAAGATGCAAAAGTCATTTCTGCATCAAATATGCCGTGATGATAATAATCTTCAATTCGCTCTTCTTCGTCGCAAAGAAGCCGCTCTAGCACTTCTTTAGAACCATCAGACAGATTCACTGCGTTCTTCTTTGATTCAGCATGCTCAGTGAGAGCAGCTTTCAAATCGTCAGAAAGCTCTTCAATATATTGTCTAAAAATATGTGATCTGTGACTCTTATCTGTCCAACTCATGTGTTCAACAAGTTCTTCAAGCACAATGCTAATGCCTTCAGTGCCATACTTCTTTAGAAACTTGTCCATTTGAAACCTCCGTGCTCCCAGTAGGACTCGAACCTACAACCAACGGATTAAAAGTCCGCTGCTCTACCATTGAGCTATGGAAGCGTACACAAACAACGCATGCAAAAACAAGATCAAACGTTGCGATTGCATGCAACGATACAAAGCTCACGCATTTTTCGCAAGACAGCTTCGCCACGAACAGATCGAACATTTTCGTACGATCTGTTAATTCGCTTTAAAAGTTCTGCTGGAGCCCAGCCTTTTGTAACAATTGCAGAATTAACAGAGTTAATCGCAGTTTCTCTTGTGCTTTTATTTCTCATTTTGTGAGTTCTTTCTGGAGTTCTGTGCTCCACAGATAAGACCAATGCAATCATTGATCACATCTATGCAACACAAAAAAGCAGCAAGAAATTATTTTTTATTTCTTACTGGCCGGGGCACTCAGTTGACAAGGTCCCTTCGGCAAAATCCCAAGACCCAGTTGATGCATCAAACACGCTGACATCTGCCCAGACAAAAGTCTGTTTATAGCAGTTAAAGCGTGCAGCTACAGCAACACTGTCGACTTTCTGACAATCGATAAACACAGTAGACGGCCTTGCATCTTGCCCGGCTTCACTGAGCACAGAGAGCACAGTATGCACAACAGCTGTGTTGCGATTGACACAAGAAAGCTTGATGAACGCAGTCACATCAACCGAATTGCTGCTCGGCAGATGTGACTCAACATCAACGTGCACATTCATCGGTACATTTGCAGCATCGACGCTTGGAGTTGAATCAACAACAGAATCAACTGCCGCATCACTGTATTGAGCGTCATCAATGTCAGCGCATGCAGTAGCTGCAATCACAAAAATCAAATACTTGTTACGCATTTTTGTTTCCCTTATCTACCAGAACTTGGTGATGAAATGAACTGCAACATAGACAATTGCAATCCAAAAAAGCAACCAAACGCAAACAAACAAAATGTGATCAAGACGCATTGTATTCTCCTTGTTTATTAACTGAAAATCTATCTCTTTCTAGACATCATGCAAACAACAAAATGTCTAGAAAGAGATAGACTATCAGTCCCAGTAGGACTTACTTAGGGCAATGGCTTCCCAGTTTGCAGCCATGTCGATATAGAAATCGACACTGTTTTTGGAGTACCCTTTGAAAGAATACCACTCTGCCATAGCAAAGTAATACTCTTTCATGTCATCTTGACTGCACCACGGCCCTGGATACTTTGGCATTTTGAACTCCACCTTCTTCAACTGCTCACCGTCGAAGCTGCGCCACTCGTGGAAGTCGCCCTTGTCGTTGTCGTTCAAGTTGTAGACCTGCATGCCTTGTGTGTCGGGATTCCCGCCGAACACCACGTTGAGCTCGATGGCATCCATGGTCTCGTCGTCCAGCTCGGCCAGTGACCTGAGCTCGCTGATCTGGTCCTCTGTCGCCCCGCACGCCAGGGCGTAGAACCCCATGCAGCACATGCGACCATCGGTTGGGCGCAGCAGCATTGACCCGCGGTGATTCCCTCTGAACCACTTCGACCTGACAACCGTGAACTCTGTTGCTTTCTTGATCATCGTATTATCCTTGTTTCTCGAGTGTAGCCAAGTGACAGCCAAGAGATGGCTTGTGGGAGTTTGCGAAAACAGCCACCATGAAAATGAGCTGGCTCCGATGACCTTCTAGCCACCAGCATCCCACAAGCCATCTCTTGGCTGTTGGACAAGCATGTTGTCCAGCCGAGGCACCAAAAGAAGAAATTTACTTCCTCTTGTAGACAAACAGACTGTCACGAATGCTATCCCATCTAGGGATATCAACAACCTCAGTACACTCCCATTCATCTCTGAGTAGACTGAAGAACTGATCATCACCAGTACAACCACCCCAGCTCTCACCGATGTAGATGAGAGTGTTACCCTTGTATGCAGTAAGAGCATTATAGGCAAAGGGATCATCGTAGCATGGCCAGCAGAGCATCAGAGCATGCTTGCCGCCACTGTAGTACTGGAGGACAGAGGTATCACCCACTGCCACATCAGTCCACATCGTTTCGAACTCGTAGCCACACACGTTCATCTTCGTTGTCGGATCCTTGTCGTAAGCTTCGACAACGATACCACGAGAACGAAGCAAGTAGGCCCAGTAACCAGCGCCAGCTCCCAGTTCAACGATCGGACCGTACTTCGCGATCGTATCGAGTGCCTCGTTGTTTGGAATGGCCCATGAGAACTTCTTGACGCACATCTCTCGTGCTCTGAGCCGAGCAAGAGCACTTCCGGGCTCTCGCCAATCACGATTGCCACCATCGACAGCTTGCCAAGTGTAGATGTACTCGTTGATGACGCTCATTGCTTTATCTCACTCCTTCTGGAGTACCATACTCCATACAACATTCTAACTTTCGCTAGACTGCTCTATGCAGTACGATCTTGTGCGGGCAAACAACATCTTTATTGTTTGCTACATGCCAGTCAGAACCTAGTTGAACTTCATTGAGTTGGCCTCACGCCAACAATCAATGACATACTTTGCTTTCTTGATAGAACATCCGCAACGCATACGGTATGCTCTTACTGCATTTACCAACTGATAGCTCTTCAGCATTTCAATCTCCATGCTGTTGAGCTCTTGGCACAATGACTGAACGTGAGCTTCACATGCATCAGCGATCATCTCAGCATCGGCTGAGCTGAGCGTCTTGACGTATGCCAGCACCATTTCGATCGTGATCATTTTAACACTCATTCTTTCTGGAGCAACATACTCCTTGCAATCGTCCAGCCACTATGAGCTGGAAAATTTCAAGCATTATGTTCTCTCTGGGATTCTTGCTGCGCAAGGGTCTGAACGATAACGCTCCGACGGCGCAAGTGAGTAGTTTCGAGGGCGCGGGGGGAAATGGAAAAAGCTCCGCGTCTACGTCTATTTCCGAGAATCCTTCCGCGGAAGTCAAAACGCCCCTCTGCTCACAATCCGAGGGCTTTCTAGCCCTCTTCACTGATCTTCAGCGACGCGACGAACGATTGACGCTCGTACTTGGTCACTTGTCGCATAAGCTCTGGCAGTCCGAACTCTGCGCGGAGCTCATCGATCTCTCGAGCTCTGCGGAGTACATGGTCGCCGGGCTTCGGCTTGTCTGGCATCGAGGCGATCTCCATCTCGATCTTGTCTTCCATCAAGCACAGTTGCTGCTCAACGAAGTCAGCTGCTCTGTCAGACAGCTTCAATCGAGGACTCTCGTCCTTCACGATGCAGTGTGTTGGCGGAGGCAGATGCCGTAGCTCAGTGCAGCCCTTCGACAGTGCATTCCACGACAACACGTGCAGATTCCGTGGATCGAAGTGCGTTGCTTCCTTGTGCAAGAACAACCGAGGCTGGTCTGCACGCAGCTCTTCGACAGGAATGACGATGTACTTGTCTTTCATTTCTATTCGCTCCTTCTAGAGCTCTATGCTCCATAGGCAAGACCAGCATTTCTACTGATCAAGTCTATGCAGCATGCCACCGTCACCAGTGGCAAACCGCATGCCGTTCGTGATCCAGTTGCTCTAGCTGCGGAGCATGTGCTGCTTGCCCTTGCGCACGATGCTGGCGCTCTCCTCAGCACACTGCGCCAGCGTCTTGTAGCCAGCGGCAGCCAGCTCTTTGGCATCGGCCTCGAGCTGCGTAACGGTCGGCTTCACGATCAGGTACTTGCGCATCATCATTGGAGTGTATCTTCTTTCTGGAGCTCCATGCTCCATACAACGTTCCAACATTCCGTTGAACCGTTCTATGCAACTCAGAACTCTCTCTTCTGCTGCTCAACCAGCGTTGTTCTTCTGCAGCAGCAGACCGAGGCCCATCACGATGTGGCGCAGATCGAGCACCATCTGCTCCGAACCGCTTCGGAACATCAGATCGACGCTGTAGTTGCAGACCTCAAGGGCCAGCACACAACAATCATCGAATTGCTGCAGACGATGGCTGATCTCATCGTGCAGCTCGGTGATCCGAGCCAGTTCGCTGTCGTCCAGACGCTCGGCTAGCGGCAGGTTTTCGTTGCTCACTTGCGCGCTCCGAAGAGCAGCTTGAGCCACATGCGCTTGAGAGGGGTCATTTTACTCGTACCTTTCCGGAGCTCTATGCTCCATGCAACGTTCCAACGTTCACCGTTGAACCGCTCCATGCAACACGTAACTCAGAAGCAACTCTTCAGCCAAGTGCTTCTAGATCTGCAACAATGCGGTCCAGATCTGCTTCTGTCACATCATCACGATCGTTGCGTGCGATGTGGACAGCCTCACGACAGAAGCGCTTGGCCTCAGCAAGCTTCCAGCGCAGCACTTTGATCTCGTCTTCTGTGCTGTTCTTCTTCATCTCTTTCACTGGTGCTGCGGGTCTTGCGGATCGATGCGACCATCCATCTGCCACGGCTTCTGCCACTCGAGCTCGAGCAGCTTCCACGCCATCTCGTCGTGCGCCGTGATGCCGACGATCTTCGTCGTCTTCGATCTGCCATCGGGCAGAGTGCAGGTGACCGTGACGCTGGGATCCTCGACCACCTCGTCGGAAGCGGTCGGATCGAACTTCACACCACTGAGCTGAGTGAGCTTCACAGAGATTCTCCTTCAGGACATGCCATATGTCCCACAGGCTACTCAAAGAGATGGTCACCTTGAGTAGTCTGGGGGCCACACGGGCCACGCCACCCTACCACACGCACTGGAAGCAGAGGCGAGGATGCTGGGCAGCGATTCGACTGGCCTTGATGAGCTTGTCGAGCCGGCGCTTCGCTTCGTACCTCGTGATCTCGAACGAACGGATGACGAAGGTCTTGCTCATGTCCATGGCTGCTCTGTCTCCTTTCAGGACACGAATGTATCCCACAGGCAATCTGAAGAATCAAATCTTCAGACAGTCTGGGCGACACACTCACCCGCCAGCGCTCTACTCGCTGCAGTCAGCCGCCTTGTTGTGCCAGGCGAATTCCACTGCCGCCTTGAGCGCAGCCTTCTGATTGCTGCTGACGTTCCCACAGATGAAGACCTCGGTCGGGTAGCCATCAGCACCCGTGGTCTTCTTGTACAGCTCCCACGAGTACGTCATGGTGTTCAGCCCCCTGATGCGGATCTCGTACTTCGAGATCACGAAGTGGATGTCGATGTACTCAACGTACTGAACTTGTGCGGTGCTCATCGCTCTCGCTCAAACTTTCTGGGATTGTTTTGGTCCCATAGAAAGCACGATGTTTAGTCGTGCTTTCTGTGCGGCCAACCATCTCAGTGGCTTCTGCTGCTATCGCTTGGTGCCGAAGAGCAGTCGAAGCCAGAACCGGCGAAGCGGAGTGTGCATCTTCATGTCAGTCTCTCCTCACGTTCTTCTCCCTGTCGATCGAGCGACTAACATTAGTCGCTAAACCGATCGGGCAAGCCCGAGAGTATCCAGCCCTACCACACGCTCATGACGAACATGTAGTCGCTGTCGCTCATGCACGAGGCGGGACGGTCGGCCTCGCGCTCGAGCTCGAGCTCGGCGAGCCAGAGCTCCTCCTGCTCCTTCATCGCCTCGTACATGTCGGCCTCGGCGCTGTCCCAGGCGATGCGCTCCTCGCGCTCCTCATGCTCATTCATCGCCTCGAGTTGTTCGATGAAGTAATCCTCTTCGACAGACGTCATATCGAACGTCTCGAACCCGCGGGGGAAGAGGTCGGCGAACAGCAAGGACCGCGACCACTTGATCCGGCCGTGCGCGTAGCTGGTCGGCACCTTCGCCCGCGGCGGGTCGAGGAGCTGCGGCACGTCGCTGCAGTCGTCGCCGTCACCCAAGCGGGCGAGCTGCTTGCCGTACTGTCGAACGGCCTTGTTGTACTGCTTCGTGACGATCTTCTTCGCCCGCGGGAACAGCTCCCCGGCGTTCAGATCGCTGTGATACTTCGCGATGCCCTTCATCGGCAGTCTCTTTCTGGGACGATGTATCCCACAGGCTGTCTGAAGAGTCGCCTCCTCAGGCAGTCTGGGGGTCACACCCCGAGTCGCTCATCCTCTCGGCTTGCTCGCTCGGTCCTGCAACCGCTCGTTCACTCCGCGGCGGGGGCGGTCAGGGCCTCGAGCTCGGCGTCCGAGAGGTCGTCACCGATGGCCGGCTCGTCGGCGACCGGCTCGCTCTGGGTCTCGCTCGGGTGCTCCTCCGACTGGGCGGCCGCGGAGGCGACCGACTGGGCGCGCAGGGAGGCGATCGCGGAGGCGAGGCTGGGCGCCGGCCCCTTCGAACCCCGGGTGCGGGAGGAGGCGCCCGGCCGCGTGGTGGCGGTCACCGAGTTGAGGGCGGTGATCGCCTTGCTCAGCCAGTCGGCCGAGACCTTGCGGAGGTCGACCCGGACGGACACGTTGCCGTTCTCCCCGGGCTCGAGCACCTTGGCGGCGTCGGCCGGGACCTCGAGGCCCATGGCCTTGAGCTCGTCGAGCCCGCCCCAGGCCCAGCCCGACAGGTCGGCGTGCGTGCACACGTCGGACTTGTTGGGCTTGGCGACGTACAGCTTGGCGCCCTTGGGCCCGACGAGCTGCATGTACTGCTTGTTCTCGATGGCCTGGACGGTGGCGGGGGCCGAGACGATGGCGGTGGCGATGGCGGTGGTCTTCATGGTCTTTTCCTCACAAGGCGGTTGTTGGGCGCAGCTCTAGTCTCACGGCACACCTCTTGCGGGCTGCTCGAGGTCTAAGTACTGTGAGCGCTAAATCCCCAATTATAAGGCAACCGCCTTATAATAATATAATATACTTGAATTGTGACCTGAATGTCACATGAAAAAATATAATTTCACGTGTCGGAAATGTCACATGAAAAAATATATTTCATGTACCGGGTTCATGTGAAAGTCACTTGAACAGAAACTTCGCTTAACCCTCGCGCGAGACGAGGCCCATTTTTCACGTACAGTTTTATTTAAATAAACTTCAAGTAAACTAGAGAAGGTCCTTGGTGAGCCCATAAAGCCTAATATAGGCGTCAGTATGACGTTCAGCATATGGCAAAGCTATGCTACGCGCAGCATGTGACATACCTTCTATTGCTAGACGAGCTTGTTCATCTGTTATTTCACTCTTAGCTAGCTTATCACTTATACAGAAACAGCAAATTCCATTGTGATCAGCGCCGCCAGGGTAGTAGATGCATTCTCCAGTGTGCATATAATCTCTCTCTATTCTATCGTTTCGTGGGTACATCACAGTGTATTAGAATGTGCACCCTTCCAAGTGAAACTGAATGATAGACACATCCATCCTAGTAGTGCTTCGATGCACATTATCTTGTTCAATCGAGAATCTCCATATGTAGATCCTGTAGAGCCTTGTTCAATTGAAAAACCCAGACCGAAACGTTTTACGCCACCAAATGGATGCGCAGTTTTCAACTGTACATAAACATTCCTATCTTCACCCAAATGTATCAATTTTTCATACATCAGCCAATGCTCCGCGGAATGGGTACATCATACAGCTCAAACAAGCTGTCAGTATTACACAGTGGCATTCTCTGTTTCCTTAACCACATTGGTATAAGCAGAGCAGCGACAATACCCTTATCTGGTGGTTTTTCATATTCCTTACGAATCGCAAGCAACAATGAAATCTCAGAATCTTTGATGGCAAATTCTGCGGCGTTATTGTTTTGTTTCGATTCACTTACATGATTTGCAATCGATTTTTGCAAAAGAGAAATTTTTCCAGTAAATGAACGCTGCGTTCTGCATTTGAATGCATTTGGAGAAATATAGACTTGTTCCAAACTTAATCCAAGATACAAATGATTCATTCCGCAAGAACAGATGGCCGCATAGTCATCACAATTTAGTTTTGCAAGATCTCTTATTTCATCGTCATGCGCATACCGATACTCAGGAGAATTTTTGTTTGCTTGCTCTCTTTTCTGATTATTTTCTGTATGCACAATATTCTTCTGACTGTTCATAAGATCGGTAATTCGTTTCTTTAAATCACCGACATTTCCACACCAGGATATCGGCGTTTTGCATTTGCATGTAGCGCCGCCTCCGAATGAAACTTCTTCAATATATTTTCCAGAATACGAATGATTCATTCCGCAAGAGCAAACTGAAATATACGAATTATCTCTTAGCAAAGAAATACTTCTCATATCGTCTGTGTATGGATACCGATATAACACTAGACTCTGCAGATCACGAACCGTTCCTACCCAAGAACTTTCTGTTTTGCATTTGAACGGTGATCTTGTTTCCAACACGCACAAAATATCTTCTTTTCCGGGATTACAAAATGAATGATTCATTCCGCAAGAGCAAATTGCGACGTATTCATCATTTGGTAAAGCAGTTAATGACCTTACGTCATCTAGGCCTGGAAACCGATAATCTGTAAAGAAGTTCATTGTTTCCTCTTAAATGATCGTTACCATGTGCTGGCCGTTGTGAAGTGTCGATAGATGAAACCACTCACCATTTGCATTGTTGAAGTTTTCATCTAGAAACTTTTTGATTTCACCACCAATCAGCACTTGATCTTCATCAATTGTAAGCCAGCCTGGATTCCGCATTTCTTCGAATTCAAATGCTTGACAACATCTGTAAAGAGAATGCGCAAGTATATTCCAGTATTTTACTACCCAGTGTTTTGAAACATAACTTGTAATATCTTTTGCCATGTTTTCTAGAATTCTCTGCCCAAGCATACTAAAATCGTTATCGCCGAACACGATCAAAACATCTGGTATTCTCTGAATTTCTTGAACTTCTTTCATTTTGCACTCTCTTTTTGCACGAAATGTAACTCAGAGTTTCATATTGTAAATTTTAATCTCTCAAAAACATGCAATCTGATAAAAACGCGCCGCCTTCATGAGCGTTCATTATAGGATACCAGCTATTGTATTTGTTACTGTAAGCATACATTTCTTTATCGCATGCTGTGTTTAGAAAATACGCAAGATATCCTAGCACTGTAAAAGTATGAAAATATGAATGTTGCCCGTCATTGTCATACCAATCAATAGAAGCAACAAGATCATTCATTTCATCTTGACTGTTACTGATTTTGACGCCGTTTGGAAAAGTATCTTCAAACCAGCTTATACCACTTGCGCACGCATTGATTTTTTCTAGATGCTTAACCGTCAAAATCATAGACTTGTATTTCGCCATTTTACTTTCCTTTGATGACTTCGCCAAGCTTTTCAGATATTCTTTTGATATCGTGAAAATCGAGTGTTACAGAATTGAATGAATCATTAAATGTGAGTTCACGAATCTCTGCAAATGAATGTTCACCATGCTCAATCACACGGAATGATGACAGAGGTCTATCATAAAACTGAAGGGTAATCCATGGCGGTCCGCCATTTGGGTCAGGAGAACAACACCAGAGTGTCTGTAGCATACCACAAACGACACATATGTCTGTCTCATCACCAGGATCATTGTCGCATATCATTTTATTCTCCGTTGTATTATTCGCCTGAATGTTCTATCATTAGTAAATCCGAGCTCCGCAATCTTCGCATTCACTGTGACTATAACCGCCGCCAGCGTAACCAGGATCATAGTGTTTTGTTTTCTTATCATGATTACACATTGATTGATTTGCTTTATCAAGCCCTTCTAATGCTGACATCATTGCTTTTAATTTTTTAAATGCAATTTTTATTTCTTCACGATTTTTTGTAACATTTTCTGGAGACAAATCTATATCTGGAATCTCTGCTTTCATAGTTTGTTCTCAATCTTCAATGTGCAATCTGCTTTGTTCGACAATAGTATCACGATAAAAACCACACAACTTACAGCAATCAGTAATATTTGATTGCTCAAAATAATGTCGCGGCATAAAACCCATGCAACCAGTTGCTATAGCACAATTTATACTCGCGATTATCTCTTCTGTATTTTCTGGTCTTGGGCATTTATTGCAGCGCTTTCCGCCATCTGGATGTTCCCAAGCAACTGGTCTATGGCATAAGTCACATGTCTGTGCTTTTTGCCATTTTGTGTTTTTCATTGATTTATTATTATTCATCGTTGATATTCACTACATTGTACTTTGAAATGATTACGTCTAATGCTTTTAGCAATTCATCAATAGACTTAACAACCAAATCTGGTTTTGTATTACGCTGAGTGTAGCGTAATCGTTCCATTAGTGGAATAAGTGCACTCAATTCTTTTTCTATATTTTGCATGTTAATCATTAATTTTGAATGGATTGTAAGAAGCAGCAAGACCAATTGCACCAGCTAATACAAAATAATCAGGCTCTATTATAAACTGTGGAATTTTTTGTAGTGACCACGGAAATATTTGTTGGTGTTCGTAGATATATGCTATTGCAGACCATTGTGATGACGTTCTACAATATTTGTCGATCCACACAGTATAACCAAAAAGCATGAAGTTCAACAAATTATTCGTCTTTTGATCATTTGCCGCCATCATCGATCCATCTTGATTCCTCGAGATTTTTTGTTTTGACTGCTGTGAGTAATGCATCCCATGCCATGCTTGGTCTATTTCGTACGACGTTTGCAATCCAATGTTGTTGATTGCGTTTTGCAGCATCGATAAGTTCGTCAACTAAACTCATAGTTCACTATCTATTTGCTCAACACGCACCCAGTTACGCTCGGCCGGCTTCACTTGCCCACCGTCCCGTCGCAGCTGCCGGTGTGCCCTTTGGCGAGAGCGCACGGTGGCCCCTGGTCCCCGCGGCGCGTGTCCTTGCCGCACACCTCGGGCGTCACGGGGATGCCCGCGGCGGTGAGAGTGGCGCGCATGGCGGCGACGCGCGGCTTGCGATGGCTGTTTAGGATGCAGTCCCAGCCGAACAGCTCGCCGCCGACCTCGTACACCGCATCCGATGCCGCGTTCTGGTAGTCGCGCGCCACCGCCTCGGGATCCACCGGCGCGACCAGCGTCGCCTCGAGGCGGGCGAGGACGGCGCGGATGCCGTTGCGGTCGCTGCTGTCGATCGGTGGACACTGCTCGCCGTGGTCGATGCCGTCCGTTCCGACGACGTAGAACAGGCGGATCAGCTCATCCTCGCTCACCCCCGCGAACACCGGGTGGGCGGGCGGCGACGTGGGCGGGGCGCCGAGGGAGGCGAGGGCGCGGATCATGGCATCGACGCGAATCGGTCGCTGCGCCTCCGGGAAATGATCGAAGCTGGAGTTCGGGATCGCCGCGTAGTATGCGCGGCACAGCTCCTCGGCTCGGTCCTGCGCTGGCAGCGTGACGGGGCCAAGGTGAGCAAACACCTTGCGCGCCAGCCCCGCATGCCCGTGCGCGTCGAGCGCCGCCGATAGCCTCGCCTCGTCCAGCACCGGCCGGGCTTCGAGCTCGGCGACGCGGGTGGTGAGGCGCGTCTCCTCACGCCACAGCCGCGCTGCCTCGCGCTCCCATAGCTCGGCGCACTCGCGGGCGTTGCGCGGCACGATGCCGTCGGGGCCAACCTGGCGGCTGGCCAATGCGATATCGCACGAGCCGTTGCATGGGGTGCGGCTCCGCTCGTTCGCGGCCTGCTCCAGCCCGGCGATCCGGGTGCGGCACGCGGCGAAGTGGGCGCGTTCGGAGGCGAGGTCGGCAGCGAGCATGCCGATTCGCTCGACGGGTTGCAGGGCGCGACCACCGTCACGCAGCGCCACTGAGCCATAGCGAGCGGCGTCATCGTCGGCGTACGGCACTACGTCAGGAACGCCGGCATCACGCAGCGCGTTCCGCACGCCAGTCAGCATCGAGTCGTATCGGTCGACATGCGCGCGCAGGACTGACACCTCATCGGCGTGCGTCTGTGCGGCTACGGCGATTCCAGAGCTGACGTCGCGGCGAAACTCGTCGAGCTTGGCGCGCACCTCGGCAAGCTGCGCGGTCATCTCGTCACGCCGCGCATGCAACGTCGCGCACAGGTCCAGCGCCGCGCCGAGCAGCTCCCGGACGGCCGACGGGGCGGCCTCGTCGAGCAGCGCGTCGAGCACGTCGAGCCGGTGCCGGTCGTGGGCGGCGCAGGCGGTGGCAAGGGAGGCGGTGATTGTTGGGTCGGTCATCATGGTTCCTCGTCGGTGGGGTAGGTGTTCAGGTTCGTGCCTGCATCGCTCGCAGTGATGCAGGCGCGATCCCGTAGGTCCAGGCGTTGGCGGCGAGCGCCGTTGTGAACTCGGGCGGCACCGGCAGCGCGAAGTGACGCCCGGTCGCGCACCGGACGCGCACGAAGCGGCTGCCCGGCGCGCCGGGCAGGTCGACCTCGACGAGCGTTCCGATCTGTGGGTCGGCGTCTTCGTCAATCGTCCGCGCGCCCAGTTCACTGAGCGCGGCGTCCCATCCGATGATCTCCATCCCGGCGCGTCGCTGCTCGACGTTCGTGACGGCGATCACCTCACGCGCGGTCGGTTTCGGACCGATGATCCAGTGCGCCGGCACTGTCACGCCGTGCCAGTGGTACAGCGACCATCCGTCGCGCCACGCGAGCGACGGTCCGTCGGCGCAGTGCGGGCGGCACTCCTCGTCGCGGTTGATCACCGTCGGGAAGTCCGACACGAGGCAGAACTTGGCGTGCATGTAGCGTGGACCGCCCTCGATCGCCGCGCGCTCCCACCACTGATACTTGTCGTGTTGGGGCAGGCGCAGGCCGAGGACGTCACGCGCGGCGGTGAGGTAGCTATCGTACTGCGCCCAGAACGCGCCGCCCTGGTACGCCGAGTACCAGCCGGATACCGCTTCGAGCATCGCGGCTGCGGGCGCGCCCGTATCACGCTCGATCTCGAAGGCAATCAGGCGAGCCCATCCTGGCGCCAAGTCGTAGGTGGCGTCGGCGGCGGCGGTGGCGTCGCTGGTGGCGGAGTAGGTGGCGTCGCGGGTGGCGTTGAGGGTGGCGACGTCGGTGGCGACGGCGGTGGCGGAGTAGGTGGCGTCGCGGGTGGCGTTGAGGGTGGCGTTGAGGGTGGCGACGTCGGTGGCGGAGTAGGTGGCGTCGCGGGTGGCGTTGCGGGTGGCGGAGTAGGTGGCGTCGCGGGTGGCGTTGCGGGTGGCGACGTCGGTGGCGGGGTAGGTGGCGTCGCGGGTGGCG